TCAACTCATCATTGGATAAACTATCAAGTTTCTTATTCACAACATCAACAAGTGGTGTGAGAGTAGCATTTGCCAGATCAGAGATTCTTCCAATCTGTTTGCTAATAAACGCCTGAGTGGTTGTCTCATTAAACTGAGTATCTGACTGTTTCATTGTTAAAATGGTCTTAAACTCACTTAACTCACTCATAGGAATAAGCGGATCATCTTTATCAGAACCAACCATTAAAATATCAAGTAAGCCAGATGATTTGAGTGCATCATATCCATTAATAAAGCCTTTATCATCCTCGTCAATCTCAAGATCGGTATATAATTCAATCACGGCACGACAAAACTGCACATATTGAGCAACAGAATTTACTCTAATCTTATCTGTTTTACGATACTTTGTTACTCCGTTATCATCATAAGCTTCCTGTTCAAATGTTGTCTTATCTACAATCAACTGTGCGTAAACTTCTTTCTTAATGAATGATACATAAGGGGTGATTTTGATTTTACTTAATAACTGTTCCCTTAATGTGTTATTTGCCATGTTGTTATACTTTTCTACAAACTCTAAAAGTTTCATATTCCTTTTTCTCCTTTAATCATTTATTGGCGAGAATTTTTCACATTCTCCATTATGTATTTCTTTTTGAATTCGACCTTCTATAGCTTTCTTTAGAAGACTACAATTTCGTTTGTATCTTTTACATCCGATGCAGTGAGATTTAAATTCATCAAACTGTGAAGCATTGTCAAAAACTCCAATGTAGTCAACAGGTCGTATTGTAATTTCTATTCGTGGATTTTCTGAATCATAATAAATCCCTTGTACACGTTCACATAACTGAGTGTCATCAATCCACACTGATTCGCTGTCTGTAATCGCATCGGCAAGACACTTGAAACTATTATTGGCATCTTTGTCTACTCTGTCAAAATAGAAGATACAATCCATATAATAGTGCTGTGATTTGTCATCCGATTTAATCCAGTTTTGTTTTTTTGCTTCTGTCTTTACATATTTTGCGAATTCTTTCTGATATTTAATTGCTTCTGGTTTTTTATATCCTACCGCCATTGGCTTCCCATTTTTTAAAATAGCTCTCCAACCTAAATAGTGGTTGACTGAAGGTGCGATAGGAGATGTTAATTTTAATTCTTGTATATCATTTTCTCCTTTACATAACAAAAGAGCGAATCCAAATGAATCCGCTCTTTCATAATTCTTATATTCAATTGTCATATGTACTTGGTTAATTATTAATAATCATAGGATAAAGTTCCCACTTGGCGTTGGGATATTTTTCAATGTGTTCACAAACTATTTTGTGTACTTCTTCCATATCACCTGCATTCTTGTCAATATGAATTACTTTCCCACCAGTTGCTTCAACTTCTTCACATATCAAATTAAAATATGTTCTCATAAGCAATTCCTCCTATCGCTTAATACAAAATAGTTCATACAAATCCACTTGTAATACATGTGATAGAGAAACTGCGTTGGACAAAAGAATATCAGAAGTATATTCATTTTCCAAATTGGAAATAGCAGTAGTAGACATACCACTTCGTTCTGCTAATTCCGCAATAGACATATTATGTTTATATCTGTATTCTCCAACTTTGTTCTTCATGTATTTAGTATGTATAGAACTATTTTTATTATGCATATAATATAAAAGAAACTTATAAGTTGAATTGATAATTTATTTGATATGCTAGAATTGTTGACACTAAAAATTATCATTCCTTAAATACTCTTGGTATTTTTCAGAAATGAATTTCATACTTTCTTCTGCTTGACCATTCTCCATATTATGATCGCTTAAAAGCTTTTCATAATTCTTGTATGTTTTGAATACATTATTAAAAGCTTCCTTATTCTGTTTCTGACCATTAGAGATGGAAGAACAAAAATCTAAAATATATTTTCGCTTTCTTTCTAGGTTATTATCTAATAACTCAGATTCAATATTCTCTATACCTTTGGACATTTTAGTAATTTCTTTGTATTGCCAATTATCATGTTTTTCCAATATGGCTATTCTTTTGTCAATGGTTTCTTTATCTTCTTCTGCACCAGTTTTAATGCGGAATCTATTTTTAAAATACGATATAATTTCAATAATTTCTTTCGCCCCAAACAAAATTGCAAAAAATCCTAAAATTACCAACACATAATTAATTTGCGCTAAATTTTCTATTGCTTCCATACATACAAATTCCTCCAATCTTTATAATAACTGAATGAATTCAGATGCAGTAACCTTTAATCCATCATCTCCGAATTTTTTCTTTGAAGCAGTGACAAGACCATTTCCATATGTACCTGGATATTCAACTCCATTTGGATCAAAACCATTAAGATATAATAATATCTCAAGCGCAGTAACCATATTCTGTGTTTCTCCTTTTTTAACATAATGAGAGCCAAGTGCTTTCCTAGTTGCAGAACCAAGTTTACCATCTTCAACAAGACCTGCTTTATAATCTAAGTTGATGGCGTGTTGCAATACTCTTACTTTCATCATATTTGTTTCTCCACCAACTAAACCATCGGTAACAATTTTTACACCTGTGAATTTAATAGCTTCACGTTGACCACGTTTTACTAATTTATTTCCAGATGTGACACTCTGGATAGTTGTGATAATTGTATTCTGAGATGTTTTAGAACCATCTGTATATGCAACAATTACATGTTTGCCAGGTGCAACAATAATATCACCACATTCGATATACTCTGATTTACCAAGATATTTTGATGCTTTTAATTCTTTAAATAATCCACTTCCTACTAAAGCACCACCAATGTTGCCAGAATATACAGCAGAAGAAATGACAGGTTTTCCATATGCAACATTTACAGCACATGCTGCTAATTCGGAACAATCAATTTCCACAGGTGTCTTTACATTTGCTACAATCCAATTAACGTTTTTTAATGCGTTATACGATGTAGTCCTGTGTTCCTGACAATAACCAAAATTGTTATTTAATGCAATAGCTTTGGCAGCCGCACCAATCTTAACTGCGTATTTTCTATCGGCACATCTATAAACTCTTGTCTGACCAAAATTATAAATATTTCCACATTTGACTTCTTTGCCAGTCTGATCACCGGCTTTACCTCCGGTTGTTTTACCATATTCGTTTGCAGAAGCCCATGCACATAATACAGCCATAACAAACTCCTCCTTTCAAAATTATTCCTTTGGATTTTTATAAGTAAGAGCAGTAGTAGAATCTCCAATACCTCTAGTCGTAGGATCAGTAATTGCATTAAATAAAGATACTAACGCCATTACAACGACATATGGATTACTTACTGCCTGTACAAACGTTTCCCACACCTTTGACCAAGTTGTTAAGTCGGATGCCTGTAATCCGAAATATGTAAGAATTGGAACTACAACAGAAATAATAACCTGTGCAATAAATAAAATATTCTCTTTGTTAAAACGAACTTTCCAGTTGATTTTGTTCATAAATTTTCCTTTCCATAGGAGAGTAGTAGCGACCTGACTATTGATTACGTAATTGTTCACTCACAGGTATGACATCTACTTTTATGCTCATTGTCTTGAGTAACCTATTTATTCATAATTTTTCCATTTCATATATACTTCTTTAGTATCATTTTTAAGAAAAATCATTACAATAATTTTTCTATCATTTTTAGGACTATAACTTGGATATAAATCAATAGGATATATACCAGAATCAATATAGAATGTTTGCTGATCTCTGTTATATATACGGATAATTTCTTTTTCGTTATAACTCCTTGGTTTTAAATTGCTTTCTATAGTCATTCCTTCTATTCCTCATATAACGTAAAAAATAGGGAACATAAAACCGTTGAATAGTAATTATGTTCCCTATTTATATTTTTCAAAATCACTATTCAACATTACCATCAGTCTTTTCCTCGACTTCCGCAACAATATCATTTTTAACAGATTCATTATCTGTTTTCTTTTCTTTTTTATTTATAGTTTTCTTTACCTGCGCCTTCATAATTGAAGCAATAGATTTCTGATAACTCTCTCCAAAATTATCCTTTTTTGATAAATCAAGTTTGGACAGTTTCTCTTTTGCTTCAATATCAGTTATTCGTCCATCTTCATACGCAGAAGCAATTCTATCAATTTCGTGACAATTATCACTACACCAACAAAAGTACCATGTTGGTTTACTTTTGTCTTCTGGATTACATACTGGGCAAAAACTGTATTTTTTTCGGCATAACATACAGGTTCTCAAATCTTTATTAGCCATTAATCCTCCTTATAAGAGGGCAGTGATTAAACTGCCCAAGCAATCTTATTTAGATATCTTCCTCTTCTTCATCAATGTAGTAAATAGAGAAAAGTTCAGAATCTGTAGAACATGCGTTAAGCATCATAGCTCCTTTGTAATCCATTGTCTGAGAATCACCGCCCTGAAGTGCAAGAGTAAACTCTGGACTTGGCATAAATGATGGAATGTGAATGATTGCAGCTCTAAGAGTTTCTGTATCACATTTATCAACAACTAATGCCTTGAAAAATAACTCATGCGCTTTCGGGAATTTCTTACCAGAGTTGGTAATCTTAGCACCGCTATGAATTGTCTTCTTGTATTTAACGATGTACTGTGTCTCTCCATCTGCTGTTGGTGGAGTTAATACATCGCTCGCAGGTGTATTGTCAGGTTCACCAGATGCATCTGTATGTACAATAGCAAATTCTGTTGCAGTAGCAGAAGTACCTTTTGTATATAATTCTTTACCCATAGAACCTTTTGGGGATAGAGAGTTTACGACAACAGAACCATCTACATAACCAGTAATATCAAGTGTTTCACCTGCCTTTACAAGCTGAATCATCGGCATAACAATACCTTTGTCTTCTGTTGCAATCTCTGCATCTGTGGCTGAGATAGCTTCGACAACTGCAAGATTAAGAAATGCATTAGTTGCAGTTACCTCGCCTTTTTTACCAGTATATTTTCTATATACAAGGTTTCCATCCTTATCATTGATATCAGTAGAATCTGCTGTAATATCAATATTGGCTTCTGTAAGCTGAGTTAAAGCATACAGAGGTGTACCGTTTGCTTTTGCACCGTAACCAAACTGAAGTCTATCAACGATTACGTCACCTAATTTAAATGCCATATTAATTTTCCTCCTTTAAAATTTGTTATTTTTATGCAATAAAAAATGAGCGATTATAAATCACTCATAAAATTAATTAAGTCATTTGGGATATCTTTTGCACTAACCATGCCGCCATAAATACCATGCATAGCTGCAACGCCCTGTTCATATTTCTGTATTCTTTGTACAGAGTCCATGAACTGACATATATTAACTTGTTTTAAATCATCCAACTTGTATTTAAAGCCAGGATGATTTATGCAAGCAGACACAAGAGGTAAGAGAGTGGAAGAGCCTTTCTTGTCTTCGCTCTGTTGTGCCTTCATTCTATCTTCTTGTAACATCCAATGCTTTGTGGTTTTACCTTTTGCCTTTTCTGTTTTCGGATGAACATTCATCATTGTACGAATATATTCCGCAATCTCTAAATATTCATCATCATAAATAAGGATGTTCTTATCTTCGTTAAATAGTGCCAAGTGGTCATATTCTGTATCTTGTTTATTTTTCTTTGCGGGAGTTAACACAAATCCATCAAAATTAAAATCTTTAAAAATCAAATTTAGTGGTTCTTTATCTTGTACAAGTTGATACATTATATAAAATACTTCAATGTCTTTGGTTTTGTTCCAATCCTTGTGAAAAGTATCATATAAGAAAACCCTAATTGATGTTGGGTTATTGAGAAAAGGTGATAAAGATTGATAAAATCTAGTTTCCCCAATTTCAAGAATATCTCCGATTGTTGGTACAGAAATTGTAATATTATTTATGGTATAATCTTCACCAAAATACATTCTTAATTTATCAAAATGATATTCTGATTTTTTATTATTAGATTTATTTTTCTCAGAATCTTGTTCTGCGGCATTTTGTAGATTGTCTAGCGTTTCTAATACATCCATTTAATCACCGCCTAACTCCATAATTGGTGATAGAAGCCTTACCATCAATTGTTTTGTGAATTCCATTAGTATCAACAACTTGGAATACAAGAGTACGAACGAGATAGTTATTATCTGTTGTGGATTCTTTAGAAGATATGAGATGTGTTTGCATTCCAAATATATTTGACCAATTAAATCGCTCTCTTATAATAGAAGCAATAAGATCGTGTCTTGGAACACCAGTTAATTTATCATTTCTGTCATTACCATGAACAAAAATAGTAAATGTAACATTCGTATACTTTAATGTATCCTGATAGCGAGGCATTTCATCAAAAGATACTTGGTAACAGATATAATGTTTTACCTCCGTCTGAGTGTCAGGGATAAACAAATAAGGACGGATATTGGATGTTCCACCGAAATATCTATCCCATTCTCCAAGAGGTTCATACTCTTTTGTATCTTCGTTCCATTCCCAGTTGATATTACCATCATCGTCAAAGAGTTCAGATTCTAATGATTTTTCATTAAGTGCATATAAAAGACATGGATTAAGCATAAGTGCTTTCTCAATCTTTTTCTTATACTGAATATTTTCATCATCAGGAGTTGTCTTATACGCACGAAGTTTGTTTAACAAATCATTCTTTGTAATTAATTTTTCTGCCATAAAACACCTCCTATTCAGTTAATTCTAACGACAAAATTTCAGATTCAATTGTCAAGTTATCCTTAATAATTTCACACTTAATCGACAGTATTTTGCCGATAGTAGAAGCGTCATTAGGAAACTTTACTTTCTTTTGGTTATACTCTGTACCAGCTCGCCATGTTACTTTATCAGTCCAATCTTCATCGTCAATAGAGCAAGTCCATGTAAAGGTTGCATCAGTATATTCAGTTGTGATATCTTCATTAGAATCGTTGAATAGATTCACTGTAAGATTTTTATAAGAGCCACCAACTTTAATAGTTGAAGTAGATGCTGAAATTCTTGCTGTAATAGAAGATGGGGGAGTGGTTGGAGTAGATGGATCTGTTGGGGCAGTACCACCAAAATAGTTAGCCCAAAGACCTGTGATAATACCGTTTTCATCTTTCTCGATGTAATCAGTATTGCTATTGAATGGTTTCTGATATAGAGTAAGTTTTGTCCTTCCTCTGACATTAACTCGTTCAACCTTACTTACCACCCATGTATTAGGTGTCCAATTCTCAATCGAATAGTTTGGAATGTCTACAATGAGCCGTTGATTATTATTATTGTCTTCAGAAACGTAATAGATTGTATCAGATATTTCATTTGTTGGAATGAACAAAAGTTCCTGATTCTGTTGACTTGCGGTCACGTTGTCTACCCAAATTCCTGAGTTGTAACTAGACTGTGATTTTAAAACACACCACATACTTCTCTTATATCTTTTATCTGCTTTAGTCTGAATCCACTGCAAGAGATAATCGCAAGGTAAAATGAAATACTTCTGAAAATCCTGTTCTACGTCTTTCATACATATTAAATGTTTGTGATATAGTCCATCTTTATCTGGGACATCCAAAAACATGCCAACAAAAATATCTACTATTTGATACTTCTTCCTATACTCTTCCATATAGAATAACTCATCATTTTCTGTAAAGTGTTCTTTCTGTTTTGGTCTGAATTGACATTGTAGAGTAGGAGAGTCCTTATCAATAGAACCATACTTACTTACAAGTATCTTTGCATCAATTGGTGTTTTTGTAGTATTTTTATAAGTCATGCCAACATTCATATTTGGTGAATCATCATGTTTCCAATCATATATATAGCATTTTTTACTCTGCTTATCGTTGTCCCAAGTCCAATTCATCATGTCGTCAGATTCTTCCTTATAAATCTGACCAATCGTTTTAGCTCCGTTGTTCTTGGCGTTTGCGACACGCCTAGCTGTTTGTAGACTCGGCATCGCTTGCACCTCCCTCAAACATCTGCTTAATATATCCGTGAGAATCTAAGATTGCCCTACGGAATTTTTTGTAACTAAAATGGTCGCTCTTGAAATTATCCATAGCACCTTGTAAGGTCGCCATAAGAGTTACCATAAGTCCGTTATCATTAAATAAAGTTTTTGTGCCACCTAATTTAAACATAATGTTTTCAAAGAAGACGAGAAATGCTTCATCATCTTCAAATATTTTCTCTTCAATTGTTTTGTCTTTATAGAGCAGTAGTTTGTGAATGTCGCCATGCATTGCACGAACTGCTTCATTGATTTGCTTATCTGTGAAGTTACCATATATGTATTGCATATTAGGACTCCGTTGACGAATATGGTTTAAAAGCAAAACCATAATCACGAATAAGTTTCTGCTGTTCAATTTTCATTTCTTTCAGCAATGCCTTATTTAGTGAAAAATCGTCCTTCAATTTTTTCTCTTCTTTTCCACCGAAAAACTTCACAGTATTTTCCAATGATTTAACTTTCGGTTCAAGCCATTTTATAGCCATACCTTTGCTAAATAGTTCAATAACAAATTCTTCATCAGAATACTCATCAACAGAAGTTGTTAATTCAAATTCAAACTGTTCCATTTCATCATCAAGTTTTAATGTGGAAAATAATCTACGAATAAATGGACTAGAGATAGCAGAGTGTAATCGCCCTGTTAATATTTCATGCAAATCAGACTCTTTTAAAGACAATTCTTTGACATCATCAATTAAATCAAAGTATCTGTCAAATACTTTTTCGTAGGAGATATTCATATAACACCTCCAATATATTATTCAGCAAGTAACTTCAAATCAGTACCACATTCCTCATCAATAATCTTGATTTTATTCATACTGTCAAAAGTTCCTTCTGAAATCATTTCAGAAACCATTGTTGCGATTGTATTTTTGAAACCAGATGGAAGTTTTCTAAACTCTTCACTAAAACGCATAGTAGGAAGATTGATAAGATTTATTAAATCCTCTCTATCATATAAACCATCATATACTTTTTTAACTTCCTGCCAATGTACATTTTCAAGCAGCTCCTCATCCTCAATAATGATATAAGGTGCAAATAAAGACTTCTTACGAACAAGTAAAGCTGAGAGTAAGTCCTGATACTCAATATATCTGAAATCACCCATGTTACTAAACTCATATGTAATCTTTGTCTTATCACCAGTAAATAGAAGAGTACCTGCATACATAGAACGACATGGAATTAAATCATCTGGTTCATACTTCTTAGGTTTCTTAACCTCTGCAACTGTTTCCTTTACTGTATCTTTTTCAACCTTTGCATCTTCTGCCTTTGTTTTTGTGGCAGAAGTAGTTGTAGCTTTCTTCTGATAAGCCATTTATATTTTCTCCTTTCACTCAATCCAAAAAGGACTGCATATCATTTAGATATACAGTCCCAATATTTCTATGAATTACGCACCGATTGTCCAAGTACCAAATCTTGTGTTAGTCATAGTCTTGATACCAAAACGAGACTTGAACTCGTACTCTTTTGTATCATCGGCATTATCACCAGACTCAGATACTTCCTTAGTCTCATCCATTCCCTCATAGTACATCTTAACAAACTTGTCGATGTTAGATGGGAGAATAAGAAGCTTTGTATCGTCTTCAAGGTAACGCTCTACGTCATTCTCTTTAAATGCCTGTGGAAGCTCGATAATCTGAGTACCCTCAAATGTACCAATTCTACCAGTGTTATAAACATCGTTCTTTGCAGCTTCAGAAACCCACTGAATATCTCCAAGATTCTTTAATCCTGCGAGAGCAACCTTTGTACCAACGATAGTAGCAACACCACCTGTAGCAAGCTGAACATCAGAAATAAGCTTTACAAACTTATCATGGTTAGCTGCATTTAACTCACCACGGATATTCCACTTAGCAGGAACAGGAAGAGAAGTACCAGCACTCATAACAGCTTCATGAAGAAGAGTATTGATTAATCTTGTGAAAGCTTCTGCAATCTTATTGATTAACTCACTCCAATCCTCAACGCCCTGAAGGAATCTTGACATTTCCATGTAAACCTTTGCGCCATAAGACTTAACGCTTACACCGAATTCCTTACCAGCACCAAGTCTCTGTCTCTCAATACTGTGATGACCATCAGCAATCTCAGCAACAGTGATAATGCAAGGATCTTTTGTATAGAACTTATTTGTCTGTCCAAGAGCAAGAGTCTTAACCTCTACATACTTCTGGAATACAGGTGAACTTGTCCAACCAGACACAAGAGTATCTTCAACAGTCTCTTCAACAACCTCAAATACGGCTTCTCTTACAGACTGTTTCTTAAATGCCTTTCTTACCTCATTAGGAGTCGGAGTCTCAGAAAGACCTGCCATCTCAATAATTGTCTTACGAATCTTATCATTTGCTTCTTCGATAGAATACTGTTTTACAGTACCTTTTGCTGTGTCAACACACAGACGAGAGAAGTTCTTATATTTTGTCTCATCAAACTTTTCAACGATTACATCGCTCATTTCATTAAATCTTAATCTCTGCATAGTATATTAATCCTCCTTTCTACCGAATTACGCATATACCTGGGCATTCTTATCTACCCAAATACGATAATTTCCATTTGCAGCAACCTCGTAGATATGTCCTACAAAACCATACTCAGTCATACTTGGTTTCTCACCAGTTGTAAGCTTGAAATCCTTGCCATCTACGAATACATATTTTCCAACTTCTAATACAGCATCTGAATTAAATGCCTCTTTAGAAAGTGTGAATCTATCCGTATCCTGAATTTCATACGCACGCATCACTTCATTGGCAGCATTATAAAAATTGCTTTCCTCCTGCATACGAATTGTATATTCCTCATAGATTTTTACAGCAGTCAAGATGAGAACGATTTTGTCACCAATCTGCGGGACTTCTGCCTTGAAAACATCTGATTTTACACGATCACCAATCTTAGCAACGCTTCCGTTATCAATATCTTTAGATTCATTCACTAAGTTATAGTGATGACCAACCTGTGTAGCCTTTAAAAGTGTTGATTCTGCAACACCATGCTTAGTGGCTACGAAATTAGAAAATGTACTAGCCATGTTTAAATTTCCTCCTTAACATTTAAATTTTTGTAATAAAAAAGAACGCCAATTATGACGCTCTTGATTTAATATCCTCATATTGTTGTTTTGAAATTTTTGTCCAAGTTAATTTTGTTCCATCCGGTGTTGCACCACAGTATTCTTTATTTTTGTGAAAATAATTATATAAATTACAATTATAAAAATTTGATGCTTTTGTCATTGATGAAAATACTTCATTCGTTTCATTACACAAAACAGGCTGTCCAGTGGATTCACCTAATTTTGCCGATAACTTACGATGTTTTTCTTTTTGTTCTTTAAATACATATTGACAAATACCTATCTCTTCGCCATATTTTAAACATCTTAAAACAGTTGAATAATCCACATCTAATTGCAAAGCAATATCATTTAAGTCATGATTTCCATTATCCCAAAATTCACAAACTCTTTTAAATGATGGTGTCAATGCATAAATATTGGCTTCATCAAAATTCACATTGCTTAAATTTAATAATTGGGATAATTCAGAATTTAAAATATTTTCAGAAATGTAAGATTGTCGATTTGATAAACCATAATAATTGCAATCAATTCGTATTACCTTAATACCATTTTCTATTGCAATAGACTCTTTATAATTGTCAATACTTTTTACTTCATTAAGCGTTAAATCTGATTTTTGTCTTTCAATAAAATGAAAAGCACCATCCATTTCAATAATGACACTCAATTTTGGAATATAAAAATCAAATCTTTTAGGTTTTATCCATTCTGGACTATATTCTGATATGTAATCAATATTTAACTGATTTAGAATATTCTTCATGAAATTATTTGGATAACTTTTCCATTTACTGCAATATGGACAAATTATTCCTCTAGCAGAAACTTCTTTAAAGGATTGCGTATAAGAATTATTACAATCTGGACATTTCCATTCTGCTTTTCGATGAGAACCATATGAATATTTGTCTGCAAGACTTTCATCCACTAAATATTTTATATATTCAGGATGAATAGTAGAAAATAAATTTTCTTTATTTGTAATGCTTTTTCTATGCTTTTCACCACCAATCAAACTCGCACATATAGGACATTGCTTTGTCTTATTTAACAAATTGTCTGGTGTTGAGTAAAACTTATGTTCCTCACATTCTAAACATTGAAATGCTATTTTAACTCTTGCACCTTTGTATTCTTCTAATGGAATCGCTTTTATATTGTTTTCTATTAATTCTCTTTTTAAATCGTCAGTCGTCTTTTGGTTATATTTAAATAATTTATGACAAACTCCACAATTACATCTCAGAGAAGTATTTGCTACAACATCCCAAACATGGTTTTTATCACATAATACTTTTATTGGTTTTGTCATTCCTTCGTATTTTGTTAATAATCTATAATTTGGATGGACTTTATAAAATTCTTGGGCAAATTCTTCATGGGTTTTTCTTATTCCCATAAATAACCTCCTTTGTTTAGGACAATAAAAATAGACAGGGCAGTAATAGTCCTATCTATTTATTCTCCGTTTATAACAAAAGAGTGGTTGGTAATTATCCAACAAGATCTCTTTATTTACTTTTTAATCAAACAGATCACCATATGGTTTATATGTATCTTCCGTTTCTTTTTCTGCATTAAATGCAACTCTGCTCACATGTTTCTTCTGTGGTGTTTCACCTGCAAAAGAGAATGTCTTATTCTTTTTAACAAGTTTTCCAAGAGTAGCATCAGCCTTCTCAGATAACTCTTCCTTAGAATATTTGTTTACAGAATCCTCAGACATAAGTGCTTTGAACTCATCTGTATCAAGATATTCTGAATATGCTTCGTCATCAAATACAGTCATCTTGTCTGCAAATACTTCAGCAGATTTATATGTGTTTAATTCCTCTATAACAGAAGAGTAGTTGGAACGCATCTCATTAAGAGAAGCATCTTCTTCGTCAGTTACCCATACAGAGTGAACAGCAACTCTATCGCCTACTAATGAGAAATTGTCTCCATCTCTATTGAATGACTGTCTGTAATATTTTCCATTCCAATAATCAGACATAATAAGAGTATTATCTTCATAAACAGTTACGCCATAATAAGCATTATCTGCTTCTCCATACATCTGATTAACAAGATTGTAAAGAGACATAGTAATCTCATCTAATGATAAAGAAAACTCTTTTACAGAACCGTCAGACATTGTTACAGAATATTTTTCTGGATTTACAGATTCATTCTCTGTTACACCTGTATCTGTAGTTTCATCCTGTGTATTTTCATCCTGTGTATTTTCAACTGGATCTTCTTCGGCATTTTCAGTTGTTTCTTCGGAGGTTTCATCGACTGTTTCCTCAGATTCATTCTCTGTTACAGTTACTTCCTCCTCAGTGGTTTCTTCTGTTTCAGTCACCTCTACAGTTTCAGTAACTTCCTCTTCAAATTTTTCCTTTTCCACTTCGATTGTTTCCTCCTTTCCGCTAATATCGTTTTTATTATTGAAACAAGCAGACTCAAGTTTTTCGAGTCGTTCTTGTAAATCAATTAAAGTAGAATCATAGCCTGAAAATAGACTATTATTTTTTGCATTAAAATCAGCAATGTCTAACCTTGCGTTAAGCATCCCTTCGCCAATATCTTTTTTGGTGTCTGGATCTTTGCCAAGTAAAGTCGCACCCATAATAACAACATCAGTTAATTCAAGAATCTTATTTTTCCCAGAATATTCCATCTCGTTAACAGCAAGTTCTACGCTAATCTTTGTTCCATTTTTTCTTTCTATAATTGAAGCTGCATCAGTATAATCAACTGGAATAGCACAATATCCGTATAAAAAGTTATGTCCAGTTTCTTCTTCAACTTCAAAGAATGGTTTATCAGATGTAAAACAACCAACCTGTTTTTCGATATAATTTACCGAGCCATCATCGTTTAATTCCATATCATGTGAAGTGAAATCTTTTAATGTCTCACCAGTTTCTTCATCTTCATATTCCATAAAATTTGCCAATACAGGCTTGTATGCCAATGTTTTTGAAGCTTTCTTTAATGCTTCATCTGTTACGCTAGAATGATTTCTATTCTCGCCAGAATGCATTAACTTGACTTTGCAAAATAGAAGTGATTCATCCTTATAATCAGCGTTTTTATCTACTTCAAATTCGGCAGGTACTTGTACGAAAATTTGATGTCCTGATTTTTCTGCACTAAAATGTGTTGAACGCTTATATTTATTTGAATAAAAATCATATAAATCTTCCATAAATAAAAGACGTTTTGTATTCTTCTTAGCCATTTATCCTCCTTTCCGACAAAATAAAAAGCCGTCTAGGAAGACGACTAAAATGTAAGTATGTTTGTACTTTTTACTTTATTTATATCAACACTATCTGAAAAACTAATTGAAGAATTATTCAGAAATGTGTAGATGTTTTTATTACTAGTTTCCATTTTCTGAAAACCACATTTCACAAGAGCAGAAGCAGTGGTAGCATCTGCTGTGATTAAAAATTTTCCTTCCATTCAACTACTCCTTATTTTCCTGCCTTGGTTGTTTCATTCTTTTCTGCGTCACGAGTTTCCTCTGTTGAGTCTGCAATTTGGTCGTCTTTCTTAGTCTGACCACCACCTTCATTATCACTCGTACCACTTTGCGTATATGAAGATGAGAGAGGAGTAAAGTAATTCATTAATCCTAATGACCTCATCATAAAAGCATTATTAACAACTCTTGAAGGTGAAGAACCATCCAACGTTGCATAATCCATTGTATCTATACCCAACGTAGCTTTATCTTTTCTTTGAGACATCTTTTCATCAAGGTCAAATACAGATACATAATGGAAATAAAATTCAAAATCCTCTGTGATATTTAATTTGACATATCTCTGGATGTTTGCTTCAATTCTTTTTAATAATTCCATAGGGAGCGTCATATCAACTGTAATAGAATGTTTAAGACCAACAGAACCAGATTTTTGACCATTGAATATCATTTCTGAAATTCCAAGAGAAGAGAATAGATTCTTAATTGCCTGTGAATATACATTGGTATCATCAACCTGATTTTTATTACCAAACTCAATTTTTTCAACTTCACATGGAGTCCATGCTGAACCAACAAGACTTGGTAATACTTCATCAATTGCAGCTTGAGTAGCTTGTACAATTTCAAGGTCTACAGCAAAGTCATTTACTTCGCCTGAATTTTCATTCATAGGTATTTTTGATAAGAGAAGAACATAATTTTCAAGTTCTGTTTTAGAACGAATAAGAGCTTCGTAATCAAGCAAATCTAAGAGTGAAACGAATACGGGTAGGAAGTATGGCAATGGTACAACTGGATCATCACCACATATAATACAGATAGTTTTCTCTGGTGGTAATTCAAACCATTTATAGTCATTACCTTTTGATTTATATGTTTCGTAGCCTTCTACAAAAACATCATCCCATAAGCCTTCTTCTGAATCAGTTTCACTACCAGTACCATATAAGAAATCCTTATTGTTACCAGAATCAAAATAAGAGGCATCGAATTTTACAATCCACGTATCCTTTTCAGTACGAGAACCGATTTTATAATATTTTGGATCAAGTGGATGTATAAAGAACGAATCTCCATCATCATAACAAAATCCACAATAAATACCATCTCTTAAACAAGTGGCAATCATTTGTGAACCCATTTCTTTCAGATCCATTTTATCTAATCTGGTACAAAGTTCTTGATATCCTTTAATGTATTCGGATGCATCCTGTGGGGGATTTGCCCAATCGGGAGTATTGTAAGATACGTTATAACTAAAGATAGGAGTGTAAGCATAATATTCTATAATCTTTTTATAGTTATGACTGATACGATATAAGAAAGCAGATATATCACGAAGATTGTCAATATTGGCAAGAGGACTTTTTATGTATGATTGTAATTTTTCTTTTGTGTATTGAGTATATGTCTTCGATGTACCTTTGGATATATTCTGCTGTAAGATACGTTGTAATTCCTGAAAGTTAATCATCTGTGCATACTTCTGAGTAGAAGTAGTCAGCTCATTTTTACGAGTTGGCGATGGTTCTGTCTGTACTGATTTCTTTGCAGAATTATTTGTTTTCTGTGTTGCCATTTATATTTCTGATTTCCTCCTTTCCTTAGTTATAGAATCCCCATTTTTTAGGGCGTTTTGAGACACCGACCATTTTGGTGATGTCGAAATTATTTGTTTTTTTCTTTTGCCTTACCATATCTTGACTTCTTAACTCAAAAAGGGCGTGAGCCATAAGACACATACAATACGATCTATCATCGTGGAGAATATTTTCAAAACCAGGTGCTAAATCATATCTAATATTTCCATTAGATGATTTATACTTGTACATATGAGTAAGCTCTTCTTTCATGGCATCCAATTGTTTTAAACCAATTTCTTCCTCAAGACTTAATTTGTAATTAGTTTCTACAACTTCACCATTTTCTTCTGACAACATAGTTAAATTACCATGATAATCATATTCGGCAGTAAAACTAATCAAATCCTGATCAATCATTTCACATAATTGTGAATACATAATAGATTTATATTTTGAGGGCTCTCTCATACGAATAAGATCTATTGCGTCGGGATATCTTTTTACATAAGGAATTGCATAATCATAATTCGCATCAATTAAACCACGGTGCTCATAATCTTTTTCATTTTTATGTTTATCCTCGTAAAAATTATCAAACAATAGGTCACATATCTGAGTCGCTCCACCTCCAGAACCTGCATCAATGTATATACCATAAATATTTTTATAATCTGGCACACCATATCCGTTATAGCGAACTATAATATCTTGCAACATCCTAACTTGTTCAGGAGTCGTAAGTGGTTTTTTAGTTTCCTTATCAATAAGATTAATACCGTTTACAACGTCTAATAGCCATCCACGCTTATCATCTCTATGTAACTTTCCGATAAGAACAAAGCTGTTATCCCTCTTTTTGGCGGGGTCGAAGCTCAAAATCATGAGAGAATTATCGTCATTGACAAGCATAGGTGGTCTAACCACGCTATTCCTAATTACTTGTGATTTCTTAACAGCAATATCATCACCAAGGTCTGAATCAAATTTATTCTTATACTCACGAGTTGCTTTAGTTGGATTCATCTTCATTTCGGAATCAATTTTTTCTTGAGTAAGAAGAGGCACAGGATAAACCTTACCATTATAAGTTGCATTTAGTATAATTTCGCAATCTATATCTGCACAGAAATAATTTTTATCACCTGCCATTGAGTGCATAGCAGCTTCTTTGTATCTTTTATAAAATACATCATCCATTGAACCTGCCGAACTTGCACATACCACTTGGTTTGGGAAATTTGGTGGGAGTAGTGTTACATCGACATCACCACCAAGAGCGAAGTCACTGTTCTGAGTGACGAATGGGAGAGTAGCAGCGAACATATCTTCAGATACATATGATGCCTCATCGTAAAAATTAAGTCTGCTTCTTCGTCCACGAGATCCATCAAAATTTGAGTTAATGGTAGCAAGAGAGCTGCCTGAATAAAGCTTATAGGAGTAAGATGCGGGATCATGCCGAAATCCCTCACTATTAGCACTTTTTACTAATTCATTTAGGAATACATCAGTAAGCCCAGTAAAAGAAGCTATCTCTTTTTTTGCGATAGATTCTATTTTCTTCATCATACCTATACTTTGTGAGCCTGTACTTGACAATATATAAGCCTCAAACTTGGGCAGTAGCATTGTTTTAGCCATCAAGAATGGACTACCTAATGTGGTTTTACCAGCACTTCGACTCATACACCAAACAACATTTGGGGTTATCCAAGACATCATAAATACATACTTTTGATAGTCAAGAAATTCTATGCCGTAGAACCTTTCACAAAATTTCACAGGACATTTTCTACCCCATTGAATTATTTCTGAAAGCTTTTTCATGCCTTCAAGTTTCATTTCAGATATATCATAATAAGTAGGCTTTTTAAAAAATGTAAAATTTTTGGGAGTAAATTCTTGAATAGAATCACCCATAAGGACGATTTTTTCATTATTAGTCATTTTCAATCACCTGACCTTCTGAATCTACCAATCCTTTTTCTTGTAAAAATTCTTTCAAATCTTTATTTTCCTTTTTTAATAACCTACTAAATTCAACAGCATTATCTCTTTCTTTTTGTAACTTAAATAGTATCTCTTTTTGATGAACAACTTCTTTTTCCCAATCATTCTCATCTGGGTTAAGCTGCTTCAACTGATTTTGATGATTACGAGTCATAATATCTTCAATAGCAATATTTGTTTCGTAATCAAAAGTATTTACTTCTGAACCATCTAAATCCATTTCTTGTAATTCTTTTATAATTCCAGAAAGAGTACCCGCACCCTTACTTTTCCTATTATTATTATTTTCAGATATTCCGTTATCCTTTGCTAATGCAAGAGCAGAAGACAACATGTCCTTTTTGGTTTGGGTTAATGATTTAACAGTTGCAATCATTTCAGGGTGCGATTGTAACTGTTTCGTATATTGAGCCAATGTATCGTTGATATGCTTTACATCTTTGAATGTTTGGACAATTTCAATTACAGCTTCAAGTTTAAATCCATCATCCTTTAATGAATCATCGAAGTAATTAACAAGCTTACTGTATAACAGAGGTTTGTCTTCTTCCTCTTCATAAATAAACGGATCATAACCAAGCATCCTTAAAACACTACGCTTATTTTTTACATACATATCCTCAATGTCTTCTGATACTTCTTGAGTTTTGTTTTCAAAGTTTTCTGCAATAACTGTTGTTACATCATTGACGTTCTGTTCACCGAAATCGGATTGTTCATAAGTCATTCCAAAATACTGTGGAAGACTCTGGAGGCAAGTAATCATTTGGCTATATCCAGTACCACGCTTCTTGCCACTCACCTCATTCGTAATAGCACTACAAGAGTTATCATATAAATCTTCTAAAAATGGTAAATCAGCTTTTTTCATTGCCTCAATAACAGTCTCTCTTGTTTCGTGTGTTTCTTTGGTTTTTTCATCATATCCTGTTCCTATTTTATAAAGACATTCTTTACAAACAGGAATAAGACCTGATGCATTTTTTGGACTCTTATAAAATTTATCACGCCCTTTGAATTTTCCGCATTCATGGCAATAAGCACCATCTTTTATTTTTTGATACTCATTGACCAATTTTTTATAAGCAGAGCGACATTGTGTAACAGTCATCTTGCTTACATCTTCGATTTCATATTCTTTGACTCTTGGCACAAAGTCACTTCCTTTCTTTCCAATAAAATAGAAGAGTAAGTTTAAGCAACCGACTCTTCTTCATAATATTTCCATATAAAATTATGACTTGTGGTAGTTCTTCCTTTACAATTATTAATAATTGTACCTCTATCATAACCTAATTCATTATGTATATCAGTTATTGAATTCCATATTTTTATAACATTCATATCTAAATCATATTGAATAATTTTTTTCTTAATATGAGACATTTGTTTTTCTCTTTTTAATAAACCTTCTTTTTCTCCATTTTCATATAAATATGCCTTATTTTTATACTTAAATATAAAATTATGTATAGACCTTCTTTCGCCAATACAACATAGATATATATCATATGTTCTAAGATTTGATATTAATGATTCATCATAAATACTTTTAGAAGAACGAATATAATTACCATTTGAATCAAACACATCAACAGGTTCACAATATATATTTGCTTTACTTTTATATTTAAGCAATATTTCATTTAACTTATCAATATCTTTATCATATAACCAAATGCTATTTTCATAATAATCTTTTTGGAAATCACAACACTTGAAAATGGCGTTGTTTCTATAATTTGATGCATTTAATTCATCAAATGTCCATATTTTCAGCAAATCTCCTTTAAAATTATATTGATGATATTTTGTATATTTGTGATAAACGTCAGAATTTAATGAATAAGAAGACGTTTCTAAATTCTTATAGTCTTCTTCATAAAACCATAAACTGTCATAAGCAAAATGACTTTCTGAATTTAGAGCAGTGTATATTCCTGCAATAGAAAGATTTAATGTTTTACCTGCCTTATTCTTGGAATCCCAATTTACAATTGAATTGTCTAACAAATTAATTTGAACAAGCGGTCTTTTTAAAGCATTGTGTGCCTGAGATAATTTTTCTCTTGCTTTAGGATTCTTCATTCTATCTTTTTGAAGTTTACTCATTTTTTCAATATTTTCTTCTGTATGAGTATATCCCAAACCGCCAGTTCCACCTTCGTTCATGTTGTATCCGTTTTTAAATGAATCATAATATCTTACCCAATAACGCTCTCTTTGGTATGCTATATCATCATTTTTGCATTTTTCTACAATTTCAAATATAAAATTTTCTTCACCATATTTATTCCATGCTCTTTGAAGATGTTTATTGTGGTGAACACCTTTATTTAAATCTTTTCTATGCTCATCCCATCTAACATAAATATTATCAGATTTTCCAATATATTTTTTATTATTCAATTTGTTGGTTATTGAATAAACTCCACATATTATCTCATAATCTTTAGGTGTAAATCTTTTACTCATAACATTTCTCGCTTTCCACCCGCAAAACCAATTAAAATAGGGTGAGAGAGTAGTACGAGTATCTACTATACCTAAGATGATCAGTCAAAGGGTTCTCACTCCATAATTCCAACTACCTGCCATCGAAACAGTAACAATCCTCTCATAGTTGGCTATATATTTATTCTCTTTTTAAATACAAAAAGAGACCAGTATTATTACTGATCTCTTTCAAATAATCTTTACAATATTTTTTACAAGTTGTCACGTAATTCTTTTGCTTTGTCTGCAATCCATGTTCCAGGAAAAGCGTTCATTATTTCTCCCAATAAACCATATGCAGTTGCAGAATTAGAAATTTCTCCATCTTCAATTTTTTCAATAATTTCTTCGGCAGAAGCCATATCTGTAAAATTCCACGCCATAATATTCACCTCCATATAACAATTATTGCATGTTAGATAAACAAAAGCAACATAGAATTATATTGAAAGTGCATTTATTTAGAACGCCGTGTTAGGGATTCGAACCCCAAAGACTTTTACATCCAGACTGTTTTCAAGACAGCACCCTCGACCAATCGGACACACGGCATGAGCGTAGTATATAGGACTCGAACCTATGCACCGAATAAACGATGACCTCTGATTAGCAATCAGGTGCAATGCCAACTCTGCCAATACTACATAACAAAAAGAGCCACTTCCAAAGGAAATGACTCTTTCTTAAAAAATTATCTTTCTCTAAACTAAATGAAACTATTTTCATTACGACTTTATCAGAATAATCTGCGTAGTTGTTGCCTACGGATAATTTGATAGGGCGGTAGTAAGTGTTGAGCTTACACACCTAAGTTTCGTATGCATCCAAAAAATAGGTTTTTACATCAGGTTTACCGTACGAAAAGATTTCGGTGAGAGTCGAACTCACGCCCTCGGAGTTGCAGTCCGATGCCTTGACCAACTTGGCTGCGAAATCATAAATAGAGCATAACGGACTCGAACCGATACTCATGGAATGAAAATCCATTGTCTTACCTTTTGACTAATGCCCCATATTTTGGGTGGAAGAGTACCACCCATTATAAATTACTCAGACCAAACAAGATCTGTTGTGTAAGCCAATGTATTAATCGGAGTAAATTCTGTTACCTTGTAAGAAGCTAAAAGCTCAATACATTTCTTCTCTAATTCATCTTTATTTTCTGTAGAATATTCAACAGTTTCATATTCGCCAGTCCCAACCAATGTAGTAACTTCTTTTACTTCATGGGTATCTTCATCGGTTACAGTTTCTTTCTGTTCTTTCATAATTTCCTGCTTTACAGTAAGATAACGATACATTCCTGTTTTGGAATCTTTAATAAGAATTTTATACATAGTCAGCCTCCTTACAGTACAACAGATGTTTCAGCTTCAAAATCATTTGCCAACGCTCTGATTTCTGTTAATTTTGTTGTGATTGCAGTTTTCACTTTTTCCAAGAAAAGAACTGCCATTGCCTGTCCTAATTTTTCAGGAGTATTAAACACTGTACCAAGAGAAGCAGTAGGAATTTTATTTATGTCAATAGAAAGTGTAATAGATAAATTCTCATCGAGAGTGTACTTTTTATTTACTAAATCAGAAATTGTGACCTTTTCAATAGTAGAACCGTCTGGCTCATCAGTAACAATCACAGGAATTCCTGTATCTGAAAGTTTCAAATTTCCAGAGAAGTCAATCTGGCTATATTCGATATATCTTACGAAATTATGTAACTGATTTTTCTCTGTATCAGCATCTCTTATACTATCACCCAATTCTTCAACATTTAAACTTACTGTAATTACATCTTCGTTAATTTCTGTTTTCTGTGCTAATTTCATTATTCAGTTTCCTCCTCACTTAATAAGTTATAAAATTCTTTTAATCCGCAAATCATATTTTTAATGGTAGACTTTGACAAATTACACTGTAATTGTGGTAAATTCATATCTGTATCATTTACTTTAAAAACAAGACAATTGTTATCAAAATCAATACTCATACTTGCTTTTGTCTGATTTCCAATAAGCATCTGTAAAGCTTTTAAAGTTTTGCCATTATCACTTGTAATACTTAATACGTCACCAATTTCTAAGTCGTTTTCAGTAACCTGTAAATAAGCCATTATATGTGCACTCCTTTCTTTTATTTTCTTAGCTTCCTTTTATTCTAACTGAGGTAATAGGATTTGAACCTACGAATACAGGAGTCAAATTCCTGTGCCTTACCACTTGGCGATACCCCAATAATCAGCATAAAGCACTAACTAGCTGATATTGCACTGTACACATGCAGTTTTAAATTAGAAAACTTTCGCAATCCATTCATGCTTATTGATTATTCTCCACATATTTTCAGTCTTTGGAGCAAAGACCAGTTGATAAGGTTTTGCATCTCTTATCCAATAGACCGCCCAGCAGTCATTCACTAATGGTTCTCATTAACGCAGAGAAGCACGATAGATATACCGCATTAAGGTTTCGTGCGCACTAGAGTTGCTATAAAGTCAGCTCTACCAAAATACAGTAGCAGGTCTTACAATGCTACATGAATAGCAAATGCCAAGATATGACATGGTGTGCCTCGAAGAGGGCTATTAAGAATCTAGCTTCGATATTTGGACACTATATTATTCTCTGTTTTGTCGCCCACTTAAGGGTTCTTTTATTTGTTCTCTTGTTTGGAATATTTTGACATGAATTGTCATGATATGATATAATGGCTAGAACAAGCAAATAATCCAACATTTTAATTTGGCTAGATTGAGATGGTTAGGCGGTTTGAGTCACATCAGAACAGTGATGTTCTGTTTATATAGATATCCTCGTGACATCATGTAGGAAATACTTACAAAGGAGGATATAACGTGACGTTTATTGAATTATTAATCTTTACGATTGTAACTGGCATCGTAAGTGGCGTACTTGCTACATACTTAGTCAGATTTTTCGATAGACACAAAAATGACCGCCACTCGCCAAAGCACGGTCATTAATGTGTTAAGTATTAAATTTATTTAGCCTTTATTGATTTTACATTTGGCTCAACCGTCTAACGGATATTTGCTTGTTTTCTTTAGAAATTATTCTATCACAGTTTTGTGTTGAGTGCAAGGGGGAATTAGACGAAGTGTTAGACGAAAGCTTCATCGGGATTGCTTAAATACCTTCTTTTTCAGCTTCTTTCTGTAATTCTTGTTGTTTAAACTTTAGAATTTTTAATTTTTCCCTTAAATCAGCCTTAGAAGCAGGACGTACATAGCTTTGTGAAGTTACTGAAGTTGATTTGTGATTCGCCCATTGTGATGCAAGATTTAAATCACCAGTATCTTCATATATTTTATTGATCGCCGTCTTCCTGATGCAATGACAATGAAAGTCCTCTAAGCCAATAATTCTACCGATTTTTCTCATTCGATCGTGAATCATACCTTGTGTCCAAGGAATCCATTTGTCCTTATATTTATGAATAAATAGAGCATCGCATTCAAGATGGTCATAATCATTTGTTCTCATAGATAACCATGTTTCAAGCATATCCTTACAGGTACTGTCAAAGGAGACTTCTACACGGTATCCTTCCTTCTCACGTATTGACTCAAATACCATATTGTCTAAGTCAAGAGAAGATACAGTAAGTTTCTCCAAAGCACCAATTCTATTAGCGGAGAAGAGTGCGATTTCAAATAATAACTGATCTTGTATTGTCCATTTGTTATTCTCTGTCTTATATAAATCTGCTCTAATAGCTGCAATCTGCTCATCATTTAAAAAGTAATGATTAAGAATCTGTTCTTCGTTTGCTTTTTTCATTCTATCAAGCTTACCATCAAAAGGATGATATTTAACAAATCCACGCTTCATAGACCAAATATAGAATGAACTTACAGCAGAAATTTTCATATTGATTATCTTCTTATGATTCATTAATGTTTCCTGACAGAAAAGCATATATGCTTCCATAATATCAACGGCATTTTCCATGAATTCATCAGAATATAAATCTAATTCACCATAATTTTCTCCTAACCACATGAGGAAGTGTCGAAACAATCCTTTATATCTCTTGTATGTAGTATCTTTTACATCACGATTTTTGATGATATTAGATTGTAAATATTTTTCATATTTCTTCCAATTCTCTTCATAAATAAATTTCTCTTTATCAGGAGTGAAATATTTCACCCTTGTTATTTTCTCTTTTGACAATATTTCAGCCTCCTTTTTTAGTTAATTATTTTATTAGTGGGCAGGGTGTGATTTGAACACACAATGTTTACCATGTAGGTCACGGTTTTACAGACCGCTTGCTTCAGCCATTTGCATACCTACCCATATAAAAAGAGTGTGCAGCATACACCACACACTCCAAGTTCAAATGTTATTTGAAATCAGCAAATTTGTCTCTTAAACACTTACACACTGATTCTTCTATAACATATCCTATAATCTAAAATCTAAAATCCAAAAGCCTTTAACATCTTCTGAATATCTTCATGACTTAACTCATCGCTAGAGTAGTAAGAATAACTCATATAAGAGTCGCCATCTGACTTACTAGCAGTAAATCCGTGAGTATTTCCATATTCGTCTTCAGAAGTATGTAAATAAGTCTCATCATGCACATGGCAGTTCTTACAATCACCATCGCAGTCATCTTCCTGACCAAACAGAATAACTTCCTTATCCTCATTTACACAATAATCAATGATATTCTGCTCGATATCACCATCCATATCAATATAGAAAATATCTGTTTTATCAAGAACACCAAAGTCCTCAATAGGAACAACAGTGATTACACCACCATCATCAACAGATACTAAATATTCGTCTATATTCATATAATCAACAAGATCAATCTCTTTAATACTTGTCTCGTCAAGTCTAATAAGATTATCCAAAATATACTCAGCAATTTCTTTATTTACAATTACACCAACTGTTTTATCAGTATGATATAATCTATTGATATAAATAGAGATAATGTCATCAACCTTATCCTCAAGATCAATCATCTGAATGTCTTCATATTTATTTTTCTTCAAATATTTCACAACCTTTCAGATTATGCATTCTTAACTGCATCTTTAAAAGCTTTACCTGCTTTAAATTTAGGTGATTTCGATGCTTCGATATGAAGTGATTCGCCTGTAAGTGGATTTCTACCTTCTCTTGCAGCTCTTTCAACAGTCTCAAATGTACCAAAACCTACTAACTGAACACGTTCACCAGCAACAACAGCATCCTGAATTGCTTTAATTGTTGCATCTACAAAAATCGCTGTATCCTTTACAGTTACGCCATCTAATGTCTCTGATACTGTATCTTTAATTACTTTTACTAAATCTGTCTTGTTCATTTTTAATTTTCTCCTTTATTTTCCTTTAATATTTTTTGTAATATAAAAGAGGGTAGCGTCCATATAAGGTACACTCCCTCTGATAGTAGTTTCGTCAGCCAAAAATAATATATTAATTGTAGTTGTGAATATCTGCTTCCACAATTACTCCAAACTGAGCCGAACAGTGGACTACAATTGTTATTTAATTTAATTTAAATACATATTCAGCCGTTCTACCTTGTCCTTGTTCAAATTCAAACATTGAGCAAGAAGCATTTGATGCTGCATTTAATGTCATAGCATATGGATCAATACCAATTACTGAGCCAACAGATAATACTGCTGAATCCATCCCAATCTCTTTAAGAGCATCATGGTGAATGTGTCCAGAAATTGTATAATCAATATGAATACCATATGTGCGTGACATTTCTAATAAATTAATTTTTAGATTTTTCTTCTCACCGTGCAATCCAACAACACAGTATGTAGACATCATTGAGTAAGTCATTCCTGTTGGATTTTCGAGTATTGCGATATTCTCATTATCTCTCAATCGTTCTTTAATAAGAGCCATCATAATTTTGCTAACATTTTCATCTGGAAATGTATTCTTTTTTCCATCCAATAGTCTTAACTGATTATGATTTGAATCAAAAACCATCTGAAATTTTATTGACACATATTTGCTTAATTCATTCAACCAATTTGCTAAATAATCTGCATAACGAATACTAGACTCAATTACGCCATATCTTAATCTCATAAGCTGAGACATTCTGAGACATCCATCAATGCCATCTCCAAGTTCAATAATTGACAATTCAGTAATTCCAAGTTCCTCGATTTTGTCCACAACCTTATTAAATAAAATTGTCATTCTTTCCTCAAATATCTCAGGAGAGTACGCATTTATAATTCCATTATAAAAATCTTTGATTTCAAATTCACAACCATAGTGGCAATCGCTAATGGCAAGTATCCAAGACTTTTTATTTGTTGTTGGCTGAATACGAATAGGAGACGATAACTGTGGCAAAGATAAAATTGTTTCGCTGATTTTCTCAGCGATCATTTCATCTCTAGCATCTTCTCTAAGCCATTTATTATATTCAATCTTTTCACTCTGGATTTTCTTTCGTTCTTTTTCAAGTTCTCTCTGAGCTAACTGTATTTCTTTTAACTGTGCATCGGAATCAACAAACTTAGACTGATTTGCATTTAACATCTTCTTAAATGCTTGGAACTTCTTTCTGTATGTACTTTCCCCAAAATCATTTCCAGTAAGTTCATTAATTATATTCGCCACATCATTCCAAGAACCTATCTGGTCTTTATCTTCGCATATCCTATAGATAAGTTCCTCATCTGTTTCGTTCTCGAATCTTTTATAGGTGCTAATTGTATCCACCTACTTTCTATTCAGCAGATTCAGACTCTTCATCTGGAAGCTCAATACTAATTTTAATATCAAAAATAGTAGTACCTTCTGGTAACATTTCAGCGATACGATCTACAATAGAGCCTTCATCATCAACGAAAACTCCGTTTTCAATTCGTACACCACTTGCTGTAATATTCTTTTTAGCTGCACTAACAATTGCTTTCTTAATCTTACTATCTACCATAATCCTTTAAATCCTCCATAAAATTAAAAATTCCCACCAGAACGTTTTCTGCCAGGATTATAATACATTTGTTTGCTTTTATTCTGTTTTACTTTGATATACTCACGAATCTTCCTAATATAATTTTCATCATAGCTTAATCTAGCATGTGACTCCAAATAATAACATCCACAACGAGTAGGAATTTTATTTGATATCACATTGTCTATAAGTTTATATGATGGATTAAGATTTTTCATATGAGTATGTTTTTCTGTATCTTCTTTTCTACAGATACGAAAGCCATTTTCGGTCTTGTCTATATAAAAACCTTTATATTCAATTCTATTTTTCATAGGCAGAACCTACTTAACATACTTATCTTCGATGTAACGCTTTTTAGCAACACCTTTAGTACGATAATAACCGACTGGATATCCATTTTTGTCGATATATCCTCGTCTTGTGTTTCTGATTACACCTTCGGATAATAGCTTTTCAATTTCATTTTTTGAAATGTACTTAATAATTTTCACTTCTTTCTTGATTTATTTCCTACAAAGTAGGATAGTAGTTGGAAATGTAGGATTTGAACCCACGACCTCCTGAACCCAAATCAGGCGTTCTAACCAAACTGAACTAATTCCCAAAATAAAAAATCCCATACCGAAGTATGAGATCCTTACTTAATATGAGCTGAGATATTTGACTCAATACACTAACATCTACTGTGGTTGGACACAGTTTATCACACAAGCGATTAGCTTGTAGTTAGCAACAACACCAATTTTGACATAACTGGCAAACTCTTACTATGAAGTATTATAGATTTTCTTTCATCACATCGCCTCTTGCGGAGTTCAGAGAGTGCGAATCTCTTACGGTTGCAATTACTTGTACTTTCTTACATAACACTTTGCGAGTGTCATATATGTCCATATTACAGGACAATAAGTTGTTTTTCTCTTCATAGTCATACACACTTTTGCTGTTTTGTAATCTTCTTTAATATTATTTACCTAAAATAATTTGATTTCCTTCAAAAGTATGTACTTACATATGGACGATGAGGTGTACATTTGACCATCCGTGCCTTTTGAGCACAGCCCAATCATCACCATCCTGCTCGGATTGCGATCTCCTTACTTTTTGATTCCATCCCTGTTTTTCAACTTAAGAGATATTACCAAAATCCTACTAGCAGTTACACTTGCGGTATTCCCACCAATAGTACACAAATCATACCCACATTTCTGTGTTACTACAGTGCCTATTTCAAGACACCCACCAGTCAACCATATTCGCCAACAGTTGTCCTTGAATAGAAGGTTGGGCGTAGATTTTATGTGTTTTCCGTCAAGCTGTATTGCTACAGTCGCAGCCTTATAATACGATAAGAGCCACTTTATACATGTCACCATGCTTATCTTAGAATTTTCATCCTCTGATCCGAAACCGACCAGTTCCCACATAAAATGGGAGAGTTGCTGAAGCACAAGGAGTCGAACCTGTTATTTCATGAAAATGAGTCATGTGTGATAATCCGTTTCACTCGCCAGCAATAATATATTTAGAGAATAATCGGCAACCATGCTGCAAGAATTGTAGCACAATCACCGACACATATAAGAAGAGTAGTACAATATGAATATGTACCAATCTTAGAAATGATTTTTAGAATTGTTCTGTTTGAAAACGCCTCGAATCGTTCCCCATAGGTTTGATTCCTATATATCTTCCACAGAAATGCATGGTACAGTCTCGCTTGCTGAACTTAACTGGTTTTGCACACCATACACAAGTTTTTCATATGGCTTCACAGCAACTAATTTATAGTCATATGTTAGACGAAATATTATAATGCCTTTCGACAATTATATATTCTCTGTTTTATCAGCCAAGAAAAGCTGATTTCATTGTTTTATATTCGGGGCAGATAATGATACGTCTGCCCCTAGTATACTTTTTAAACTTGCAAGCCCTTATTTATTACACGCATTGGCAATGGCGTGGGAGTTTACTAACGCAACTCTGCGGTTTCTTCCCTCCATATTACGGACGTTAAGTTGAACGCTAAAAGCCTTGATTTTACTATGTTTTTGGTAAAATTGCACAATTAGTTGCCGAAAAAATTATACACATTTATCACTATTGAAACTTAGCATAAACTTTTCTTTGTTGGTTTTATACAATAGATTGAGAATTTTTCTTGTATATTTTTCAGGCGAATACTTCCTCCTTTTAGATGCCCCCTCTTCATTGCTTAAACCAAGTGCTATCTCAATCAGTCTATTTATTGTAATTATATTACCTATTTTAATTTTCTTTATTGATTCAGTTACTTCTTTTGATTTTTCACAAATCTGTTTATTATACTCTTCATCATCATCTATATATTTTAATTTTGTATTTTTTACAAAAGAGTCATATTCCTGAACTAATTGCATAATTTTTGTCATTTGTTTATCATTAGCCTTCCCCTTCATTTTAATAAAAAAAGATTCGGTTGATAATGTATCCGAAGTAGAGGCGTTTTGAATTTTATTTATCCAATCTTCAAGCCAATTCATAGGACATAACAATTCTCTATTAATACGACTTTTAAGTTTGTTTTTTGATTCATCAACTTCCTCTTGCGGAAGTTCTTTACCATCTTTGGTATATTTAATTTCTCTTGTGTATTTCATAAACTCAGGGAAATCGTGTTTCTTATACTTTGGTTTACCAGATTCAGTATAACCGACAATCTTTTTAATACTCATACAAGAGAGTTTGCTAATTCTATCAATTTCCTTATTACCATCAATTTCATATTCTCTTTTACATCCATCAATAATAACCTGTGCAAGAACAGACAAAATGATAAAATTATCATAGAGTTCTTTAAGTTTTTTCTCATCAGGACTATCTTTTTGTAATTCTGTCCAATAATAGGTCATTGCCAACTGAGCCAAATTACTTGAATATCCGATTCCCATACGTGATTTTGAAAACTTATTATCCATAGCAGCATAATCTTTTTTTGTGTTATTGTAGGTAATACCAGACTCTTGTAATGCATTTACGATAGTATAAAAATCTCTATAACATCTTTCTGCACATTTGACAATTGTTGATTGATTTGTGACAAGCATAAAATCCGAGTCTTCATCCATCCCATTTGCTCTATCTTGGATATCCGTATGAATACAATTAACTGCTATGATATTTTTACTAAATGCAAAATACTTATCCATTTTTTCTGAATAGACATTATGCAAATAACATATATTATTTGGGGAATTATGTGGGTTTCTAAACGCTGCAAGATATTCATTGTTATCGAAACGTTTAGTATAACACTGAATACAATTATATTCTTGAGAAAGTGTTGGATCTTTTTCAAAATCTTCACCAACAGAATAGAGCAGAAGTGCATAAGGATTACCACATACAGTCAAATTATCACCATTGACCATAATTTTTCCTTTTCTCATTCTGTATACATAATCAAAGATAATTTTCTTTTTTTCTTCTCTAAAAAATGTACTATTTCCAAACTCATGATTTTGAGCATATAAATCGGCAAGCATCTCATAATGATTTACCTCATTTGCATTCTTTCTAAGAAACTTTTCAAATTCATCATTGTCACGTTTAAGTAATTCAACATAATCAATACTAATCTGAGCAATGTCTTTTACATCGTCCTTCGTACATGGAAGAGTATTTATCATTTGGTAACTCAACTGCTGATATTGTCCTAATTTACTTGGATGATCAGTTTTAACAATGCCCCATATATCACCATCTCCATGAATTCTTTTGCACCAATACTCATATGCTTCAGTAATATTACTACCCATGAGGTCTTGAAATTTCTTCCATTTAATCGCATTATCAGTAGTTATCATTTTAATGTCTTTCAGATAATGACATTTACCAAACATATCTTGAATCTGATATGTATCATAATCATATCCATTTTTCTCGCACCAGTCTTTAAAGAACTTTTGAATATAGCTCTTAAAAGCACATGCCTTAAAAAGATGATTTCTGAGCAAAGCCATTCCATTGACATACGATGGTAAGCAAAGGTAATTAGAATCAGCTTCGATTAGTGCCATACCATCCCAAATTGTATTTTTTACTTGACGTTTTTCTTCGGATACAACACATTTTTTACGTTTTTCAATTACCTTTTCATTTTTATTAGTTTCTTTATTTTTCTTTTTGACTTCTACTTCGTATTCTTCTGCCTTAACAACTTTTGTCATTGTTTCAAAAAAGGAATCCTGATCTTTGAGAATTAGAATATCCTCAACAGGTATATGAAGTGTACCAATAATTGTAGATGTGGTAAGTGGAGCATAAGCTGACATTTCAACGATTTTCGCATTATCATGACTCATTTTTTTTCCAAGTCCAATTGTTAGCCAATCATATGCAATGTCATATAATTTACTATTTATGAAAATAACTTGTCCAAGTTTAGCTTTGGCACTTGTACGAAAAAGCATCTCATAATGAATTGTTTCTTCTTTAATTGTTCCGTCTCTGCGTTTGCGTTTATATGTAACATTAACACCATTCTCATAAAAATACTCTCGAATTTCATCTCGTGATTTTTCATCATACAAATCTTTTCTATCTTCAACTTTTTGTAGTGCCTGTTTGATACGTTCTTTGGAATCACCATCAATATCATTAAATAACTTTTCTAATCGAGCGTGTTCATTATCATAAGAGCGACTTCCGAATTCATAATCAAGACAAATTATATCTCGTGTACTTTCATTTTTCTTACCAGATTTTCCTTTATAAATATTCAATCCGTTCTTTTGCAAGAAAAAACTAAATAAACTATTGTTAAACATGGCATCAGTATATGTAAAATAATCTCGTGTTCCAAGATTAACATCATACAACATACCAGCACTGATGTTTTTTATCTTAATCCCATATTCACTCATTTATTATTCCATCACCACCTTTTTGAAATTTAAAGCATATTTTTTCAATTCGTCAGTAGACAATTCATCTCTAACCCAATCCCATAATTCCATTACGAAAATATCATATTCAGATATTTTCTCATTATCATCCAATTCATATTTAATTCTGGTATTTTTACCATACCAATAATTAAACACGTTCTCAAATAATAGTGCAGTTAAAAAACACTTGCTTTCATAATCATCAAGTGCAAGATGAATTTCATTCTCTGCATTGGGATATAATTCATTTATTTTTGCATTTTTAACTCTCATCATGTTTTTAACATTTTCTACATCTTCGTCACAATTTACTTTATAAAACATATATCCCTCTGGGATATCAGGAAGATCACCAAGCGCATCCAACTCTGATCCAATTAAATATGTTCCAAAGACTCCGTAATTTTTTGTAATGCAATCAATCAATTCTTTTAAATTCATATAAAATTACCTCCACTTATATATTCTTCAAATGAAATTTCTATTTACTTCACAAAACTAAATAATTCGAATAAGCTTTTCGTGTTTATTTTCTTCATTTCTATCTCTTCCTTCTGTATTCTTTCTGCATTGCTTATCAAAAGCAAAATCTCTAAAAATTCGGTCTGCAACAGAAGGTGCTTTATCTTTTCGAGGGCAATCTGTACAGAAATCATATTCTGTGATTAGTCCACCATATGTATTCTGGTATTTATGGTTCTTTGATGTAATTGTTACGGTTCTGTTCATTAATTAGTTCTCCTTTACTGTTTGAAAATTTATTCATTGCAATCAACTCCTTTGAGTGCTGCGTTTATAGTTTCTATATTTTATTGTTCTCCAAAATCTCTATCTGTTTTTTGATTTCCTCACATGGATCATATTTATCATCAATTCTTTGACCATTCTCATCGTGAATAAAATGCCTATAATCAGCAAACACCTTTGGAGTAGTAGCATATTTTTCTTTGCCATCCTTAATATATTTTTCTCTCTTTATGGGCTGACATTTTACAATTTTGAGTTCTTCTAAAATGTCAATTATGCGACTGATATATCTTTCAGATAGCCCAATATCCTCTGAAATTGTTTTAAAATATCTATAACAACATAGTGGCTTGCCATCCATTCGATTCAAATTGACACGAATATAAGAGAGTACAAGTAGAATATAAGCTGATGATATTCTTGCAGTATCAATTTCTTTATCCTTCAATTCTTCTTTAAAATTTAATATTGCATCTAATTCATCAAAGTAAATGATTCCAAACTTGTCAGGAACATCAAATTTTTCTATATTAAGTTTTACTTGCTGGTATTTGACCGAATTGGTCTTTTCTTTTAGATTTTTCTCAAAATCTGGACACGATTCAAAGTATCCATAATGAGAGAGAAGCAATAGAACTTCATAATATTTCTGATTTATCTTTCCATCTCTGTAATTGGGTTTCAATTTAGACCAGTGGCAAAGTTCTGTTATAGAAAATGCCACTGTGTCGTCAAGTGAACGCCTTGCACAAAGATATGAGAAGATTATTACACGCTTAGATGAGAGATCCTTATCATAAATGATTTCTCGTGGAATTTTTACATAGTTTGGCAAGACGTATCACCTCGCTATGTTAATCTACGTAAAGTTGGCAAGCAATTTTAAGTAAAACATTTCCTTGTTGCATATCATTAACTATAAAGTCAACCTTTGGATAATTCCAATCAGGATGTTCAAGATTATTTTCTTTGAATTTTTTATCTGCCTTTTCCCAATCTTTATAAAAATTAGGAAATGTCTTTGAAAATTCTTTATACATTGGAGTCCATTTAGCGGAACTATTCATGCCACAAATTCGCTTTACCTCCTCTTTGTAATCTTCTACTCTTTTTACAGAAACGTTTTTTCGAGCAATTTTATATTCTTTTTCTTTTTTTTCATATCTGATAATAGACTCCCTTATCTTATCTTGATTACTCTCAAAATATGTAATGATGTCTTTACTAAATGTGATTTTTTTCTTTGAAATATGAATATAATTAAGTAATTCTTTATCTACAGATTCATCAAAAGTTGACTTAATAAAATACGAGTTTCTAAATTCGTTAATTTTCATATCAAAAATTCCATGCTCATATAAATAATATTTAAGATTAGTAGGAGCAAACCCTGGAATATTTAACTCTCTGCATAAACTGCGAATATCAAGAATATCATTGACTTCTGGTGGTTTAAGTTCTGAATTATTTAAGTTATTGACAGTAATTTCATCTTTTTTCTGTTCTTCTAAGATAGAAATTCTCTCAAGCAAATTCTTGATAGCTTTATTGATTTCGTTATTTTCTTCTTTATGTTTTAAATTGTAATTACTAAGATCCAAATGAAGTTTGTTTACTTCTGCTTGAATTTCTTTATTTACAAATTGATTGATAATTCCTGTCTTATTGGTTGTAGACTCATCTACAATTCTTTTGACATCCTGTTCATTTACAATAAGTTTACCCATTAGTTCAATTCCTCCATATCAATTATATTTTTGTTTGTAGTAACACCGATTGTTTCAGCCATTGTTTCACACCAATCATTCACCATATATATAATATTCTCTAAATTTTTTCTTAAAGCTGTATTATCTTTTATAACAGGTAGAATTTTGGAATATCTTAATGGCGATAGAGTAGTAGATAATAACTTTTCTATTTCATTTACAAGAGTTGTAATGTCTTTTGAAATCTCAATAACGTTATAGTCTCCACTTGGATCTAAATTCAAAGTTGCTATATCATTTTTCAATTTTATGTATTCTTCGGATTCTTTTTTATATGATTGCAAAAGACTTTCATTAGATTCATTAGAAGATTTTAATGTACTATTCATAATTTCCAAGTTATTGATTTTCGTCTTTAAGTTAGAAATTTGGGACATAGCTTCTTTATATTTATTCTCTAAATCATAATCAGTTTTATCAATTATTTTTTCTTTGGCAGATTGTGATTTTAGCTGATTTATCTCGTTAATATATTGTTGTATTTGTTTTTGAGTATATTTTTGAGTAACATCTAGTTTAGAAATTAGATCTTCTTGTTCATTCTCAGAAAGAGAAGCAATAACATCTGATGCAACAGTTTTTGAAATTACTCCATCATCAAGCAATTGTTTCATTGGTTCTGTGAGATTTCGCTCTATAGACAAAGCTCTTTTGAGATTTGTTTTTGAAGTCCCAAGTTGATTTGCAATTTCTTCCAAAGATAGCACATGTCCAACTTGGGCTTGTGCTTTTCTATCTCCTCCGTTTCCATATCCACACAGTTTTACATACTCAACTGCAACTTTTCTCTGCTTTTTATCATCATTTTTACTTCTTCCAAAATTAGCAGCAAGTAAAACCTTTAGTTTTTTATCTTCATCAATTAAATCTTCTCTGATTCTAATTGGTACTATTTTTATTCCAAGTTCTTTTGCAGCTTTATAACGCTGATGTCCTGAAATAATAGTCATATCAGGTGAAACAATAATTTCCGAAATGATACCTTCTTCTTTTATAGAATTTTTAAATTCTTCATACTCAGAACCAGAAATATCATCAAAAAATTCGGTATTACGTGGATGCACCTTTAAAATATCAATAGAGACATTCGTTATTTCTTTACCCATTTTCTTTCCTTTCTTCTAAAACATAATTTACAGTTACAATTTGTGAGATGAGAGTGTAATAAGTGATTCAATAGTATATTCTCCATTTGAATTCACAAAAACATTAAAAGTTGCACTTGCATGAAATTGTTAAAAATTCATTTAGGTACATACAGCATGTACCCAAAAGTGAAAATTTACTTCATTTGGGTACATCCCAGCTATCAATTTTGTGCAGTCTATATCTATATAGACTCATATTATCAAGAGAAGAATATTCCGTTTGTATTTCGCTTACGCTACATACAAACTCCATAAATTTTTGGTTGGTTGTTATTGATTGATTTAGGTACATGGTGTTTTGGATTGGTACTTTCATTTGGGTACATATATGATGTACCTATATTATTCCTGATGCTGAAACATATTATTTATTTCCTTTAAGTGAAATAGCATATAACATATTTCTAATATTGAAAACATATATCCAAAATATTCAAGATTTTCTCTTATATAGGGATTTGATAATTTTCTTATAACAGATTTTCTTGTTCTTTTAAATAAAATTGACTTCTTCATAATATCATTCTCCTTCTGAATTATTCTCCGTATTATTCTCTCTTTCCAAATCAACATACTTCTCTTTATAAATATCCTCTACAAAGAATACTGGCAATTTATCATGGTACTTTTCATATAATTCCTCGTCAGGAATATGAGAGTAACATTTACCTATTGGAGTATCTACTGTTCTGATATAATCTTTTACAATAGATTTATTTTCCTTGAATCGCTCATTTATTTTTCCACAAATAGTACAGTAGGTATATAAACCTGTATTAAGATAGGTTTTTCCTATAAATGCGAATCTATATTGGATTAAACATTCTTTATATTGATGTTTGTGCTTTGATTTGCGGTTACTCTTTGAAATATTACTTTCTGTTGATTTGAGATACTTTGGCATTTCGTTTTCTGTAATCATGTTTGATTCCTCCTTTTATATTTTTGGTATTGATTTAGTTGAAGATTGATATTTATATATTCTCTACTTGAGATGTGATTAGTAATGAAATATGTCTACCAAAAATTATTTCTTCCTAACGTCAGAAATACCGTCCCTATCAAGGGACTATTTTTATGCTGTCTCATAAGATATTTGGGATGATATTCTAATTGATAGTTGGTAAATATGTATAGAATTGTAAATTGATATAGTTGTAGAATTGGTGATATTGTACAAATATATGATTCGATTCTCTTTTATTTGACGTTGTAAAATGCCCATAAAAATGATTTTTATTGTGTTGGTGGAGAGCTGCTAGGGTAAGAATTAAAATGGCTTATTTGGGCTAATATGAGCGTCAGAGAGTGTAGTGGTATATTTTTGTATAAAAATAAGACAGACTGAGTAATCAATCTGTCTTAAATAATTAATTTTTATTTAGAATATAACCAACTAGACTCTGGTTTAGCTATGAGACGAGCATTATTATATGCCATATCAAGTGTTAAGCATGTATATCCTTGATAACAATTATCTAATTTTGTAACTGCAAGAGCTAAATCAGGTTTTCCTTCGTCTGTGTCTAAACATAAAGGAAGTAATAATTGGATTTTATCTTCATAACATTGTGGAATTGCTAATTTATAATTTGCTGAAACTCTACGTTTCATTAATTCAACTGCGCCTGTTAAGATACACATTTTATTTTCTTTTTCTAAAAATCCTTTTGGTAATCTTTCTTTATTCTTTTCATCTTCCAAAATATGCTTGAAATGTATGTCTATTGGATAATGCCAATCAAACAATAGAAGAGAAGGATCTTCAAAATAATTGGCTTTTTGAGGACGTTCAGATATTCCATGTTGATTTAATTCATGCCCAGTAAGAAATGATACATTATACTCCTGATCAGAATATGCATATATTGATTCATAATATTTGGTAAAAAGTCCTGTATTAAATAAAGCATAATTATCTTTTCTTATAATTTGTCTTTCTGTTCTAAGACGTTTATAGGTATGAACTAGATAATTAGTTAATATACCATTATTAGGATAAGTCGGATTTGACCAAATTTCTTTATCTGCTTTTTTAGATAAAAGTTCAGTATATTCATTCCAGTTTACATTAAAATGTACCATATGTTCAGCCCCTTTTGTATTCTTAAACGCTTTTGTAAGTATATCATATTTTTGAGATTCTGGAAATGGGAAAGTAGCAGTGTCATCTGGTTTATATAATTCAAACGGGTATGATTCATACTCTGGCAATTCTTGAGGTATATATTCTCCTTGTAAATTATTACAAGCTGTCTGATACGCTTCTTGTGGGGTGCTGGCATATACAAGATAAATATGGTCATAAGGCTCATAACAATATACTGCTGTTGTTGGTATTAAATATGTATTCATTTTGTGTTTTCTCCTTTAAGTTGAATAATTATTTTTTGTATTGGTTATATAGTTATTCTCTTATTGGAGTGGTTTTGTATGCAGTTTTTAAGTACCCCCTGTTGGAAGTGTGGCGAGAGTATGTTTTGAACGATTTTTGGATGAAAAATCGTTATCGGTAAAAGTGCTTATAAATAAGGAAGATTTTGGATTTGTGGGTGAATTTTTGGCGGGATGATGGTTTGATTTTTTGGTTGTAAAGTGGGTGAAATGCTTAATTTTAGTGGGTTTTGACGATATGGAGTACGATAAAGGATAAATTCTATCTGAATGACAGATTTACCTTATTTTTATGGGATTTTTGATAATTAAGAGGAGATAAATTTTTAGAGTTGGTGTATAGAACAACCTGCTATGTACAATCTGATAAAATACAACTATCTTTTTAGTTTTTGCCACCCCCGAACACATGTTTTGTTACGGTTTTTCTACATTTTTCCGTAGGATTGATAATAGAACAAATGTTCGATAAAATCAGATCTGGACTATCTGAGTAGAACATATGTTTGTGTTATATCTGATATAGTTTCAAACTATGTTTTATCGTTTACCATAGCTTTTAACTATATCAAACAGTTTATAATTTAATAACAAAAAAGTGTTGACAAAACACAAACAACATGATATATTATAGTCACAACAAAACAACGACAACATGAACCAACATTACAAAAGTTTTTGTTGACAATCACAATACATTGTGATAACGTATAATCAATTTAATAAGGAAGTAACAACACTTTAAACTACTTTGTTAGCAATCCTTAAAAACAAGTTATTGACAACCACAATAAAATGTGATACAGTAATTACAACAAATAAACAAGCACTCGACAGAAGTTAGTCGTTAAAACTTGAAAGAAGGTGTCATTCACTGAAAGATGTATAATCCAAAAGGGTACTATGTACCTAGTGGATATATGGGTTATGTATCAGTTGAAAAGAGTTATATTCTCTTTTCAACTGAACAAGAATATCTTGAATACATAACCGACTAACTCACACAAATTGTATAGAACTAGTCCCTCAACAAGTCTATTCTATCACAATTCGTAAGTTAATTCCACACCAAAAATATAAACAGTTCTATCCATGTATAGGTACTGTTTGCCATTCCTAGAGTGACAAGCAAAAGACTAGAAGTGTATAGGGTTGCTAAGGGTTTTAATCAAAACGTTTCCCTTATACAAAGCAGTCCAAAAAGGATGAATATAAAATGGTTATATGGTTTTACCTAGAAAAAACCTAGTCCTTCAGCTTATTACTTTCTCATGTAATGCCTTATTGTTACATGGGTAGGACGAACCTACAATATTTTTGTAGGGATAGGGTAGTTCCCTTTAGTGGTATAGGGTTCACGTTCTTAGATTATTTTCTAGGAGTGGTCAATGATAGAACAAGTAACCGACACATATATAAATAACTTACGCTAACAAATAAAAGCGTACTCTTACAAGGTTCAATTAAAAACTTACTTGTAAGAAGAAATACATAAGAGACAGACACAAGTATAAAGTGGCAGGTAGCAGGGTAACACCTGCTATTCTTGGTGTTGGGTAATTCCAATCCACATGACCGTTGTACCTCTGTGTTCTGTATATCAGAGTTATACATAGTTAGAGGAGCAGATCAGCACTACCAGTCTGCTCTTTTATAGTGTGCATAACACTATTACAACAAATACAATAAAACCATGATAGCACCGATTGCGTCAAGTCGGAGAAAGAGGTACTTTATGAAAACATTATCAATCAATTTCTATACAAAGAACATCACAGAAGAGTCTAAGTCTGAACTTATGACAGCAGTACAGCACGAGTCTTGCAACATGAATATTCAGTTACTCGATGATTCCATCGCTAAACTTGAGAAGAAGATTGCTAACGAGAACGACAACTATTCCGATGAAGAAGTACAAGCTTTCCAGGTACAGTTAGATTCTGCAAATGAATCACGGACTAAGTTTGCAGAGACACAGACTGACACATTAGATACATATAATAAAGTTGTTTCTGCTATGTCACAGAAGAATGCTGACCACTTTGGCAACTCTGCTGATGTTGTAAGAACTGTACTTCGTGTACTTGGCTCATGGGATAACTCTAAGCTTGTAAAGTATGCAATTATTCCTGCTTTTGAATCACCTGAACTTTATGAAGCTTTACAGGCAATTCATATTAACTCAAAAGCAGGGGATGACGGAAACCTTGTAATGTCTAAAGAAGTTAAAGAAGCTTATAAAAAGGCAAGCGCAGAACTCGAAACAATTATCAAAACAACTTTCTCTTTGCCTTTTGAAACTCCGTATACAAGCAAAACAAGGGTTAAACTCACCGCAGAGGACAAGAAGCTTCTGAACGATTGCTATATCAAGGGCTTCAGCAACAAGTTTGATGTAGACGATGAGAAAGGAACTGTCTCATTCAAAAAGCGTCAGATCAACACACTTGTCAAAGCGAAAAAGAATCGCAAGACAGGTGAAGTGACTTATGACTATTCAGGACTTGCAAGCACTATCAGCAACATTGTAATTAAGCATTATTTCGCATAATATAAAGCAAAATGTATAGTACGAAAGGCAGAATTTCGGTTCTGCCTTTTAATAGTGTACATTTTAATAAAAGGAGAGTGAGCGCAAATGAAAATGCAAATTAGACGAACACTTGGAAATGAACTTTACCACGGAAAACAATTCCCAATCAATACAGTTGTTTTGCGTAGTGAAAACGGAGTAGAGATTTTCTGCTCTGATTTTAGAATGAGAAAAGGCAAAATTACTGTGCTTATTCATATTCCAGGTAGAAAGAAATTTCTCAAAACTGAAATGCGTAATGAATATACAAAGGCAATGTATGACTATACGCAGCAATTCAAAGACGATTCAAAACGCTTGAATTATAAGCAAATGATGGCACACGATCGAAAACGGAAATGCGGATCTGGTGGCGTGCGTTTAGGGAAATTTTGTGGTCAAGCAACTGACTATGAATGCACGAAAAATCCATTGCATGATTTTAGAAGAGTGTATTGCTAATCACAAGATTTTGTGATAGAATGGAGGTGTAACAACGGAAAGGAGAATAACAAATGATTGTATATAAGAAATTAGATAAATTATTGCAAGATAAAAAAATGCAATGGAAAGATTTATGCGATGCGGGTATATCTGTTAATATGCCTCAAAGATTTTCACAAAATAAAACAATGAATACTGATACTCTAAATAAAGTCTGCGAATATCTCCAAGTCCAACCTTCAGAAATTATGGAATGGATACCTGATGCAGAATATAACAAGGCAAATGAAGAAATTGCCTCAATTGACGCACAAATAGCGGAATTGATGGCAAAGAAAAAAGAATTACAAAAATAAGGAGGATACAACTATGTCAAATAATATAGAGGAAATGCGTCAAAGCATGGCACAAGCAGGAGTATATTCAAAAGCAGATATAGATAAAATCTGCGAACTCGAAAAGCAGTACAGAGAGGAATGCAAAGAGATAGCTGAACAGTGTGAAGCTGAAGGCTATCTAGCAAACGGAAGTAACTATGAACTCCGTTGTGAGAATGCAAGAGCTTATTACGATGAGCAGATTGCATATATAGACGCAAAATATGATGAAGAGTAAAGCGCCAAAAATAATACACCCAACACCAAACAAAGCACCCAATTTTCGGGTGCTATTTTTATACCCAAAAAACAAAAAATAAGGAGGAATTATTATGTATCAGTATACAAACAAAAACGGAGAAACTTTTGGGATCACACATACGGAGAGTAGCACAATGGCTTACATCAATGGTTCATATGTCGCACAGGCAGAAACAGACAGAGAACTTGAGGAAGTTCTTGACCATTTCTCACACACAGATATCAAGAAAACGCTTGATTATACAGGAATTACGAGAGAAGAAAAGACTGCCGATTAAGGCAGCCTATCTTCCTACTTGACATTTAATGCTTTTGCTAAAGTATTACGGAAATCATCATTGTTAAAAACATCAACATCGTTCTCAGTAATATCTAAATCTTGTAATACTTTACATATTGCACGAATAGAAGCAAAACGAGAAAAATCAGTTACAACACGAGCAACATTAATAACGTCTGCATAGGTAACATTTTCCGTTTCCTTCTTATGTACTTTTTCAGTGAGTACACGAAGAAAGTTTTCATCTTCACATTTACACGCTTCCTCAGAAGCTAAAGCTAATTTTGAAATCAATTCGCTTGTTTTAATTTTATCCATAATAAAAGCCTCCTTTGTAAAATAATTATACAAGGGAGCACGTAATAAATCAAGGAGGAAACAACCATGAAACACAAAATTACATATCTTATCATCACATCAGCACTCGTAATGAGTGCTTTTTTAATAGGCAAATCCACAGCACCAAAGCAGATTATAACTAAAACAGCTATCAATTCTATTCAGTTAGAAAAGGCAATTCCATTGTCGGATGTAGCATGTTGGTATGTAAAAGACAGATATATCACGGTTGAATTGAAAGATGTAACACGTCAACTTGACGACAAGGCAAATGCAAGTTATACGGATGTTTTGAAAGATATTCCGAACGAAACAATGACTTACAGAAATAACATGATTGATATATCAAAGATAACTGATTTTACAGCAACGGAAAGTAAATTACAGATATACCTTGAAGATGGATCAGGATATTACTGGGAAAGATAATAAAAGAAAGGGGTGATAATTATGTCAGAAAAAGCAAAAGCAATTCACAATGCATATTGTGACTACGAAGTAGCAAAGGCAAAACAACCGTCACGGATTTATTCGGTACGATCCGAGGTTAAACGGAAACCACAGGGAATTAAAACCCATAACATGAGTAGAGCGATGTTAGCACAGACGTTAGCATCGCTTTTTTAATGCACAGAAGGAGAATAACAAAATGGGAAAGGCAAGATATGACGCAATTCGTATTGCAAAAAAATTATGTTACAGCAAAGAAGTAATTGAAAAAATCAAAATAGCAACATCAGAAAACGAAATAACACGGATTTTGCGCACGGCAAGGGAGGCAGAATAAAATGCAGAAAACAATAATATTTCGTGCCTATAATTGAACTGAAATTGTAGATACAAGACCTGAAGCTGAAATTGCATACTCAAACATGAAGTATGCAGAAGAATGCTATACAAGAGAGCAAAAATTTGCAGAGCAGTTACATAAAAACAAACATCCATTTGCAAAGAAGTTAATGGCTGCTTGCGGATTATTATAAACAAGGAGGTACAGACAGATGATTAAATGTAAAGGCTATTATGTCCCAGATGGATATATGGGATACACGAGGGGAAAGTATCAGCTTTTTGAAACAGAAAAGGCTTATCACGAATATCTTTTAATGGAGGAAGAGATATGAACGGCATGATTGAAGACCAGATAAGAGAAATCAAAGACAACCTTTGTGTAAACTGTGGCGATAGAATTTGTTGTCACGGAATACAGAGTTGCAAAGATGCAAATGAATATATTACGAAAGGAAGTGAAGAAAAATGAAATATATTACTTACGAAGAACCACTAAAAGGCAAAACATTCACAGAAAATCAGATGCATGAAGTTTATAGAGATATGGCAGACAAAAAAGAATATCCAGATTTTGAATGTTGGAAAACAGATATGCTTAAATCTGGTGTATTTAAAGAAGTTTAGCAACTAAACGGCAAGCGAAAGCAAGCCGTTATTTTTATGCAAAAAAAATTAAAACAAGAAAGGTTAAAAAGGTAAAAATTATGTGCAAAATCAATGGAAAGAAATTAGGAGAATTACGGACAAAGGCAGGCGTATCACAGAAGGAACTTGCAAAAGAATTGGGAATGTCTGTGAGTACTGTTCAGAACTACGAGTATGGAAAAAGCGAACCGTCAACAGATATAGCAAATAGAATCTGCATGTTTCTTAAAATCAACCGTGGTGAAATCGAGATACACGATGTTGGATATGATTTTACTCATGGAGAAAGCAAGGTTGTAGGTGCTGCTAGAAAACGTTTAAAAGACAGAAGATATAGAAAACCAAGTCTGGTAAACGCATTTATTTTAGAAAATAAAAAGAAAAGTGAAGAAGAGGAATTAAGCGAAATTGAATCAAAATTAATACCAGGACAGTCAATTATAATTGCAGGAAAGAAATACATTCAAATTGATCCGACACTTATACATATTCCAACATGGCAGAGAGATACAGATTTTGCTACAGCAGAGGAAATTAGTATTAACTTTGACGAAAATCAGTTTGATCCGATTAAAGTGTACATTAAAAATGGAAAATTGTATGTTGCTGATGGTGCACATCGCTTAATTGCTTTTATTCTTAGAAATATCAGTATGAAAAAGCAGTTAATGATTCTTGTTGAAGTCCTCAATTGCGATGAAGAAGAAGCAAGAAAGGTATTTCTTGCACAGAAGAAAGGCAGAAAAACAATGTCAAACAATGACATGTATAGAGCTGCTGTTGAAGAAAATGAGCCTGATTATGTTGCATTTAGAAATATTTGCAAAGCAAATGACATTCAGATTCCATCAGATGAAGAGATTATTGATAATCCAATAGGATCATTAAATCCATCTTCAGTAATGCTTCGTATGGCAAAGAAGGAAAATGAACTGATGAATAAAATTGTTGCATTGATTAAAGACCTTAATTGGACTGGCTCAAGCAAGAATGCAATTACCCCACGTAATATAAAAGTTATTAAGAAACTTTATGCAAATAATAAAGGCATCAATGTTGAAGAGAAAATGTTACAGAATTGCAAAGGTGCTTCATTTTACGAGGCTAAAGTATTACCCGTAAAAAATGATGCAGAACTGTATGATATTCTTTCAACAGAAATCAGCAAGTAAACAGAGAATAAAAATATAGAAAGCGAGTGATTAATATGAAACATCGGTAAGAAAAATATCAGAAAAGCAAACCAAATACATATAACATATAAATACGAAGCTGGGATAGCGGCTATACGGTCACATTATAATAAGGAAAGGATTGGTTGATATGGGAAAGAGAAGATGGACAAATGATACACGGATTGTCAAGCCTATTCTTGAAGCGAACGGATATTTTGCTTTAAATAATGGGCATAATTGTAACGGAAGCCATACGAAATTTGTGAATGCAAACGGAGAAGTAATTAGTGTGCCGAAATCAATTAACAGGATGTTGTGGCAAAGAGAAGTACGGAAACACAGTATTGTCGGTGGTATGACTGTTATAGGCAAATTAAAAAGTTAGGAGTTGATTAGCATGAAATGGAAAGAGATTTTACGGAAAGATGGCTATGCATTACTACAAAGCGAAAGTAATACACAATATTGCGTAGCAAATGATTATGATCCAACGCAGTCTGAAGATCAACAGTGGAATTATGGAACATATTTCACTTATTGGAATGATACAAAACGAAAAGCCGATTGTTTACAGAATGCTCTGGATTGTTTTAGAAGCAAAACAGAAAGCAATTATGTTACAAAGGGACAGAAGTATCTTGAAATTTACAGAGAAGACTATAGCGAAGGCGCATTCAATGAAATTTTACAGTCACTTGATTTAGATAACGACATGGTTGGAGACGCTTTTGGTTGTTATTGTATTGTGGATAAAGAGAGTTTAAGAAAGTGAGGAATAAATATGGGACAGTTCAGTTGGATATATTCAGATACAAATAAACAGCTTGTAGATAATAAGAAGGCAGATACATATTTGCTTGTGCCAAAACCATTTCAAGAGAAATACGGAAAGGCAATTTACGAAAGTTGTTATGATGGTTACGGAAATTTCGGAAGATACGATGTATACGATTTGATTCCAGAATGGAACAAAGAAATGATTCCTGAAATCATTCGTAGAATCAAGAATGGAAATTGGCATTGCAGTACAAGCGAAAACGATGTTGCAAATTTACAAGCATATTATGAAGGGAAAGAAATTGCTTGTGAACTTCGTTGGCTTGGAATTATAATGGCTTGTTATGATGAAGATAATGAAGCACTTGAATATTCAATCAAGATTACCACAAGAGAAATGGAATATGAAAAAGTTGCTCCATCATTGGGCGATCCGAATCAAGGTTGGGAAACATCTGATGATGATGACGAAGAAGAATGGTGGTAAAGGTAAGTAAATGGATATTTCATAAGGAGGTAAAGATAAAATGAAAAGAGCAATGATTATTGTGGTAAGTAATAAAGAGTGGAATATGCCTAAGTCAATATTAATGGATTACAAAGGTAATTCTCACGATTTAGAAACTATTGCAAAAGAATTATTTGAAGAATATAAATCAAAAGAAAATATTAATGTTGATTTGTTAGATTACGTATATTATGGAGAACTTGTTATAGTACAATAAATTTGTGTATTTCTTTTGGAGGTATAAATGGAAGTTGGAACTAAGGTAATAATGAATAGCGATGGACAGAAAGGAATTATCTTTGATTTATGGAATCCTCATTTGATAAATCCCAATGTTTTCAATGCCAATACACCTACAGGATATAAAATATTACTTGAAAGTGGGATCACGAGGATATGTATAGAAGATGACTTTAAAACAAGTGAATAGATATATGTTTTCATTAGAAAGGAGAAATAAAAATGGCAAGAACAAATTTTGATATTATTAGAGGTTTAATGATTGCAGATAATACTCTTGACTCTTGGATTTGTGAAACAGAAGCAGAAGAGAAAAGAGATTTGACAGCAGAAGAAGAGAATGAATATATTCAGAATACTGTGGATATATGCAAAGAGGTAATGCAAGATTTGTCTTGTAGTTTAGTGGAAGCATATAAAAAGATTTCGGAGTAAATAAATACATGTTTATTTGTAGGAGGTGTCGATTTGAAAAGACAGAATGTTAATAGAAAAAATAATATGATGGAAACAAGAATCAATGGAATTAACGAATTTGCAAAGGAAACAGCAAGTAATCTTCTTAAAAAATATCCAGATATTGATTTTTATGATTTGATGTTTCAATTTGAAATGCAATTCAGACATGAATACTTGAAGGCTATGTTAAAAGAAACAGCAGACTAATTCGTGTTCGTTAGAATTGGAGGCAAGAGAAATGAATAGAATTGATGAAATTATTTATAAGGAGACACAGAAGGCAGCTTATGAAGAACAGTGCGAAGAGAGATTTGTTCATCAGGAACAGCCAAACGAAGATTATTTTGAAGGCTTAAATGATTATTTGGATGGAACAATGAGTATTTGAAATTCGCATTTCTTTAGAAAGGATGGTATATAAATATGTATAGAGTTGAAGGATATGATAAGGACAATGGAGTTTATGTTGAATATTGGAAAGGTGAGGATTTAGAAAAGGCAAAAGAGATTGCAACAATATTAGACAATATTGCAACAAAAGATGAACTTATTCGATATACAAGTTCTGGGAAATTTGGATTAGTGAAAGAGCCTATTGATTGGGTTCAGGTAACAAATGGAAATGATGAAATGGTGTACCTACCTAGAGCCTAAGTGGATTGGAGAAAAAATATGTTGGATTTGAATAAGATAGTAAACGATGAAATTCAAAAAGCATACTTAAAAGGAAGAATGGAAGTAGCAAGTGAGTTAAGAGATATATTATCAAAGAAAAATAACAATAATGCATATGAAATTGATATGCAAATGATTGATAAAATATCTGAAGAATTAAACCGTGAATGGTCTTGAAACTAAGATTTACAAGGAAAAGGAGTGATAATATGTGGAATACACCACATTCAAAGACAGGATGGAATTTAGGAACAGAAAATGAATCTACAGAATATTTTACATTAAATGGTGTAACTTGTTGTCATGATTTATTAACAGATAAATATTATGCTTTTCTTGGAATAACAAGTGATAGAAAAGTAGAATTTGAAACGAGAGAGGCTTTGCGAAAAGGAGTGAAGGTAAATGATAACGGAAAATACACGGAAACAGTTAGCAGATTACAGAAAGCATGGTAAGAAGCTCAAATATCTTATCAATTATCTTATGGGATTAGTTGAAGACGAAAATGATTTCGAGAAGATTATATTAAGAGAAATGAAAGCTCTTGCATTCAATGAGGACGAAATTGTTGAATGTCTGGAATATGATTTCGGATTTGATATGAGTTGGCATCCTATGAGTGTAAATTATGGAAAGTAGGCGATTATATGGCAAAACCAAAAGAGAACGGTTTCATTATTGAGACATATGATGAAGAGAAAGATATGAGAGTACAGTTCAATTATTGGACTTGTGGAAGATATTTTTATTCAAGTACAGAACTTGAAGACGGAACGACAGCAAGAAAAGGCAGGATAAGCGAAAAAGAATATATGGATGCATTAGAAATATATCATAATGCATAAACGTAAAGGCAGTTAGGAGAATAATCTACTAGCTGCCTATTTTATTACAAGAAAGAGAGGAAACGAATTATGAAAATTGTAATCAGAAACATTACAAAAGATACAATGGTTGACTTTAATAATGACCATGTAATCACATTACCAATGGATGAAGAGAAATTACGGAATATGTTAGGCAATGACGAATGGATTATTATTGATTCACCTGTCGGAGATGAATTTACGAATATTGAAAAATTAAATGCATTGTTAAATGAAACTGATGAAGATAATTTGCAAATTTTAGCAAAGGCTTTTTTACTCAATGAAATAATGGAAAGTGGATTTGATAATTTCTCGATTGTTGATTTTGATGCAGAAACTTCACAGTATAACGGAGGCAATGGAGTTATAGCTGATGAAGAATGGTATGGAAGAGTACTTCATGATTTGGGATATATAAATTTCCCATTCGCATATACAGAAGATATGGAAGACTACGTAAAATGGGAACAACTTTGGTATGCAGCGAATAGTGATGGTTGGTGCAATATTAGATATAACGGAAATACATATCTTGTAAAAAGGTGGTGTTCATAATGTTAAATATTAAATGGAATAACGGAGTTACAGGTTATTTAAGCACAAGTGAAAAAGAATTATGTGAAAAGATTGATAGAGAAATCAGTGCAATCAATGCAGTAAGCAAAACGGAAATATCTGTGGTGATCAGTATTGAAGGTGGCAATCAATTCCATATAAAGAAAGATACTGGTTCGCTAATTGGATATATGAATGCAGAACAGTGTTGGTATGCATTGAAGGGAATTATGACAAGTTTGTTATACATGGAAAGGAAGGTTGATTAGTATGTTTGAAAAATATAATGACGCAGAACAGTTAAGTTGTAAGAATGTGTTAGATGGAAGATATGTATCAAAAGTTGATGGATGGAAAGATATTGATGATGATACAAGGTATGAATTATTCAAGTTATTCAGAGAATATGTTGCGAATACAGCAAGAGGCAGACGCAGACAGAGAATTTTAAACGCAAGTATGAATTATGTTGAATCATCTGGTATTCTCAATAGACTTTATTACAGTTTTGAAAGAGAAAGAGTTGAATATTGTTGTGGACAGGAATGGAATTCAGAAATGGCAATATTAAGAGATTGTTTTGATTGAGGAGGTCGATTGATATGCTGAAAATAATTGATAAAACAGTTTTATCAGATGGAACAAAAATACAACTAGAAGATTGGCATAGTGAAAACACAAAAGCATGTCCAGTCCTACATGGATATACAATTGGTGCTTATCCGATAGTGAAAAATACAGATAAGTACGGGCTGATAAAAACAGGCAAAACATTCAGACTTGGTATTGCTCGAAATGAATATGCAAAATATACGGATGATATGGTGCTTGCAGATTATGAAGCGTTAAAAAATGGAACTAAAACACTTGCTGATTTGCGAGAACATTTTTGGAACAGAGAAAAAGATGAGTTTTACTTAGGCTTAATTGATAAAGAGCCAGAGTGGTAAAGGAGTGTGATTATATGGCAAAACAGTTTATAAGAGAAATAAAACCACATGTAAATCTATATAGAGATACATTAAATGGAATTGCGTGGATTGAAGATGGTTCAACTGGTCTTGGAATTAGTGTTCATCCAAATATAGATAAAAACGGTTCTGTTATAGGAATGAAAAATCTTGGTTATTGGGACAGATCAGACAGAATAGTACAGAGTCATGGATGGAAATATAATATTGACAAATTCGTATGTGATAAAGACAACAAATTAGAAATGATTGTGGCTGATGAATGTATGTGTCAAGGTTGTATTGAAAGGAGACAAAAATATGGCAAAACAAATATATTACCTGCATAGTTGCAATGAATGGAAAGAGTATTCCAGCATGAAACTTTTATTCATTGGTACATCTCAGCAGAAGTTAAAAATGAAAATTTCTAAGGAGATTGAAGAAGGCAATATGGAATATTATGATGGCGACTTATCCCAAAAAGAGCAGGCTAAAAAGTTCCGCAAAGACTGGAAAACTGAAACAAGAGCTACAATTAATTCAAGATTAACATATGGAGATTTTGATTATACATATAATAATGAAGAAATGTAATCAAAGGAAATTGTAATTTCAAGAGGTGATAAACATGGCAGAAAGATACATAAAAGAGTATGCAAATGATTGTAAGAGAAAAATTGAAGAAAATAATCTAATGGGGAGTAATGTAAAAAATAAGGCAATTGCAAAAATCAATAAGGCTGTAAAGCTAAGGGATAGAGAACTGATCACGGCAGATGAAGCGATTAAAATAATATTGGAACGATTTGGAGCTTAATACAGAGAATAATAAGGCAGACGCAAACAAATGTGTCTGTCTTATTTATTGAAAGGAGAATGTGAGATGCAGTTGATGAAATTTGTAACAAGAGACACCAAAGACAAAAACAAAATTCTTGTATGGTGTACAACAAACAGACTAATTACATTCAGAGATTTCATGCAGTATGTGTTGGATAATTTGAAAAATCCTAAAGATTTTATGATTATTGATACAGAAAAGGATCTTGTTTATGACATGTATAAAGTTGCAACAGAAATGTATGGAATGAAAGAGAGAACCTTTGAAGAAAAAATGAATGATGTTCATACAGGAAAATGGGCGAAATATTCTAATGATGAATTGAAAAGTTTAGAGAAAGGAGAATGTAAAGATGATTACACGGAATTATTTTGGAGAAATTACCCCACGAATAGGTAAATATGTTGTAGAGAAGCGATACGATGGAAAATGGGAAATTAATAAAGAAGAGTATTGTTTAAAGACAACAGCAGCTATTGCAAATGAAGTTATGCTTTAGCTAGATATTGAACCGTTTGATTCAATGGTAAAAGCATATGCATGGTTAAAGAAACATGTAAACGAATTATTGTAGGAGGTAAGCGAAGATGTATAAAGGTTTTATTGGTTATGCAAAAGAACCAGAAAAAACAGAAACAAAATATATTATTGAATATATTGCAGATGATAAAACCTGGAATAAATTCTGCCATGCAGTTGAAAACTATCGTTTAATGCCTGACGGACAAAGAGAATGGGAAGACTTTTGCACGACAAAAGAATTTGATAATGTTGAAGATGCACTTACATTTTACATGGCTATATTTGTTGATTATGGCTTTAAATATTGGGTTAAGATGTGGCAGCAAGTGTATGTGAATGGTGAAATGATACTTGAAGAATGGATTGAGCCAAAAGGTTATGTAGTAAATTCAATGAGAGAACGTATTAATAAAGAAATGAAAGCAGATTTACGGAAGTTTACAATCGAAAATGAGCAGTTACATAAGTCAAATGAGCTTATGGACGGATTTATTAAAGCAATGGGAAAACAATTTCAGGAAATGTTTAAGGATTATTGCAAAAGAGAGGAAGAGAAAAATGAGTAACGAAGATTATGTAAGACAGAGTGCAGATAAATATGGGTGGAAAAAATATTATTCCACATTGCGTCCTGTAAGTATGGGGACGCAGCCTAAAGATGGATTTATGGATTTTATAAATTATGATGACAGAACGGAAGTTGACGGAAAAATGGTGTGGGCTGAGTTGTATTACAACAGGGAACTTACTGAAAAAGAAATGAGAGATTACGACTTAGTTAAATAGGAAGTGAGGTTGATTGATATGGTAGATAAAGAATACAGATACTATAAAGATAACGGAAAGCTTATGAGACTACATATTGAACAGGATGATGAGCCACTTGATCCACGGTATGATTGGGATGGTCAAATAGGCAAAATGATGTGTTGGCATAGAGATTATGGACTGGGAGATTATAAGGATAATGATTACAACGACAATGAGGACTTTTTAAATAATCTCATAAGGGAAAATGTAGAAGATAAATCAATCATCAATTATATCAAGGCAAAGAAAGCATCTAATGGACTTGAGTTGAGATATGATAGACATGAACAGATGTGGCAGTTATGGGGAACATATTATTGGTTTCCACTTGGCACAAGCAGAGAAGCAAAATTTGATGTAATAGAAGAATATGAATCGCTTGATTGGTTAGTCGATGATATGATTGAAGCTTTACCACAGAAAGATAAATGGTATTTGTTAGAGAAACACGCAAACATTGTATATCTTCCACTTTATCTGTATGACCATAGCGGAATCACAATGAGCACTGGAAGTTTTGGTGACAGATGGGACTCTGGACAGGTTGGATATATCTATACAGATAAGAAAACTGTATTAAAGACTTGTGGTAATGCAAATAAAAGAAATTGGAAGAAGATTGCATATGCAGATATGCAAGGTGAAGTTGATGTATATGATCAGTATTTAACTGGTGAAGTATATGGAGTTATCACGGAAGAATACAATGCAGAAGATGATGACTGGGAAGAGAAAGACAGTTGTTGGGGATTCTTCAATGATAAGTGGGGAGATGAGTTGATTAAGGAAATAGCACTCGATTTTGGTGTAAGTGAAACACTGTATGATAACGTTGAGGCGGTAGCATAAAACCAAAGGAAAGAATTGTTTATTTAGAAAGTGAGGTACAAGATATGAATGTATTGAGAATTGAACTCATAAGAGAAGTTGGAAATGTAAAAGAATATAGAATTATATACGAAGAAACTGATGTGATTGAGACAAAATTGGTTGGCAGAACGTTCAATTATGATAAAGATCCAGAAGAATTGAACATCCCTGAAAGTGTTATTGATTTTGCAGAGAATTGGATTCTCGGAGATTTATAAGGAGGTGCAGAAATTATGATGACAGAAGAGAGATTTAAAGAAACAAATTATAAGATGTCTTATGAAGAATATAAGAAATGTTATTGCGGCGAATGTGATAAGGTAGATTGTATTCACAGAAACGCATATAGAAGAGTACCAAAAATTGATGGTGGTCTTGGTTTATGTCCTAATTTGAAGGGAGAGTGATTTGAATGGTAGTAGAACGTAGATGTATTAATCTTTATTCTGATATGAATTCGTGGATGAATTTAGTCTTATTGGTAAATGATGAAGATTTTGATAAGGTAAAAGAAGTAACAGAAAAAGCCTTTGATGATTTTTGGAATGATCCAAAAGTTGAAGAAGAATGTTGGGCTTATGGAGATTGGATTGGATGGAAACTGAAAGAAGCAGGTATCGAATATGATATGTATTTTAGAGATGAGGAGAATGATTAAAATGTACAGAGTATGAGAAACTTCATCGGTGGAGAAAAGAAACCCTAAATGAGCTACTAGAAGACTATAAGGAGATATAAATATGAATAGAATCGCAGGAATTGTAATAGAGCATGGAGATAATGATTTCGGTTATTGGGAAGGATTTTATCTTACAGAAGAGGAAGAAAATGCAATTTGGAATATTCTAAACAAACATGATACAGAAGGTTGTTCTATTAGAGGAACACGAAAAGAAATTGCAGAAGAGATTGGAGAGAGTGATTGATATGGTAGATCGCAAATTATTAGAGCAAGCTGCGACAGGCACAGCCAAAATGATAAGAAGAGAAATTATGGAAACTTATAGCAATGAGGAAATTCGTGGATTAAACGGATTCTTTCTAACAAAAAGCGAATTAGATATAGATACAGCAGGTCTTGAGAAAGAAATTGAGGATATTATGAAACATCCACGGAAATATAAAGCAATGATAATGACATTTACATACTTTAGAAACATGATGATAAAGGAGTGATGTAAATGAAATTAGACTTAATCATGGTCGATGAATGTGGAGATGAAGTCAAGGTCGAAACATTCAATGTTGGAAATGATCTTGATGAAGATTATATGGAATTATGGAAAAATAGGAAAATAGAAAAGGCAAGAGAAAATTATCCTGAAGTTCAACGATTCTATTTTGAACGACCGTATTCAGATATGAGTTATGGTGAATTGTTGGCGTGTGGAGAATTTTAGAAAGCGAGGTTGAGCGATATGAGTAAATTAAGAGTATGGTGGATTCCACAGGTAGGGGCAGATGGTGGAGCATTTTATATTCCAGTTAATACAGTAGAAGAAGGCAAAAAGATTATGGATTTATTGGCTGCTTATGACGCATTTCAGCTACAGAACAGAATTAAACCAGATTATTGCAATACAGGCGGTATTCAGATCTGGAACGAAGAAGAATCCGAATGGGAAGATTGGTATATGGAAACAGAAGATGACTACTTTGATAATGTGGATGATTATTGTGAGCAGTGTGAAAAGGCAGATGAGTTGGAAAATTTTAGAAGCAAACTGTTTAAGCAGATTGATTGGGATAAGATTCATAAAATGACAATGTAAAGAAATGGAGTGATTTATATGTTATTAGATAAAAAGATACAGGATATTTTAGAGAAGAATGAATTCAATTTTGATGAAGAAATTAGTGAGCAAGATAATGGAAAATACATAGAAATCAATCAGAGTACACCAGAAGGTGAAGATTGGTGTGAGACGATCTGGTTTGATGGTACATATGAAGGGTTTGTAAATGTAGTTGAAGAAAGAGTATTGAATTTTGATGTCGATGAAGAAGTCGAGATGTGGATTCCTAACAGAGGTAAAGGTGGTTGCCCTGATAGTATTATGGATTTAGTTCATGATGCCGAATGGAAACAGAAAACATTAGAAAACTTATTGGATGATTTACAAGAAAACAAAAAAGAAGAAAAGGAAATCACAAAAGAATCTATTGAGAATGATTTATATGATTTCTTTAATGACAAAATGGAAACTGGTGATGCACCTGAAATTGAAAGAGTTGGTCATTATCCAGATATGTATGTCACAGGAGACAACGGAATTGTTATTGATTGTGTAGGTGGGAAACGGATTAGATTGATTGTTCAAGTAGATTAAGGAGTGATGATATATGTACAAATGCGGAAATTATGTAAAGCCTGAAACAGACGATTGCAGTTACAAAGATGATAGATGTTGTTATTATTGCGATAAGAAATGGGATTGTAAAGCCATAGTGAAATGTGAAATTGATTGTTGGGACGATGACAATGATAACAAAGATAATGTAAATGCTTATTGGGAAGATGATAAGGAGTGATGATCTATGAAGTTTTGGATATACACATTTGATGAGGATACTTATGGAATTGTAAAAGCAAACACAGAAGAAGAAGCCAAACAGAAAGTATTAAAAGCGTATATAGAGCATGGAGGATACGAGTCAGAGATAACCGAAAATATGATTGAAATTGAAAATATTGATAATCATTGGTTTGCTGATAATCCTGATGTTCTTGAACTAGGATGTATGGGATAAGAAGAATCAAGAGTTTCTTTAGAAAATAGGAGGTAGAAATAAATGGAAAACAAAAAGTATAAAGACATGACAAACACAGAAATAAGACAAATTGATTTTGATAAATGCCCATGTAAATGCACAACTTGTTCCGAAGCTTGTGAATGCGTCCCAGTTGGAGCTTGCAGAGACTATTTATCGAAGAAATTTGATTAATTTTTTAGAAGATGAAATGAGGATTTGGAAAGGAAATAAGAAATTATGACAAATTTTATGGAATGGAGAAGGTAATAAACCGGAAAGCTTTGATGAACGACCTTGGCAATGCAAAATAGTTGATGGTATAAATCTTGAAATTACTTTTGCTTATGACGAAGAAGATGGATGGCATCATTATTGCGATTTAGTTTATACCAAAGATAACAGTTCTTTTGACTTAATGAGTGGTTATGGAATTGATTCTAAACTAAATGTGATAGATACAGTAATGGATATATGTAGAGACTATGAGTAAGTATTAGAATTGTGATTTAGATAGGAGTGATAAAATGGAATGTCCGATATGTAAAAATAAACTAGGCTTTAATTGTGGAACATGTATTGAGTGTGGATACAATTATCTGAATGGAAAGTTTGAACATATAAGAGTTTATGTTGATGATTTAAAAAATATTGTTCCGTTGGATATTTTAGAAGAATTGATAGAAGAACATAAAAAATTTAAGAAAAGATGAAACGGAAATTTACTGTCCTTTTAATAGGACACAAGACATGATATAATATAAAGAAAAACGGAGGTAATTATTATGGCAGAGTTGATTATTGGGTTTGTATTAGCGATATTGATTTATTTATGGCTTTCAGGTGTGTTTAGCGGAGAAAATCAAAATAATCAGAAATTTGGTGATGGGAAAAACCGTTACGACTTTAAAGATTATGTTGATAATAAGGCAGATAAGTATAATAAATAGGAAGGTGGTTGATGAATATGTTAGTAGAAATGTTAGCATTATTAGGATTAAAAGGTATTGCAAGCGTAGGACGTGCAGTTGATGATGCAAAAACGAAAAGAAATACGACAGCCTTAGATTCAAATGGAAATGTAACTTGTATAGGTAGAACAGGTAAGTATTATGTCAATGGAGAAGAAACATATAGATGGACACAAGAAGACAAATATGGGAATCGACATGATCTTACAATAGGTGTAAATTCCGGCAAGGTTTACCGAGATAATTTTGATGATGAAGTAAAACGAATGTCAGCTAATGATGAAAAAAATAAACAATGGAGCTTAAGTCATGGATATCTTGCTTATAATAAGTATGATCCACGATTTCGAAGAAATGTAACAACAGAAATTAGCACAGGAAAGGTAATCGCTACATTATGTGAGGGATATGACAACAACAGAGCAAATGGGCGTTATTATAAATTTTATTATAAAGAGAAATCGCCACACTATAGAGATGATTTTAATAAATCTGCTCCTGGTGATTACGGAATTGAAATCAGTGAGGATGAGTATAATAAGTTAAATATCCCGACAAAAACATGTGGCGAAATACCAGATGATCCGAAAGTATTAAATAAAGTATGGGGTGTTGATTGTTTTTAGATTGGAGTAGCAAAATGAATAAGAATAGAAGAGAAAAGATAAATATGCTCAAAGCAAAACTTCAAAATGCACAATCTGAACTAAAACAAATATCAAGTGAGTTATCTTCTATATTAAGTGAAGAACAGGACGCATTTGATAACATGCCAGAAGGATTACAGAGCAGCTATAGAGGAATGTGTTCTGAAGATGCAATTGATAGTATGGAAGAAGCGAGTGACAAACTTGATGAAGTGATTGAGTTGTTAAATGATATTGTGTAGAATGTAGAAAGGAGAATAGTATTATGAATGATACGCCAGTATATGAATGGGAAGATGCAATAAATTTTATTGCAGAAAGATGTAATATTGACAAAGATACAATTGAGACAGTGCTTACGTTAGAAGAGGACTATATGAAAAGTATTGGAATTATCATGGAAGAACAATCTAATTTTGAGATTGATGGTCAACAAAGAGAACAAAGTAAATAATAGATTCATTGGAAGATTGGAGAGAGAATATATGAAAATTGTGAGTATTGAATGGCTAACAGACGAAGTAACGGAACAATTAAATAATGAAGAAACCTGTTATTTGTCAAGTGATAAAGAATATTGGTTATTTACAGATGATAATGTGTTTAATAAAATTGGCAAAGAGTTACATTCGATTTCTGTTGCAGAATGGTTGTATGGAAAGTGTGAAGACAATGATTTATCTACAACATTTATGAATACACAATATGATTGGAGTGATTATAATATGGATGCAGCCGCCGATGTAGATGTGTCTAAATGCTGCAACAATCAATGGGATCAGGTTATGATAAACTATGTGAGAAATGTAGTTGAAGAATCCATTTCGTATAAATTAGAAGAATCGTTAAGAGAAATGGTGAATTACAAATTTGAAATGGATTATATAAAAGATGCTATAAAAAATGTTCTGGACTTAGAAGACAAACAATAGCTAATGAAACCAAGTTTTCTTGTGGAAGGAAAGGAGTAGTTGATATGGAACAAACTTTTTATATTGGAATGAAAATTTGTAATTATTATGCAGTTCATATCAATGATGATGGATATGAACAAAAGGAAATGGTTCAAGAAAACGAGATTGATGGATTTATACATTGTCTAAAAGTTTTAGGATACAAGGAAATCTAAGTTTATTTACGAATAGAAAGGAAAATATTATTATGAATGGAATTTATGACTTGAGGATTGATTTAGACAGACTAAAGCATTTCGAAGAAAAATAGGATGACTACAAGGTAAATGAATATAAGGATTTAATTGTAAAACATGCAAATGAATTAGTATATAACCAAGATCCATTTTCAAAAGAATTGCAAGTAAAAGAAATTCTATCAAAAGAAAATTTGAGAAAATGTCAGATCAGGGAGCTGCACAGGTTCTAAGAAGTATTTTACTCGCAGATAGAAATAATGTAATTGATTGGACACAGGCATTTTATTTTATACAGAAATATATGCCTGAACTGAAAATGTTTGATTAAAACTCAGGAGGAAATATTGTATGGAGAATATAAAATTTATCTACACAGAAAATGGAAAAGAAAAATCTTCTTTAGATGAACACAGAAGAAGATGTGAAATTATGGAACATAATCAGAGATTACAGAAAGAATATCCAGTTTATATAAAGCAAAAAAATGAAGGTATTGAAATTTAACTTTCCTTTAGTACAGAAATGGAGAATAATATGTTAAGAAGAAATTTATTTATAGGCATTCCAAACGACAAATTAAAAGAATGCTATGATAGTTATGTTAGAGTGAGTTGTAAAAGGGAAAATGAACAAGAATTATTTTCTGATTTGGTAACAGAATATAACTCTTTTATAGAAAGCAATCATCCTAAAGCAGCAGAAGCAATTTGTCAAAGTGATATGTTCAATGAGATTGCGAGGAGATATTTTAAGATAGCTGATATTATTAAGGATAAAGATTTTTGCGAGATATTTGGAATTGAGGTGAAGTAAATGGAAATTTTGACAAAATTAAATACAAAAGAGAAAGCAGAAATAAATTTCAATGATATAAGACAAAGAGATTCAAGACAAGTCGAATCAAGTAAAGAAGAAATTGGTAGATTGATTGCAAGATATAATAGTGGTATTAAAGATAAGAAAAATGCAAACTGGTATATTGATGGCTGGCAAAGAGAAAAATAAAAGGTTGAGGTGATATAACATGATCAAGATTACAGGAAAAACTAGGAAATCAGAGATTGCGAATGCAATTCAGAAATATAATGGAGCAGAAATTTATTCATATTATAATATGATGCTACCATTTGAGAATTGTTATCATGTTAATGATGATGAATGTAGTGTTGAAGAGTTTTGCAATTTTATAGTAGATAACATAAAAGAAAAGGTAAATGAAAATGATGGTCTTCCATTAAGTATGATTGTGATATATACAAATCTATCAGACATATCTGATATTGGTCATTTATATGCTTATGCAGCAAGGCTTGAAGAAGTAGAGAAATTAGTTGGAACAGTTGTTGTGATAAGTCAATGAAAGAATGATTTGTTGGTAAAATTGCAAGAGGTGATATAAATGAAAAATAGAAATGAAATTGAAATAGTAACAAATGACAAATTAACAAAGAGAGAATTAATTGATGCAATTAATAAAACTTTTCCTGATGATGAAATCGGAGATCAAGGAATAATTGCGTACATTTCAACGACAGAAATGACAGATGGAACTAAAATGCAGACTATATGTTTTGGAAAAATATTAGAATTATAACAGATTGGAAGAGGTGCTATAAATGGAATTTAAAATCGGAACTTTAAAAGATATTGAATACTTTATTAATAATGGATATGAACCTGTTGGTGATTTGAAATTTGTATTGAATAATTATAAACATTTGTTATTTAGTAAGGTGACTATTTGTATTAATGCGGATAGAAAAATTATTGATATTCAAGAAGTATTTAAAGAAAACCCATATCCTTGTCTAATAAATTATATGAAATGACGATTTCTTGGTAAATAGAAGGAGATGATTAAATGGCGAGAAAGAAAGTAAATAAAGAATTAACCATAGAAGAACAGTTACAGCAAGAAAGAGAAAATGGATTAAGCTTTATTAAAGATGAAGTACCACATCTGAATGAGCCAACCTATAAATTTGAAGTAGGAGATAAGGTAAAATATGGTGCATTAAAAGACTGTACAGTAAAAGAAGTGTTGTATGATGGAAAGGTGTATGGTTTACATTGTATTTCTACTGAAGAAAATTATGGAAATCCTTATGATAGAGAAGTATATAGAGTTGCTGGATGGACTAGCGTTAGACCACTTACTAATGGAAATTCAAAGTTTAGTAAAAATCAGAATGTAAAAATTAATTTTAATAATTCAATGGTTGAATCTCTTATCCACAAGTATTATGCTTTTGGAGTAGATATGAACCCTGAATATCAGAGAGGGTATGTTTGGGAATTAGAAGACAAACAGTTACTTATAGATAGTATTTTTAATAATATTGATATAGGTAAATTTGCTTTTATTCATTTAGATGATAAGAAATGGGCTGAGACAGGTAATGGATATGAAATACTTGATGGTAAGCAGAGATTAAGCACAATTATTGATTTTTATGAGAATAGATTTCAATATAACGGAGTTTATTACAATGACTTATCGGCTAAAGATAAAAATGTTTTCTTAAACCATCATATTGTGCAAGGAGAAGTAAGAGAAGCAGATAGAAAGGCAGTATTAAAATATTTCTTAATGCTCAATAGAACTGGAAAGTCAATGGCTCAGTCACAGCTTGATAAAGTTGAGAAAATGTTAGAAGAATAACCCAAAGAAAAATTGCTTTCAAGTGGAGGTAGATATGTTATATAATATTGGTGATAAATTAAAATGTAAACGTGAAGTTAATTCACAATGTCTTGAGATGAGTAATCCAGATTTTATAATAAATATTGGAGATATTTATATAGTAACCGATAAAGATGATTATCCTGATGATAATCATTGTCATTGGTACGAATTAACTCAAGAAAAAGATAAAACTGTTATCTTAAACGTATGGAACGATGAACCAGAACACATGATTATAGATGATAGATTTGAAAAAATAATAAAATAGAACTACAGTATAATAATATTAGAGGCAGGAATCAACTGCTTCTTTTTTTTTATTACAGAAAAGAGGTGACGAAAAATGAATATGGGAAATCCAAAGAGAAGTTCAAAATTTTTATGTTTAAATTGTATGAAAATAAATGAACTTGGATCTGGAATTCAGCGTGGAGGTCATCAGCGTGAAAAATGGCATATAAAGGATCTAGCTTGTTTTAATAAACCTTGTTGCGGAAAACAAACTAAGAATATAGAAATTAGATGGTGTGACGATTTATTGGAGGCATATGATAGAGCCGAACAAATTAGAGATAGATACTATAAAAACGGAGAATAATACATATAGAAAGAGAGGTTATTTAATATGACACAGACAAGAGATTATGCGACTAAGAAAAAAGGTAAAACAGAGGTGCAGCCATTTTGGAACATGGAAGATATCAAGAATGTTATTGAGTGGTTTGAAAAAAATGAAGAATGGGACGGATATCTTATTACATTATTAGAATTGCTTCTTGGTAGACGAATTGGTGATACAGTTATGATGAAATGGTCGGATCTGTATTACGAGAACGGAAATCGTAAGAGTGAAATTGATACCATCGAGGAACAGAAAACTGGAAAGATCACTAATCTTCCTGTAAGTAATATGGTTTGGGAGGCGGTTGACAATTATTTGTCACACGTAAAAATTGACCCAATGGAACATTATAATGAATATATATTCAGTTATATACCTAAAACATTATGGCTGTTAAGACATCCTAATACACCTTTTTATATGAATATTGAAACTTGGTGTGGTTATTTAAATAAAGATTTTTCTGATAAGAGAAAGCAGAAAATTTTGGATGACTTTCATAAGCAAAAAGAATATAAGAGTCTTGGAGATTATTTATATTATGTTATAGAATACAATGATGTTGTAAAGTGGCAAACAGATGATTATAGAAAGAAACTGAAAAAAGCGGTTGAGGATGTTGGTATTCGATATCCTATATCAAGTCACAGCCTTCGTAAAAGCTTCGGGTATTGGATTCATAAGACACACCCGTTTGATCCTGATTGTCTTTTGTCATTGCAGAAATTGTTCAATCATACTGATTTACAAACGACAATGAATTATATTGGATTAACAGAAGAGAAAAATAGACAGTTGATTAATGACCATGGAGAATTCATTCATAACGTGCTTGCTGGTAAGGGAGATGAGATAGTTAAAAATATGCCAGTTGTCTCATTAAAGTCTGATGATTTTGGAAAGATTATAAGAATGCTTACTGATGATGTTGATAAATATCAAGCTGCAATTAATATGGCAAATGAACTGAGAATTTTATAAATATGTTTGTGATATCCTATTGACTTTTATGAATCTTATGAATATAATAGCTATTAGTTAATAACAATAAACGACATAAGATTGGAGAACTAATATGAATCAAATCGGTAGGGCTTTCTTAAGTAAAACAAAGTTAGACGTGAATAACAGTGACATTGTGGCAATTGTGGATTTTTTATCCTCGGCAGATTCCATCAATAAGATGATAGTGGTGTCGGATTTGGGATTACCCGCGCTTACGGGAGTCGTGAAAGATCTCGAAGAGAAATTTGCAAATTGTAAAGGATTTCCTTTGAACCATAATGCTCCCAATCACAATGCTCCAAATAGACGTAGTATAGGATGGATGATTAAATTCATCATGAAACAAGTTGGGTATTCGCCGATAGATGGTGGATTAAGTGAGAGAGCAAGATTGCGAGATTTTGCGGGGAGCAAATATTTTTCCACGAGTGCAATTTATAGAAAGGATCGTATTCCAAATCTTAAAATTAATGTGGAATTAGTAAAAGTTAGTGAACAAAATGTAGGATTGCCAATGTAATAAAATAAAAAAATAGGACATACTTATGTGATTTCGTCCTTATCAAGGAAATTAATATCTAAATAGATATTTAATGCATCGCATAATTCGAGTAAATTATTGATTGAAATATTTTCTTGTTTAAATCGTGACGTTAATGCAGCTTGTGAGATATTTAATTTTTCGGCAAGTTCTTTTTTCTTTATATCTTTTTCAAGCATTATGGTCTTAAGTTTAAGAAGAATTTGTTTAGTGTTAGTTACTTCCATTGTTCGCCCTCTATGTTTTAAATGATTAAGATATATCTTGATTATATAAGATATACACAAAATAGACAAGATATAAGTTGAAAATTTGTACAGTATTATATCTTAAAAAATTAAGATATATCTTGACTAATTAAGATATATAAAGTATAATGCAAAGTATCAAAGGTAATCCAAGTACATAAATAATAAAGAGAGGAGGACGTACATATGGATTTACAGAGATACGATGTTATAAAAGCGAAAATTAAATATCAAGGCGAAGGATCAGTCCAGACTAAAGAACGTCCATATGTGATCGTATCAAACCCGATTGGTACAAAACGTGCGACAATAATTACGGTGATGCCTTTGACAAGCAAAATTAAAAAGACGAATATGCCTGTTCACGGTTGTCTCGAAGCGAATGGAGAAAATGGATTGCAGCTTTATTCAATGGTAATGGGTGAACAGATAATAACCATCTCTAAAACGGAGGTAATGGAAAAACTTGGTACGATCATAAGTAAAGAAGATAGAAGAATGATTGACCAGGCGTGCTTTAATGGTCTATTCTTTGGAACTGGATATAGATTAGAGGAGGCGAGAGCATAATGTATGTTAGTAAAGAAGAGGCAAAAAAAATGATTGATGAAGCACCTGGTATGATATGGATTGATTCTTTTAACGGAGTAACTTTTATTCATACACGACCAAAGCAAATTACTATTGATGAGGGGAAAAGAATAATCAACAAAGCAGATACAGTTGACTATCAAGATAATGATTTCTTTGGATTGCTTTCATTGGATGGAGTACAGGAATTTATGGTGCACAATATTAAGTTTCCCCAGATAGAGTCCTGATTATAGGACTCGCAATATGATATGATAAAAATATCGAACAAAAAACCGAACACTTTTCGAACAGATGTTCTAAAATGTATTGACAAGAACGCTTGTTTGGAGTATTATAATTTTTGTAAGCAACAAAAAAAGATAGAGCCAAGCGATTCAAACGCTGCGCCAACAGCTTTCTACTTGACTCTATCAACCAAATACATACAACAGCATTAAGCCATTGCAGAAGCGAAATATCGCTTGTACTTATTTTACATATATTTCGAAAGAAAGTCAAGTTTCAAGCGTTTTCTGCAATTAAAATTCCTAATTTGCACAATTGAATATGGAGAATAATATTATAGGGCATTCGCCAAGAGGTAAGGCACAGGAATTTGACTCCTGTATTCACTGGTTCGAATCCAGTATGCCCTGTTATGGGGATTTTCTACCCAGTAAGTCCTCAGAACGCAGATATTTTTTCTGTAAGTGCAGTCTATAGGCTGCATAAGTTCTTATAGAGAATAACTCACTAACGAGTTACATAACCGACATATACTTTTTGTTTCGTTATTTGATATATACCTTCCATATGTCGGTCTGGATCATTAGTTCAGTTGGTTAGAACGCTCGGCTCATAACCGAGAAGTCGTCTGTTCGAGTCAGACATGATCCATTAAAAAATAAAAGAGAGGGGATGATATAGTTGGATTTTGTTATAAAGAATAATAAAAATGTATATATCCGACTAAGTGAAAATGGTAAAGCCGAAACATGCAAAGAAAAAAATATGGGGAGATTTACAGAACAGAAAGCAAAGAATATTCTAAAGTCGCTTCCAAAGACTCTTAAAAATCTGAATTTTCGGATAGAGTGTATTCCTGATATTAAAATGGAAACACCTGTTCAGAAAATTGTAAAAGAAGAGTCGAAGAAAATTATCGAAAACACAGATTATCAACCTTCTGATAATATTACGCAATGGGTTGAAAAATTTGGTGCATGTTCGGATATTTTTAAAGAAGCAAGAGAAAGATATGTTGAATTGGAAGATGAATTACACACTTCTGATGCGGCTCTGATGGATGCTTTACATAGTATTGAACTTGAAACACCGAAGGATCTTTATTCTGCTTGGCTTGTATATAAAAAGATAAGAGAGAATAGAAGAAATAGAAGACAACTCAAAGATGAAATGTTAATCATACATAGTATTTTAGAAGAAATTGATGATACAAAAATCAGCAGAGAACGTACACAAAAGGCTATTGATGGATTGTTTGAACGTAAATATACATACCGAGTTGTGGAGGTGGATGAAAATGTTGTGTAAAGATTGTTATATTCCGATGATTGGAGTTATGTCGTTCTCAAAGGACAAGCATGAGAAATTCTGTCGTTGTCCGAAATGTTGTTCAGAGACACGGCGTATAAAAATCAATGATAACGAGTTGAGTTTTGGAGATGTATTACATAGAGAGTTAAACAGAAAAAGAAAATAATGTAAGGTAGGTGTATGAAGTGAATAAGATAGAACTTAGTGAAGAACAACTTGCGATAATTGAAGATTATTGTTGTGATGATATGAAAAAATTGAAGAAGCTTTGTAATCCAATTATTGTCAGGATTGGTGGAATTAGCAAGAAAGACTACGATGATATTTATAGTTTAGCACAGTTTCTTCTATATAAATGTGTTAGGAAATACGATAAAGATAATTCCAATGGGGCATCATTTAATACGTTTTTATGGAATATCTTAAGTAGAAGAATTTATGCCACATATATCAGAGATAAGAATCGCCAGTGTCGTAGTAATACGAAAGAAGATGAGAATGGAAATAAAATTTTTATTCCAGATGTTTCACTTGATGCGCCTACACTTGATTGTGTGGCGACAATGGAGAGAATTTCATCATCTACTACTTTGGAAGATGAATTTTTTAAACCAGACATAAGTAAAAAAATGAAACAATATTTACATAATTTATCATCAGAACAATTGGAAGTAGCACATTTATTTATGGATGGCTATAAACAGGAAGATATAAAAGATATTTTACATATGTCACAATCTGAATTTAATAATTGTATGAATGGCATGAGAGTATACAGGAACATATCAATAATAATGTAGGAAATTATAGGAGGAATGTACAATGGCAAGACCAAGAAGACAAGTTTACACGATGGATCAGTATTTAGAAAATGAAAGTGAAGGATATATTAGTAATAATGTATGTACTCAGCGAAATCCAAAATGGAAGCCGATTATTGATGGGTTAATGGTGACAATCTTAACAGACGATTATATTCCTCCTATTATTCTTGCAGAAGAGGAATGTGGTCGAAAGTTTATTGTTGATGGTGGTAGTAGAACAGCAGCATTTAAAATGTTATGTAAAGGCAATTATAAGATTAAATCATCTGTGGAAGATCCGATTATTTCATATAAAAAGATTAAAAAAGATGAAAATGGAAAAAATGTTTGGGTTAATGCTGAATTTGATATTCGTAATAAAACATTCAATCAGTTTCCAAAAGAGTTACAAAAGAAATTCTATGAATACCAGGTTGAAACTGTAATCCATGAGTGTGATGTTGAACAAGCTGCTAAATATCTGAGAAGATATAATGTACATACTGCAATGAATGCGAATGAACAATTATTTATACATATTCCAAAATTCGCAGATGAAATCAGAGAAATTATTCAAGATAGATTCTTTCTTGATTGCACAACTATTAAAGAGATTGAAAAAGATAAAGGTGTGTTAGAACGTGTAGTTTCAGAATCTATTATGTGTATGTTTCATTTTGATAATTGGAACAAAAACGGAAAGAAGATGGCTAAGTATCTGAATGAGAATGCAACAAATGAAGAGTTTGAAGTGTTTGATAACAATGTAAAAAGACTAGAAAAGATTATCACAAAAGAAACAAAGGAATTGTTCAGTACCAAGGATACTTTTGTTTGGATGACATTTTTTAATAGATTTACGAAACTTGGGTTAGAGGATAGTAAATTTACTGATTTTTTAAATGCTTTTGTTAATGGATTAAGAGAAAAAGACATTGATGGGAAGTATTTCGATACAGTGGACGAGCATGGCAGTACAAAAGATAAGAGTGTTATTTCAGACAAATTACATATTCTTGAAACACTGATGAATGAATTTTTACATATTGACACAACAGAAACAAATAATACAGAAGTAGAGAATAACAATACGGAAGAAAATGAGCAAGATAATCCAGAAGAAACAACTCTTTCTTTTGTTCAGGAAAATGCAAATCCTGACGCTACAGAAGAGGATATTGAGTTGTACAGGGATATGGTTGAGGATTGTGTTAAGGTGGACGAGCCTGTATATCAGCAGTGTGAAAGAGCTGTAATCGCAATCATGGCTTATGCTTGTACGAAAGAGCAGGACGAAGAATTTGAAAAGTGGATTCAGAAATATAAGAATCAGACAAATTTTAGTCCTTCGCAGAAAACAAATTTTACATATATGAAAAATAGTTTTGATAAATATGTTCAGAAAATGGCTATATAAAAATATGTTAATAACAGAAATCAGAAAGTATCATGATTATTCTATCAAATACATAACCAAATTTGGTAATTCTCATATTCTTTGTGAGTATGTTTTCTGTTCTATATAAGCAATAAAAGATAAAACTTATACTGAGATACTGAGGAGGTGAGATTGTGAAGAAAGTATCAGGATATATTAGCGTTAGAGCATTAGGAACTTATAATTATGAATTTTATGTTGACGATGATGCAACGGATGAAGAAATTGAACAAAAGGTCGAAGAGCATGAACAGCTTAGTCATTGGCACGATGTAGAAGAAGGATATGAGGCTTATACTGAAACGAGGTATAGAAAGCGATAAAAGTTTTGTTTCAAGTGAAAGGAGACAACGATGTACAGAGTCGAATGGTTAGATATGGACGGAGAAATTAAAAGTGTTAAATGATTCAAAACAAGTGAAGAAGCGCACGAGTGGATTAGAACACATCATTTTGACTTGGATTTTGAATGTCCTATGGTGTTCTATGATGGAGAGTAAAAACGGGAAAAAGAAAATTCTCTTTCTTTGGATTGTGAGGTGAGAAGATGCAAATAAATATTAGTTATATATTATATACAGACGGGGATTACAGTTTAAGGAATGCCGAAAATTTTGGTTGTACTAATAGAGACGTAGTAGTTGATGATTTTGAATATTATGATTATGTTGGTTCTATGGAATTTAAATATGAAGAGGAGTGGCGTTGTAAAAGAGAAGCAAAAGATTTTCTTTGGAGATTTTTATGTGATGGAATTCATATATCTTATACACATCCTTGGCTACTTAAAGACTTTTATGACATTATGGAATCTTTAGAGAATGTTATTGATGAATATCAAGAGGGAATATCTGTAGCCAAAAGGCATATAACAGGTAACTATGAGGGAACAGAAATAAGAATAGAAATATTGAAGTAAAGTTCTTTGGATTGTGAGGTGAAAATAATTGAATAAAACGGATATATGTAAAATGTGTCAGGAATACGACATTGAACATAAATGTGAAATGGAAAACAGTTGTAAACTTATTTCGGTTTTAAAAGAGAATAAGGAATTAAAGAAAAAGGTGAACTCTTTAAAGAAAGAGTTATCTGATACAGAATTAAAAATGTCCTATATGATAAATCCAAATGCTATAGGCAGCAGAAACGATATGGGATGGTAACAAAAGTTCGATTTCATGTGGAGGTATAAAGTATGACGAATTTAATAGATATTTATAATGAAATTGAAAACAGTATTAATAGTTTATACGATTTTGACTTGAGTTCCCAATATAAAAAAATGATGGATGGTTTGAACTCAGCAATAGAAGATTTATATAAATATTACGGTATTAGAAGATTAAAAATAGATATAGAACAATTTCATAAGAATGAGATTGTAAAAATTGAGCAAGGAGAAGGTGGTTGTTTCTTACTTGGGTTAGATGAAAATGATTCAAGAATTGTTGACTTATACGAACATATGGACTTGTCGATTGATGAGCTATTCTTTTAATCACAAAACAAGGAGATCGGTAAAAATGGAAAATATAAGAAGATGGTTTGAAAATGACCAAGTAAACAATGGTAAGAATTACAAAATTTATGAATACGAAGGTCATTTAGAAGTAAGAACAGATACAGTTATTTTTATGGTAGTAGAGCCTCATAGTGGAACTAGAAACAGATGGTTACTTAGAGTTACAACAGAAAGTGCTTTTGACAGATGGGCTAATTCCACAGCCATTGAAGAGTTTTTCGATAGTGACATTGAATTATGTAATTATTTATACGAACATCAATTGGATATTTATAAGGATTTGATTAAATATCTGTCAAGCGAATATGATGAAGCGACAGAAGAATATTAGTCAGAATATATAACTTTGAAAGGAACATACAAATATTATGGAACAGATTCAGGAAAATGAACAGTGGAAATTGAATGGTAATTGTGAAAAATGTAGAAGAAATAATTATTGTTCAACGCCATGTACTCATCATAATAGGCGAATAAGAGCAGAATTCAAAGGTCTTGTTGCAGATACAATGAACAAAATGACAGGTGGAATGATGAGAGAAGTTATTGATAAGACGGTAAACGGCATTTGGTAGTAAATAAAATCACAGTAAAACTTCGATTCATGCGAAATTAAAAAAGGAGAAAATATGAATATCACAGCTATTTCAGTAGAAAATTTAGAAGAAAAAGGATTGGATTTATTACCTAATAAAATGAAATTAAAAGTACGAGGTGATATTTTTCCAGACACATATGGAGAACGTATTGGTAGATATGACAAAACCAATGACAAGTTTGAATCATTTTTTAAAATAGATCAAGAGGCAGGAAATACTCGTTATTTTGATGAGTATAAAAAGAAATGCAGTCTTTATAAAAAACATAGAACGGTATTTGATAGAGAATATTGCACAGAAAAGAAGGTTGTAGACTATTATGTTATGTATAACATATTGGAAAGTAGCAAATTTAAGCCAACAATAATCGAAGACCATGTTGATCATTCATACTGTATGAACGGAAGTTTTAAGTGTGAATATGAACTTTTATTTGCTTGTGATGGTGCTATAAGAAGAATTATTGTTCCTTTTACTTCTGTAAATATTCCAATGTATGAATTTATTGGTGATTTAGAAGACATGGTAGAAGAAGTTCTTGATGAGGAATCAGACGAGTCAAATCCATTTAATGATATTCTTAAAGATTGTGATGGATATTATGAAATTACGATGTTTGATGAGATTGGTATGAATTGTGATATTGAAGTAGAAAGTGCTTCTGATTTTATGGCTATGCTTGTGTCGATTAGATTAGTAGGATATGAGTTTATTGAAGATAAAGAAAAATAAATAACAATAAACGCACATTTCTTCGGAATTTTTTGGAGGTTAAGACAATGACAATTGAACAGATTAATGACAAATTAAAATCAAAAGAGTATGACTTCCTGAGAACAGATAAGAATTTGGGTAACAATATCATTATCTTAACTCTTGGTGGAAGTCATGCATATGGAATGGATAAAGAAGGATCTGATTTAGATGTGAGAGGTATTGCACTCAACAGCAAATCAGATATTTTACTTGGAACAGATTTTGAACAGGTCGTAAATACCGATACAGACACCACAGTATATTCATTTAACAAAATGATTCAGCTTCTTACATCGAATAATCCTAATACAATTGAACAACTCGGTTGTCTACCAGAACATTATTTGCATTTGTCTGATATTGGAAGAGAACTTTTAGACAATAGAAAAATGTTTTTATCAAAAGTTTGTATTCATACTTTTGGTGGTTATTCGTCTTCACAGTTAAGACGCATGGAGAACAAAGCTGCAAGATTGGTTGGTCAGGCAGAAAATGAAGCCTACATTTTAAAAAGCATCAATAATGCAAGATATGAATTTAAAAACAGATATTATCCTCATGAAAATAGTGATGTGAAACTATATATTGATAAGGCTGTTCAAGAAGGATATGATAGTGAGATTTTTATGGATGTAAACTTGCAGCATTATCCGTTAAGAGATTGGGCTGGTATGTGGAACGAAATGAAGTCCATTGTTAGTAGTTATAGCAAATTTGGTAAAAGAAATGAAAAGGCTGTAGCCCATGATAAATTAGGAAAACATATGGCTCATTTGATTCGATTATATATGATGTGTATTGATATTCTGGAAAAGGAAGAGATTATCACTTATAGATCAGATGAACACGATTTACTCATGAGTATTAGAAATGGAGAATATTTAGATGAAAATAGACAACCTATTTCTGAGTTCTATGATTTATTGAATGAATATGAAAAACGTTTTGAATACGCAAAAGAAAATACATCTTTACCTGACAAACCTGATTATAAGAAAATCAATGAATTTAAGATGTATGTAAATGAGAGAATTGTGAAAGGAGATATCTGATGGAAATATCAAATAGAGTAAAAGAAAGATTCTGTAAGGATTGCAATATACCAATTAGATTATTCCAAGAGCCATATTTTTTAGATAGAATTAAGCTTTTTGATGAGTTCTATGGAACTGTTGACAAGTGGATTAGATTTGCAAGCGAATTACAGGGGTATAATTGTGAGCAGGATTATTTTGAAGAATATAATCATGTAAAGGATGCAGCTATTACAAGTATCAAAGAGTCAGAGGCATATCAGAGATTTAATGCGGAAGATATGAACAAATTCACTGTGATTCATAAAAATTTATCTAATAAAGATATATTTAAGCCAACTAATACTGGAAGAGTTTTTATCAGTATTGATATGAGAAAGGCTAATTTTTCATCTTTACACGAATATGATAGGAATATATTTCATGGGACTGATACATGGGAAGATTTTATTTCTCAATTCACGGATAACGAACATATTGCAAATAGTAAATATATTCGCCAGGTAATTTTGGGTAATTGTAATCCCAAAAGACACATCACATATGAAAAGTACCTTATGGATCAGACATTATCGTTATTATATGACATCATTGATGAAGAGAGAATTGTATTCTTTTCAAATGATGAGATTGTTTATGATATGACAACGGCAAGTAATTTGCACATGTTAAGTCTTGTGAGAAATTGTGTTGAAGAAAGATTAAGTACAAAATCTAATATTCCATTCAGAGTTGAATTATTTTCGCTCCACAAAATCAATGGTACTGACGGATACTGTAAGAAAATCTATAAAGAAAATGGAGAATATAATATTAAATTTAAGTGTTTGGATAATTATATAATGCCATTCGTACTTAGATATTTCTTAGGAGAAGAAATTACTGAAAGTGACAAGGTGTTCTACCATGAAGGGCTATTGGCAAAGTTTATTGAAGAACCGAAAATTGAGGTGAATTTGAATGAAGAAATTGAAAATTAAAATTCCATCTGGCGCAAATGAAATTATCCATAGTTTACAAAATAATGGATATGAAGCTTTCTTAGTCGGAGGATGTGTGAGAGATAGTATTCTTGGCAGACCAATTCACGATTATGACATTACAACATCTGCTACACCTGATGAGATGATGGAAGTATTCAAAGGTAAGAGAATTATTGAAACTGGTTTACAACATGGGACAATAACGATTGTCATTGATGGCGAACCATACGAAGTTACGACTTATAGAATTGATGGCAACTATTCAGATAGTCGTAGACCTGACAGTGTTACATTCACACGAAGCCTTGAAGAAGATTTAAAGCGTAGAGATTTTACAATCAATGCAATGGCATACAATGATGAAGTTGGTCTTGTAGATCCGTTTAATGGCATGGAAGATATTAAATACCACAAAATTCAATGTGTAGGTAAACCAGAAGATAGATTTACTGAAGATGCTTTGAGAATTTTACGTGCTATCAGATTTGCTTCTCAGTTGGATTTTGTTCTTGAACCAAATACAGATTATGTTTTGCATAAGATGTATCAGAATTTGGAAAATATATCAGTTGAAAGGATAAATAGTGAGTTCTGTAAAATCGCTGCATCAAGTGATTTCTGTGTACAGATGGTTTTATATAGTGATGTATTATCATTGTTTATTCCTGAAATAAAAGATATGTTTGATTTTCCACAGAATAATCCATATCACATTTATGATGTGTGGGAGCATACAATTCATGCAGCAGAAGCATATTCTTGTGATTGTGAAGAAGACTTAAATCCAATAGATTTAATTACAGCGTTAGCAGTATTCTTCCACGATATAGGAAAGCCACATTGTTATCAGGATGGAGAAGATGGTATCAGACATTTCAAAGGACATGGAAAAGTCAGTGCTGATATGACTGATACAATTATGAAAAGACTCCGTTTTGATAATGATACAAGAGAAAAGGTTGTGCAGCTTGTTTATTATCATGATGCAACTTTTGAAGTCGGTGAAAAGTATGTCAAGAGATGGCTCAATAAGATTGGAGAAGAACAATTTATAAGACTATTGAATGTTCGTAGAGCAGATATTAAAGCACAAGCTTATACAGAACAGGAGAGTAGGCTTCAGAAAATTGACAATATCGAATATATTTTAGAGGAAGTTTTACAGAAAGACGAATGTTTCTCACTAAAAGATTTGGCTGTTAATGGCAATGATTTTATTGAGATTGGATATAAGCCAGGAAAAGAAATAGGAAATGCACTGAATTGTCTTTTACAGTTAGTAATCGAAAACGTATGTCCAAATGAAAGGGATGAATTACTCAAATATATAGAAACAACAAAAGAATGGATGAAGTTAGGGGAAAAATATAATGGTTGAGAAATGGATGTGAGGTGAAATAAATGGCAAAATGGGGAACTAAAAATCCACCACAGAAAAAAGGAAGATATTTGGTAACAATAGAAACATCTTTTGGGAGACAGGTAAGACAAGCTGATAGATGTGAATATCCAAATGGAAATTGGACATGGAATGTTTTACCAAGTGGTAGCACCGTAGATGTGATTGCATGGCAGAAATGTCCTGAACCATATAGAGGATAAGCGAGGTGAAATGAATGGATATTATAGAAGAAATTTTGGACAAGTATTTTGATGAAGAACATGAATATTATCATCGTTACAGAGAAGATGAAGAAAATTATTATGATGTCGTTGACGAGTTAAAGCAGGAATTAACTAAGAAGAACATTTCTTTTAAGTTGGATGTTACAGACGCATTTGATTCTCCTGGTTATGAGTGTTCTGTTTTATCAATCGCTTACATTAAACCAAATAATAATTGGGGTTCTATTGAACTGGAAACAGTTTTATTAGAAAGTATGTAGAGAATAATCTAATATAGAAGTAATTCTATTCACGGCTGATCAGCCAAATTTCCAAACAAAATGAGGTGAGAAAATGATTTATTGTAATAGAGTAGATGCAATATATAATGGTATATATAGAAATACCTTTAATAATTTGCAATATATTGATGACGGAACGCATTATAATAAAGATTTTTGGGCTTTTGCATATAAAGAAGATGAGAGAGCATTAAATCTTATGTGTAAACCTGTAAAGGGTAGAATCAAAGAAGATAAATATTTCTACGAATACAAAGTAAATGGCGAAGATTTGAAAAAGAACGGTGTAACTATATATGCAAGATTATTTGCTGATACATATGAAGAAGCCGTAGAGGGATTTAACAAATTGGTTAGAACCAGAATTAGATCTCTAAAAGATGAAATTTATAAACTGGAAGATATGCTGATTATATATAATATGTAGGAGGTGAGAATTATAAAGCAAAATAGTTTTACAATTAATATCTTCTTAGATGAAGATAGAATAGATAAAGAAACAGTAATGTATCATATTTATCATGCCATTCAGAATGAATTAAATAGTGGCAATGTAAATTATATGAATCTGATTGTAACACCAAGTAAATCATATGGTGATTTACTCAAAGAGGACAAGCGTTAATTAGAGAATAATATAGTATAGAAAATTTTCTTAACTTGGACATTCGTTCAAGTATTTCCAAAACAAAAATAAGTAATGAAATATTTTTTTCATTCGATTAGGCAGACGTGCCTATTTTCGAGTGATTTTACAACAAAATAATATTAAGAAGAAAGGATTTAACAGTAAATTCTAGGATAAATGATTGCGCAATCTCTGTAGACTAAAGGATTTTGACAGAGAATAAAGGAAAAAATAATTATTGTGAGTTAAGTGTAATTGAACTTTGCAGTGGCATTGGAGCACAGATGAAGGGTATTGATAATACTCATCTATTTAACGCAAATATGATTGCAACAGCAGATTTAGACAAAGAAGTAGTGGTTAGTTATGCTGCAATTCATTGTGGTTTGACTAATGAAATGATTGAAAACTATGAAGATTATCCAAGCAAAGAAGAAATGGTAAAACAGCTTACAGATAAGAGACTTGGATATGATTTTAAGAAAGATATCCCGTATAATTGGGAGAAACTTTCGCGAAAGAAGAACAAGACAAAAGGTATTGAGAAATATTGGTTAGCAGACCATATTTCGCATAATCTTGGTGATATGACACAAATAAAATTACTCCAATATAGTGATTTACTTACATACTCGTGTCCATGCACAGACATTTCCATTAGTGGTAAGCAGGAAGGATTAAAATGGACATGTAACGATTGTGGTTGTAAATATGATCCATCAGAATTAGATGTAGATACTCGTTATACCTGCCCTAATTGTGGCAGTCACAACATTAAATCAACTCGTTCAGGTTTATTGTACGAAGTTGAGAGACTTCTTGTAAAAGCAAAAGAGAATAATACATTACCAAAGTATTTACTTATGGAGAATGTAGATGCTCTTGTATCAAAGAAGTATATTGACAGTTTTAAGGATTGGCTGATTCGGCTTGATAACTTGGGATATAACTCGTATTATCAGACAATCAATGCAAAGAATACAGGTATTCCACAGAATCGAAATAGAATCTTCTGTATCTCTATTCGTGAGGATATTGATACCAAGTCTTTTGAATTTCCACAGCCTTTTGATACAGGAATCAGATTAAAGGATTTATTAGAAACAGATAGCAATGTTCTGGAGAAATATTTCTTATCTGATGAAGTACAGAAAAGACTTCAGATAACAGATCCAAAATTTGAAAAGAATGTAGTAGGAACAACAATTGGACAAAATTGTACCAGATTAGGTAACAGAGATTTAGTTTATCAGCAGGATTCAGTAATGGGTACTTTAGTGGCAACTGATTATAAACAGCCAAAACAGATTCTTGCTGATTCAAATGAACCAATACATATTGCTGATTTATGCAGCGAAAAGTTTCAGAGAATGCATGAGCAGTCTCGCAGAGTATATAGTGAAGATGGAATTGCACCGGCTATGCATACTTGCGGTGGTGGTAATACAGAACCAAAAGTTGAGAGAGACAATTTAAGAGTTGTGAGAAAACTTACGCCCAAAGAGTGTCATAGACTCATGGGGTTTGATGATATTGACTATGAGAACTGTAAAGCAGTTGGAATGTCTGACACTCAGGGATATAAACAAAGCGGTAACAGTATAGTAACAACTTGCATTTCTTTGTTGATTGAGCATTTATATAAAGCTCAGTATGACAATACATATATTTGTACAGATGAGAAGATGGTAAATTTTCATCAGCCACAAGCGGATTAAGTTCTGCTTGTGGTGATAAACCACAGTTAGTTGGTGGTGTTGGTGAAATAAATTTTGGAAAGCAATTTCGTCAGGGTAATAGGGTATATGATTCAGACCATGTAGCAATGTGTTTATTAGCACAGCCTGTAGGTAATGCTGGTGGATTTAGTTATTTATATGTGGTTAGAAAATAAAATGAAGAATAATACAATAAGTAGTTGAAAACAAAACAGCATATACAATATATAGTATTAAATAATTATGACAAATACTATATATTGTATAAAAATCAAGACCGATTGAAAGCGGAATTTCTTTTTTTAACGAAAGGAGAGAGAATATGGAAGGAATAACTAGAGATACAAAAGACGTAAAGCAGTCTATTCGTAATGAACTTATTCAGAGAATTAAATATTGTGGACAATATATAGTAGACAACGCTGAAACAATCCTTGGAGAAGAAAAATATATTGCTAATTTATATTTGACTTGTAATTTTTTTGACAGAAGTGAACTTCCATATGTAACTGTGAATAAAGATATAATCCCTGATGGTTTTATTGAGGAAAGATAGGTTGTTTAGAAGATAGGAGAATAAGTAAATGAGTAAAGCTGTTTTAGTGTTAGATATGCCTGAAACTTGTTGTGATTGTAATTTTTGTAGAGAAATACAAGAAGGTATCGAAGCATGTTGTGAATTAATGGATGAGCTAAATGATAATACTCTTTGTAGAATAATTGATAGTAAAAATGGATACTGCCAAGAAAAACCAAATTGGTGTCCATTAAAAGAATTACCAGATGAAATACATAGTAAGGAATATTTAGACGAATATTGCGATGGTTATGATGATGGTTGGAACTCATTAAGAAAGAAAATTTTAGGTGAAAATGAGGAGAACAAATAAATGGTGGACATTCATTGTAAAGACGGAAAATATATTATTGACGCAAGGATTCATAGTGAAGTTGATACAAATGATATTGCAAAAGTGCAGGAAAGATTTACTTCTGATTGTGCTTATGAGTTTGCAGAAGCTATGAGAGAAGCAGTAAACGTTAGCCATTTGGTAATGAAAGAACAGAGAGGAGGTAAATTAGATGAATAATCCATTAAAAAAGATAAAATTTAAAATATTAAAAGATTATACAACTGATGATGTTTTTAGAGAAACACAAAAAAACTATGATGAAAAGATTAGAGGGTTTGATGAAAAGATTAGAGGGTTTGATGAAAAGATTAGAGGGTTATCAGATAGGATTGATCAATTGTCAAGAATAATTGAACATACTTCTGGAAACATCGTGAACTTTTATCTCGATTGGAGTTGGGTAAATACATTTTATATGTTACCAGATAAAAAAGTATACACATTACATATTTATAAAGGGGCAAGTGAGACTCCAATTATTCTTAAAGAATTATCTGATGGATCTGTTGATGAGGAATCATGCATGTTTGCATTAGAAGATAATATCGCACGTTTTGAAGTAACAGTTAAATGTGTAAGTATGGATGTAAGATATGTATTCTTAATTGATTATGAAAATAAAACATATATTGTTAAATCCAAAACTGAAATTGATCTTTCTAAGAGAAAAGAAAAAGAAGATCATGAATCATAGATTTCTTTTGGAGAATAAAATATTAGGAGGTGACACGATGAGCAAGATATACGATTATAACGAATATCAAGATCAACGAGTAAAGGTTACATATACAAATAAAAGACAATATAAAAAAGAAGATATTGTTGGTCGATATGGGACAATTGTTAAAACTACAGGCGACTCAATAGCTGTTCAGATTGACGGAATGTATAATGCAGCAAGTTCCAATGGATTATATTGGTTCAGTAGAAGTGAATTGAATATTATTAGAGATGAAAGTGAGGATAATAAAATGACAGGATTTAGTAAAGTGGCGATTGTAAATTTGGTAGATGATTACAACAAGAAGGATTATGGATTTGCTTTATACGATGAAGATATTAATGAAATTGTTAAGTATGATACCAATCATCCATTATATCTGATTGTAAATACAAGAAGAAAGGATAATAGAGTTCTTGGAATTTTAAAAGAAATTAAGACAGTCGAAGAATATGGCAAGGGTGTAACAGCACAGGTTGTTGGAGTTGTTAATATGAATGCATACAATGCAAGAATTGATGAGGAAAATCGTCAGAAAGAAATTGCAAAGCAGAAAGATTCTATTGAGAAGGAGTTAAAGTCTGAGATTGATAAAATGAATAACATTGCCTTATATGAAAAGATGGCAAAGGAACATCCTGAAAATCCAAGACTTGCAGAACTCGTTAATGCATTGAAAGAGTTGGGAGAATAATATGGCAGGATTTGTATCAAAGCAACCAAATGGATTATATTGTAGATTTTCTTCTGTCACGGATTGTCCTACTGCATGGAATATGACACGAGAAGATTATATCAATATGAAAATGCAAGAAGCAAAGGAAGATGCCGAAGATGTGTTAGACAATTATTTAAAGCCGTTTGATATGGTGCTAGATATGTATTATCCAAACAATATGACAAAAGAGGAATTTAATAAATTTCTTGAAGAGACTGGCTATAATAAAGGAGAATAAATCATATGAAAAAGAAAATTTTAGTAGTAATGTTAGCAGTTGGAATGGTAGCAACATCATTAACTGGATGTGCCTTTAAAACTGAGTCGAAAAAGGTCACGTATAATATGAAACAGGAAGCCGAGAATTTTAATGTTCTTAGAAGATTTGCAGTAATCAACACTCGTACAGATAAAGTTGAATTTGAAATGATTGGTGCGTTCAGTAGGGAAGATGCAACAGATGATCAGGTGACACTTGTTGTAGAGATGGAAGATGGTACATATAAGAGACATATTATTGGACTAAATGAAGATACGATGTATGTCATTGAGGATTTAGGTGGTGCTGAAGTAAATAAGTACAAGTATGAGGTTAATTATATTCCAGAGTCAATTGTGCCATTTGAGATTACAGATAAAAAGTAAGCACAAGAATCCGAAGTTTCTTTCGGAGAATAAGAAAGAGAGGTAAAATATGGATATTTGTTTAACAGTATTAGTTGGATTATTAGGAATTTGCATAGGATCACTTATTGGACTTGGAATTTCTTCCAAGATCAATCATGATTATATACTTGGAATGAACGATACATCTGAAAAGTTTACAAAAATCTATTAGATATTATGGGGAACTATTTTGATAATATGATCAAGCATGAAGAAAATTATTTTACAAATACGATGACAGGTTTGGCAAAAGCAGTAGACGACATTAACAAAGTATATGAAAAGCCAATTTGGAGAAAGACAGAAGAAGAATTACCACCATGTTCAGGATTATATTATGGCAAGATTAAAGGTAATCCATATGGAGAGAATGCTATGTGGAAAGTAGTATATAACGACAATGAATGGAGCTTATCTGGCTATCCTGATAATAAAGTAGAAATTAGTGAATGGACAGAGATCTATTAAGAGAATAAGAATATTGAAAGGAGACGAGGTTCGTGTACACAAGAAGGAATTCCTTACTCCAAGTAATTTATGAAATACGTTGGTAGCAAAAATAGATTAAGTAAAGATTTAGCACCAATTATTCAATCATATATAACTAATGAGACGGAAGGATATTTAGAGCCTTTTGTTGGAGGTGCTAATATGATTGATAAAATTAAATGTGATAAAAGGATAGGTACAGATAATCATAAATATTTAATTGCTGTACTTAAAAAGCTATCAGAAGGTTGGATACCACCAGAAGATATCACAGAAGAAAAATACAAGAATATTCAAAATAATAAAGAAGAATATCCAGATTATTTGGTCGGGTATGTTGGTTTTCAGCTTTCATATGGTGGAAAGTGGTTTGGCGGATACAGAAGAGATAAGGTTGGAAAACGTAATTATTCATTAGAGGCATATAAAAATACTATCAAACAAATCCCAAATCTTAAAAATATTCAATTTGAAGTTTTCGACTTCAGAGATATCCCATTAGACAAAATTAAAAACTATGTTATTTATTGTGACATTCCGTATCGTGATACAACAAAGTATTCAACTGGAGGCTTCCCATATGAAGAATTTTATGAATGGGTTAAGAAGGCAAGTGCAAATAATACTGTTTTAATTAGTGAATATAACATGCCTGATGATTTTAAGTGCATTTGGCAGAAAGAAACAAAAACACTTTTAGATAGTAATAAAGAAAAAAGTGATAATAAGAATATTAGAATTGAGAAGTTGTTTACATATAACGGAGAATAATAAAATGTTTAATATTAAAGATTTGGTAATGGAAAAAATTATATCTTGTAATGTTTGTGATGCAGAAGGAAAGATAATTGGCGAAACAACACGATTGCTCGATGATAATGAACCTATTGTCACGATTATAAAAAGCAATGACAATATCACAAAAATAAAAGAATAAAAACTAGCAAGAAATTTTGGTTTCAATGTTTGTCACGAAAACTATACAATATTCGAGACAAAAAAGAGAATATATCAATGTAATTACAATTAAGGAAAGGATAAAAGTACCATGGGTAAGCTGCGCAGCACTTAGGTACGAATATTGGCATTAAATGTAGGATATTTAACATCAGATAAAGAAGACAATGAGTTATACACACCTTATTATGCAGTGGATCACATTGTCAAATATCTTCCAAAAGGTAAGATTATATGGCTTCCATTCGATGAGGAATGGTCGTCTTTTAACAAAAGATTAACAGAATTAGGTTACAGAGTAGTTAGAAGTTCGTTAGCTGAAGGTCAGGATTTCTTTGAGTATGAGCCTGAACATTGGGACTTAATAGTAAGTAATCCACCATTCTCAATTAAAGATAAGGTTTTAGAAAGACTCTATTCATTCAATAAACCATTTGCGGTTCTTCTACCGCTTAATTCCCTACAAGGTAAAACAAGATATAAATATTTCAAAGATGGAATTCAGATTCTTAGTTTTGATGCAAGAATTTGCTATCACAATAAAAAGCATATGGATTCTGTAGTAAAAGGTAGCCCATTTGCAACGGCATATTTCTGTAGAGATTTATTACCAAAGGATCTAATTGTTGAAAAATTGGTTACATATGAAAGACCATTAGGAGAATAAACCAGTAAGAAAACCACGTTTCTTTCGAGGAGGTGATTGATTGGATACATCATGTGAAACTTGTAAATGTAATACCTGTAAGATGAATGAAAATGGTGGTATTTATGGTGGATGTTTTGATTGTGAAGATTGCAAAGAACAAAATCTTTATTGTGAAGATTGTTCAATGTATGAATATGACAAATACAGACTGAGTAATTAGGAGAATAACAATATGAAAAACACACTATTAGATGTAGCTCAAAATTTTGATAAGATGAGTAATTCAAAAAAAGCAAAAGCGAATGATAAAATTCGAGAAAATGTTAAAGAAATTATGAAACCTCATCCAAAAACTGAACGAGAAAAAGAACTTGACAGATTAGCTAAGGAAGAAAAAGAAGAGTATGAAAGAAACAAAAATGCTTTCTACGCTAATCCTATTCATTGGAATAATAATAAGCGTAGAAGACATGGGTTACATGCGTTAAGAGGCGATATTAATAAGTATCGCTCAAAGATATATCCAGCATTTCACCCTTCTGTAAAATTCTTCGGATTGTTAGATGAAATTACTTCTGAAATGTTAGAAAATAAATTTAAAAATGGTGAATTTGATTATCTTTTTAATTCTTTTGTAGAAGTAGAAGATTTGGCGGTTGGTGATACAAACGTATTTAGAGTGAGTGAATAGGAGAATAATATGATGGCATATGAATTGCAGCAGTATGACGTAATTTCTTATCGACCACCACAACTACATAAACAGGAATATAAACTTGGAAAACATATTTTTATTGATGAATTAGCTGAAGCAATGTTTGGTTCACCTGCTCTAAGATTGGACAGAGATAAAAATGAGAATAAGATGCTTCGAGTTATAGAAATAAAATATATGAAATTCCCTTGGTGGAAGTTTTGGAAGAAAAGAAAATATGTTGAAGAATATCATTTAGAAGTAATGTAGGTAGGTGAAGATAATATGAACAAAAGACAGAAGAAGAAGTTATTTAAGCAGACACTTATTAAGGTTAGAAAACTGCATCCACAGAAGGGTGATGTGATTTGTTTTCAGCCAGATTTAGATTGGATTGATTTGGGAACTATGTGTGATTTTATGAAAGTTTATTCGAATAATGATGTTTTTGGTGAATCGAAGTTAGTTTTTGTACCTGCTGATATTAAGAAGCTTAAACATAAAAAGGACGCTCAGATATATATTAACAAGTTGCAGAGCATTGTAGATCAGATGGAGGAATAAACAATCCAATTAAAGAAGCAATTCAAATGATTTTTATCTAAGAGCAATTCTGCTCACTATTTCCAAAATAAAAGAGAGAATAACTAAATATAAGGAGGTATAGAACTTGCATATAAGAATTGTTGGTTTTAGCGACAGATATGATGATTATAAGCTTCTTGGATATACAGAAGTAGAGAATATATCAGAAGTTTTTAAGACACTAGATTACATGAGAAAGAATGAAATTCCGCTAATAATCAATACAAACGACATCATTGATACAGACGGAGAAGAATATTACATAGATAGTATTACAATGGTGTTTCCAAAAGTGAGTGGTGAGATTGGAAGTTGTATTACTGTTTATGTAGAAGATGTTTAGGAGAATAATTGTGTGTAACCGTTGTGATTATAACTCACCTGATAATCAAATATATGTAGATCCATTGACGAATGAATACTATTTGGACATTGAAACATCTGAATGGGATGAGTACGATGATGGATTTGTTCATCAGAGAGAATATATTTTGTATTGTCCTTGGTGCGGAAGGAAATTAGGAGAATAAATATACGAGAGGTGATTCGATGAGATGTAGAGATTGTCCTTATGGAATTATAGATTTTACATTAAGAGCAGAAATGTACAAAGCGGTATATGGAGAATATCCAGATGAAGATAGAGCCAATAAATCGGAACAGTTTGTTTGGTGTGATAAAGTTGGTGGTAAAGTATATTCTTTTGGTCATTGTAGTGATTGGTATGAACACGATGAAGAAAAACATAAGAATCATTATAAGAAAAAGAGGATGAATAAACGTGAGAGATATTTAAAGCATCAAAATCACCTCAAATATTTATATGAAACTGTTGGCGGTTATTATCCATCGCCTGTTAGATATACAGACGAAATATGGATTAAGGGTGTTGGTTATGTTGAAAATCCTAAACCATATTATCAGAGATTGTATCGTGGTAAGAAAAGTAAATATTTGAAACAGTTATCTAATAGGAAAATACGTAGATATAAAGGTGAGTTGCATAATGGTTATCAGCACATCCATAAAATTTTTGATTGGTGGAATGAATTTTGTTAGGAGAATAAAGAAATGAAGATAGAATTAATCAAATTAAAATTCAATGATACTCATTCTTATAAGCATAAGCCATTCACTCATTGCTGTAATGAAATTCAAAATGATAAAGCTGTCATTTTCACAGGTGAAGATTTAGTTCATAGTGATGATTGTTGGGATGATGAAAGATACATTCCAAGATTTTGCACTTCATATACAGAAGTCATTACATCATATGAAGACAAATGGGAACAGACAGACAATTATCCAATTCAGTTCTGTCCTCACTGTGGTGAAAAGATTGAGATTTCTGTTGTAGAGGAGATTGATGTATCTGATAAGTATAATGAATTATCTAAACAGCGTGAGGATTTATGGAAGAAGTGTCAGAGAACAGATAGTAAGAAGAAAGAAGCTGAACTAAGAGAGCAAGTCAGAAAGCTGGATGATCAGATTGACAGTTTCTATTGGTTAGATGAGTGGAAGGAGGATATCTATGTATAAGCAGATTATTATTGCAAGAAAAGACCTTACAATGTCCTCAGGCAAGCTTGCAGCTCAAGTCAGCCACGGCTCTATGGCATTTCTCAGTTGGTTTATTAGAAATAATGCCGATTTAGATGGTCATGTCGATGGTTATATTGACGAAGATATTCTTCACAATTGGATTGAGGGCGAATTTACAAAATGTGTTCTTCAAGCCAAGAATAAGAATCAGTTGCTAAAAGCTAAGACTATGGCAGAAGAATTAGGAATGCTTGAAGGTAAAGACTTTTGGAGAATATACGATAATTGTCACACCGAATTAGAACCAGAAGAAGATGGTAGAACACTTACTGTAATTGGTTTTAGACCAATGGACAGTGAACTTATTGATCAGATTGGAAGAAAATATCATTTATATATGTAGAAATGGAGAATATTAAAATGGCAAATAGATTATTGTTTGAGAAAGACGTAATCAAAGCAGTTGATAAACATACGAATGATGATAGTCAGTTAGATAACGACATTAGCTGTATTCTTGAAGAATTAAAATCACCAATCTTTATTGGTTCAAAAGAAGCAATGAATAACTTTAAAATAGAGAATAAACCAATACAGAAACAGAGACGAGTATTATTATTCGAGAATGAGAATCTTGACTTAGAGCAGCGTGGTAACAGATATTATTTATCTCTTTATAATAAGGAAGGAAAATTTCAGAGAGAAGTAACTATTGATGTAAAGGATGACTATAAAGTTGGACTTTGCAACAGCAAGTAAATTCAGGTTTCGTTTGACTGGAAGCGAGAATATTAAAGTAAGGAGATAAAAATGTCTTTAGCATATAAAAATGGAACATACGGCTATAATGGTGAATATGAAACGAGTTCAGTTAATAAATTTGCACAAGCAGAAAGAAGATTATCTGCAAAGAAACAGGCATTGGACGATATGAAAAATGAATATGACCTTATTGAACAACAGGCATTTCGTACTTATAAAGAAAATATTCAGTATATGCTACTTGATCAGACATCTACAATTAAAACGTGTAGAGAATGGTTAAATATGTTATCAAAGAATCAGGATACTGATGGGAACAAACTTGATAAAAGAAAGAAGTATAAGGAAAAGGAAACATATGATTGGTATATTGACTATATTAAAAAGCTTCTTGATATTGAATATATGAATGATGTTAAATTCATTGATTATAATTTTGGACAAGCTACTAATATTCAGTTTGAATATAAAGAGCATAATTGGTATTTAGAAATTCCTCATATTAAAGCTATCAAGTTAGATGCATATAGGAATTATGGTGGCAGTGTATTTAAACTTGCGTTAGTGCACAATGATATAGAACATAGTTGTAGTTGGTCGCAGTTTGGTTCTACATATGAGGAAGATGAATTAAGAGATATTATGTCACAAGGTATTGAGAAATATTGCAATTAGTTGTGGATGGCTTCACATAAAAGTAACATATTATCCGATTTACGAAAGGACAAATACAAATGAATTTAAAGAAGATTAAAAGCGAAGATTTGATTTTTAGTAATGAAATTGAAGACGATAGAACCAATACATATCTCACATTAAATGATTACGACTGGATAAATTATAATCTGTCTACTCGTTTTAAAACAGAAGAGATGGGTGTATTAGAAGTCGAGTTTGAATTTTTTGGCTTCTCTACTTCACAAATGAATGTAAAACAGACATTAAACGGTAATGTGCAGGAAATTACATATGAATATCCAACTGACATCTTCAGTAAAAATTTGATTAAGTTCTTAGAAAAGCATATTAGATATTGGAACGAGAAGTATGCATTTAATGGCGAAGAAGAAGTCATAGAATTTTTTAATGAAGTTCTTGATAAAGGAACTGTTAAAAATGCTACTGAAATCAATGAACACGATAACAGACCACAATGCTGTATAGACCATGATAAGTATTTTTCAACATGTGACATTTGTGAGTTTGGAGAATAATACATTGGAGGTGGAATTATGGATAATTATAAGAATTATATTGTAATTGGATATAGATATAATTGGTTAGGAGAATCTGATGATACTGATAGTTGGGACAATGTAAAATATGATTTTAATACAGAAGATGAAGTAAAAGATTTTCTGAGCATGAATCCATCATATTTATTTCATTTAAAAGCAATTTACAAAGTAAAAAAATTGGATATTAGTCATTTTGTTTAAGCATTAAAGGTTAAAAACACAAGAATCCAATCTTTCTTTTGAAAATTTTTAATCATATCTAAGCCATTCGGCTATGGGAATCCCAGTAACAAAAAGAAATAGTATTTTTATTTACATCATTCATAATCTCTTATTTTTCATAGAGATTGCGCAATCTAAATTACCTATAGGTTTACTATTTTCACCTTTCTGTATTATAAAATTATTGATTTTCCTAGTGTTTGCAACCACTATAAGAAAATACTAATTCATTACGAAAAGCAAAAACTCTTGATGAATTATTAGATACATGTCCACGTAATCAAATTATTGGTGATAATTTGGTTAGAGCATGGTCGAAAATTAACAGTCCTAAATATCAGAAAATCGTATGTTCCATTTCAGGTGGATCAGATAGTGATGTAATGTTGGATATTGTTTGGAGATGTGACAAGGATAATAAAGTTACATATGTTTGGTTCGATACTGGCTTAGAGTATCAAGCTACAAAAGACCATTTAAAGTATTTAGAGAATAAATATAATATAGAAATCAAACCATATAAAGCAATTAAACCAATTCCATTATCGTGTAAACAATATGGTCAACCATTTATAAACAAACAAGCTGCCGAATACATATCCAGACTTCAAGCGCACAACTTTAAATGGGAAGATAAGCCTTTTGAAGAATTATATAAAGAATATCCAAGATGTAAAGCTGCACTATTATGGTGGTGCAATCTTAAAAAATCTAATGCTTTTAACATCGCAAACAATAAATGGTTAAAAGAATTCATTATTGCCAATCCTCCTCAATATAAAATTTCATCGAAGTGTTGTCAATATGCAAAAAAAGATGTCTCACATAAACTCATTAAAGAAAACGATTATGATTTGAATATTGTTGGAGTTAGACGTGCTGAAGGTGGAGTAAGAGCTACTTCGTATAAATCGTGCTTTAGTGAAGGTGATAATGGATGTGACAATTATAGACCTTTGTTTTGGTACAAAGACCAAGATAAAGTAGATTATGAAAATAATTATGGCGTAGAACATTCAGATTGTTATGTAGTATATGGATTACCAAGGACAGGTTGTGCAGGTTGTCCATTTGGAAGAGATTTTGAGAATGAGCTTGAAATTATTCAAAAATATGAACCAAAACTATATAAAGCTGTAAATTTTATCTTTGGCGATTCTTACGAATATACAAGGAAGTATCGTGAATTTGTAAAGAAAATGAATAAAAAGTAGAGAATAACAAATTGAGAGGTCACGAAGCCCCTGAAAAATAAGGCTTTTAGAATCTCAAAAATATAAAAATATTACATATAAAGGAGATTTTAAATGAAGAACACAAATTGGAAAGTGCCAGTAATTATTGGTGTAGGAGTATTAGCAGTTATTTTGATGATTGTATTTGGTGTACAGAGTTCACAGAATAAGGCTATTGCACTTGAGGAACAGGTAAATACAGCGTCATCAGATATTAAGGTACAGGAAAAGCGAAGAGTTGATCTTGTATATAATCTTGCTGATTGCGTAAAACAGTATGACAAACATGAAGCTGATACATTGACAGCAGTTGCAGATGGTCGTGGATCAACAGGGGATATTGAGAATGTAACAACAGCTATTACAGCAGTTGCAGAAGCATATCCTGAGTTGAAGTCCAATGAGAACTATAAGACTCTTATGAATGAGTTATCTATGACAGAGAATATGATTGCAGAATATCGCAGCAATTACAATAAACAGATTAAGGAATACAAACGATATGTGAGAAAGTTCCCTACAAGACAGTTTCTTGGATTGCTTGGATATGAAGTACAGGAATATGAGTATTTGGATTACAATGCACCAGTTGATGCTCCGCAGGATTTGTTTAAAGAGGATTAGTCTATGAGATATGGTAGAAAAGGTTTTGATTTTGGCAATTTTGAAATAACAAAACGTGAAATCTTGGCTAGTATTTCTATCATTGCAGTTATGATTCTGTTTGGTATTCTGATTTCTTCCAAGATTTCAGAACACCAAATGGATAAAAATGAAATTTATAACAAAGCTGTTAAGATAGAAAGTCAAGAAATGTTTCAATATGGAATGGACACAAATGTTGGTAATGCGTTTGTATATGGTGATTTGAAAGCAGTTGATACAGTTACATATCCTGAAATTGGTGGAGAATATATGTATGTAGAAAAAGTCAAAGAGCGATACACAATGCATACAAGAAAAGTAGCTCATACAAGAACTGTTAATGGCAAATCACAAACTTATTATACAACAGAAACATATTGGACTTGGGATAGAGTTGGAAGTGAAGATATTAAGTGCAAAGAAATATCATTTTGTGGAGTGAATTTCGCAAGTAATAAAATTGATTTACCTGGTACTGATTATATTGACACTATCAAGGAATCAAGTCATGTAAGGTATAAATATTATGGTGTTGGTGCTGAATATAAAGGAACAATTTTTACAGATTTGAGAGATAAAACCATTCCTGATAACACATCATTTTATAATAATTCAACTATTGATGAGACGATAGAAAGGCTAGAATCTGATTTTCCAATTATTATTTTCTGGATTTTTTGGGTTATTTTAATCGGTGGAATGGTATTTGGGTTCTACTATTTGGATAATAGGTGGTTGGATTAGCAAGAAATTTTTCTTTCATTTGGACAGATTGGAGGTGTTGAATAAATTGCCAACAAAATATGATTTTGGTGATGGTAACTTGACTTTGTTCGATGCTACGACTGGCAGGGAATTAAGTAATCTGGATAATGTTCACTTGCATTCTTGTGAAGTCGAAAAAGGAACTCAATTTGGTAACTGGATGAGACAAAACGCATCAATAACAATGGAGTTTTCCACAGAAGAAACAGTAGACATAAATAAAATATTAGGATTGGATATTGCTCAAATGCCAGATTCTTATGATATTCAATATGTAAAGATTGTTCAGGCAAGAAAACATAGAAAAAAGAGAATAAATAAGAAGTGGATTAAACGTTATGGTTACAAAAAAGTAATTGTTAATAGTAAAGGTTGGAATGTGAAAACGTACACCGATGGAACTGTTGAATTTGTGAAATAGGAGAATAACATTATGAAAGCATATTTAGTAGAGCGACCTGTAAGTGGTTGGTGTCAAGATTATGCAATGGTAATTATTGCAAAAGATGAACGACATGCTGAAAGAAAGGCAAGGGTAAGTTCAGATGACTTCAAGAAGTGTCAAGAGATTACTATTACAGAAATTGATATGAACGAAGAACAGTGTGTTTTAACAGCAAACACAGGAGCGTAAAAATACAATGAAGCGAAAGTTTCAAGCTTTCGTAAAATGAATATAAAGGTAGGTGAAAACAAATGAACTATGACTTTGAAGGTAAGGAAAATGCCATTACAGCAGAACATTTAAAGAATGGTGAGATTTGCAAGGTTGTTGGTTTTGGTCAGTCAATGACACCGATTTTAGCATCGGGACAGCCAGTTATTTGTAAACCTGTTACAGAAGATACTGTATTAAAAAAGAATGATATTGTACTCTGTAAGGTTAAAGGTAATTATTATTTACACAAAATCTCAGCAATTAAAAATGGTGTAAGTTATCAGATTTCTAATAATCATGGACATGTTAATGGCACTATTACACGAAGCAATATATTTGGTGTGGTTGTAGAAATTCTTTAAGAAGGAGAATAATTATATGTCAATAGGCGATGGAAGAAGAACTTATTCAGATAGCACATTAAAATCTATGACAAAAGATGAGCTGACTGATATTATTCGCTGCTTAGAAAGTAATCTCAGAAATGCTCACGAGACAAACGATATTCAATATGAGAATTGTAAGAGGTTGTTGAGTGGAAATGCGACAATTCAAGGTGAATATAAGAAGAAAATTGATGAACAGACAGAAGCTTGGATTAAAGCAGGATTGACATTATCAGAAGCAGACAAAGAAAAATTGATGAGAATGTCGCAGTTGAGAGAATAAATATCTGTGAGGTGATGAAGTGAAATACATAGAACGAAAAGATTATAACAAAGTGATAACAGTTAAGCTTGTGATTCCAGGTGGTTGTAATGCGAAATGTCCGTTTTGTTACAATAAAGACAAAGATATGTCGTGTGATAAGCAACAGTTTTTAGATAATTTCATCGAATCACTTGATAATATTATAACAAGAATAGGTGATAAAAATCCTATATCAGTTGATATAACTGGTGGCGAACCAACCTTAGATCCTGAATATTTATCAAAGGTGTTTATCAAATTGAAAGAGTTCAATATTAAATCAAAGGTTCTTAGAGTAACTATGACAACAAATGGTACTCATCTAAAAGAAGTAATCCCATATATGAAAGATGTTGTTGACTATGTAAATATTTCAATTCACGATTGGCGACCAATAATTAGAGAGGAAATACTTGGATTTTGTTTCAATGGAATTGACTACAAGGGCATGATTCAGCAGCTTAACAATATTGGAATTACAGTATCAGCGTGTGCAGTTATATTTAAGAAAATTCCAAACTTTGTAAAGTGGAGAGACTTCTTTATTGATTGGGCGAAAGATGTAGGGTTTATTGCGGTAAGATTTAGATGTGATGTTTTCTGGAATGATTCTGCTGTGTTCGATTCCTATTTAACAGAGTCGATGAATGAGGCTGATAAATTTGATGTTATAGATTATGAAAACACAACGGATTCTCATTGGTGTAGACTTCGCAGAAAAGATAAGATGAGAGTATTTTTCTTGCATGGTGTTTTAGACACCTCAATCAAGACAAAAGGTATTGAATATGTAATAGATACTGATGGTCACTGTTATTGCGATTATTACAGAAGGACAAAAATAGAAGATTATCAATATGAAGTTGGAAAGATTTATGATGTAGTAAGTGATTAAATAGAGAATAAATATTTGTGAGGTAGTATTTAAAATGGGTTATTGTTTTAATTTATATACACCAGATATGAAAGAACAGGATAGTGGAAAATTTGTAGCTTGTGAGAGATTGTTGCTTTCTAATGATGCACCATTTACTGTTAATACAATTGGATATTACGAACGGTATATCGGTGGTAAATATTTAGATATTTATAACAGTGTTTGCATTTTAAATGAGCAACAATGTGAAATTGCAGATGAATATACAGGAACGACATTCTTTACAGATTTTATTAAAAAACATGACTGTAATGGAATGTTCATACAGATAACATGAAAGATTCGTTTCTTGCGAAAATTTGAAAAGAAAATATAAGAGTAGGAGGTAAAAATTAAATGCATTATTGCGTTCATTTACTCACAAAAGAATTACCAAGTGAGAATAAAATTGCAGCAATTATGAAGCCATACAATTCAGAACTTGTATATGGCTCAGATGAAGAAGGCAAACAGATTGATTATCCAGTTTTTACATGGGATTACTATCGAATCGGTGGCAGGTACAAGGCTGAATTAAAACTAAAAGTAGATGAAGAAGGATCTGCAAATAGTGAATATTATAATTGGGGTTATTATGACAGACAAGATAGAAACGGTAGATTGTTTTGGTCTAGTCTTTTATCAACATTAAAAGAGAATATTACACCAGAATGGATGTATCATGAGGAAGATTGGTTTATGAATATTGGTTTTGGCGATGGATATATTCTTGTAGATGGAGCAAAGCAAAGTGATGTTTTAAATATTGACAAGCTTGGATGTTACATATGTATTCTTCCTGACGGTTCAGCTATTGCGAGAGATTCATGGGATGGTAAAGATATTATCAAAGATGAAAAATTCGATGAAAAATATGAACAGGCTATAGCGGATAATATGGATGGATTTATTACAGTGCTTGATATCCATGATTAAGAAGAATTATCGGTTTCATTGGAGGTGAAAAAGTGAGAATAGAAGAAATTGCTTTAAGACAGGAAGCAAGACAAATGTTATGTGAAGCTGGTTTAAGTAAAGAGGAACTTAAAGAACTGGTATTGAAAGATATGGATGATAAAGTAATTCAAGCGATTGAAAGTAAAATCAAGGGTGTTGATTTTGAACAAATGATTATGGATAGAGTCGATAGAGCTTTAGCCAAAGCAGTTGATGATGTTGTTCGAAGAGAAGTAGAAGGATATTTTTATAATAGAAGGCTCAACATTCGTGCAACTGCTTCATTTGAAGAATAAAAAATCGTAAGAATTTTCGATTTCTTTGGAGTGAAAGGAGAGAAATATATAATGATATATAATTGTAAGAAGAGAATTATATATCCACCTAAAAATTTTATTACGTATAATTGCGACAGCAAAAAATACAAAACTAATATTTTGGTTGATGAGTGTTTAGCAGATGAAATAGAAAGCTTATGGAATAAAGGGATTAGAACAGCCGGATGTTGCTGTGGTCATGGAAAATATCTTGGATTTATAAATGTTTGTCAAGATGACATAGAAAAAATGGAACATTTGGGATATCAACATTATATATTTGAAGATGATTGTGGTGGAGAAAAAAGAAAAGATACATTTATTCCAAAAAGTTATGGGCATATATATGACGGATATATTGATAGTTTCCAAGGATAATGAATGAAAAATTATATATCGGAGGTGAGACTGGTTGGCAAAACGCCAAGAGACATTAGATATTGAAGCTGCATTACAAAAAGATACACGAATTAAGAGAATATATGGTTGTGAGGAAATAACAATTGGTTTTTATAACAATGGTCATGGAAATGAAATAGTTGACTTTATGACAATGGATTCAAAAGGAATTATCAAATGTTATGAGATAAAAGTCACTATTCAGGATTTTAAATCTGATGCAAAGAAATCTTGGTATGGTCATTACAATTATTTGGTGGTTGGTAAAGAATTGTGGAATGAGTATAAAGATTACATACTTGAAAATACACCAAAACATATTGGAATTTTAGGATCATCTCTTGGAAGTTATCGAAAATGTAAAAAGCAGGAAATACCACAAGAACAATCAGAAATGTTAAAGGAGAGTATGGTTCGTTCTATATATTATAAAATGGTCAAATATTACAACGCTTCCGACTTAGATGAAATTAAAAGACTCAATAGTGGTATTCGCAAGTTGAAAAAAGATGCTGAGAATTACAGAGATAGAGCAGTAAAAGCGGAAAATCTAATTTACAGTTACGAAAATTATAAAGCATATAATGACGGAATTGATGATTTTGATTTCAAAAAGACTGTTGAAGCAGAAAAGAAAAAGTATTTGGAGAATATAAAAGTAAAGAAAGAGAGGTACATATGAGTAATTTGAAGGAAAAATTAGCAAAAGGTGGAGTAACAGCAATTATTGTCATTGCAATTTTAGCTGTATGTTATGGACTTAGTTGGATTGTTACATGTGGAATCATTAAGCTTATTACGATGTGCTTTGGATTAACATTTAAATGGTCTATTGCAACTGGTATTTGGTTGATTATCTGCATTTTAAGATCAGTTTTCAATGTAACAGTGAAGAAATAGAGTCGAAGGAAACTGACATTTCTTGGTTGTGGAGGTAAAGAATATGAGATTTGAAAAAGAGACAGAGAATAAAATTAGAGAAGCATTTCGTCAAGAGGATTTTCAGAACTTTATGTTTGAAGCAGTTTTCGGTGAATCAAAAGACGAATATGATGAGTTATACAGGAATGTATACAAATGGGAACTTAAAGAGATAGAGGATAGATTAGTTTACTTAGTAAAATCTCATATTCATCATAATGTTCCTATTAATAGAAATGCTATTGTCACTTTCATTATTGAAAATATAGCAGAAGATCTTGGTGGTGATGATTTGGATTGCAAAAATATAAAATTCTTTGCTTTCTGCAACCATCTATACTACATAATTTTTGATATTGTTGCTAAGCCATATTTTATGAAAGATGTAATGGATAAAGACAAAAGACAGAATTGAGATAAAACAGAGAATATATAGTTGGAGGTGAGAATGTGATATATACAAGTTATTTTGCAAAACTTAAATCGTTACCAGATAATATAATTCCAATTTCAATTTGTGGAAAAGCACCTGATTGGTATACAGGCTTACAGTATAAAAAACTTGCACCAAAATACAAGTTTTTTATGGAATGGAAGGAAAATCATGATAATGATTATTATATAAAGTGCTTTAATGAGCAGGTATTAAATAAATTAAACGCTACTGATGTTGTCTTAGATTTTTCAAGAATTTGCTATGGATATAATGTTGGAGAAAATGATATTGCTTTGATTTGCTATGAAAAGCCTACAGATTTTTGTCATCGTCATTTAGTATCCGATTGGTTAAATAAGAACGGCTTTAAATGTGATGAATATTTATTTAATAAATAAATCTAACTTATCTATGATTCATTCGAATCACAATTTCCAATAAAAATAAAAATCGAATAGAGAATAAACATATATGGAGGGAAAATGGATAAAAGTTTTATACATGAATTTAACGAATTTGAAGTAAGAAATACTAAAAAATGTAGATGTAAAATTTGTGATAAAGAATTAAGTAATAAAAAGATCATATATCTAAAATCGTTCAGATTACAAAGTCAGCCATTCCATATATGTATTTCTTGTTGGAAAAAATTAAATATATTGGTTGAAGAAAGTTTATTTTAAATAAATTTATAAAACGGGAAAATAAGTAAGTGAAGCAGTCACAGTAATTCACTGTTTCATTGGTATTTTGAGGAGGTGAGAAAATGCCTACAGGTTATACAGCATATATAAAAGATGGAGATATTACAACAGGAAAAGATTTTTTAAGGCTTTGTCTTAGAAATTTTGGTGTGGCTATTAATATGAGAGATGAGCCATTATCAAAACCAGTTCCGACTCAGTTTGAGCCAGATCCTTATTACAAAAAAGATTACGAGGAAACGGTCGAAATTCGTAATAAATATAGACAAATGACTTTTGAGGAAGCGAAGAAAGAGCTTATTGAAAAACATAAAAAAGATATAGAATCAACAAGAAAGTCTCTTGATAAATATATTGCAGAAGATGAGCGATATATGAAAGTTAGAAATGAAATTGAAAAGTGGATTCCACCAACATCTGAGCATGAAAATGTTAAAAAGTTTGCATTAAATCAAATTGATATATCTCTAAATACAGATATAAGAGAATATTGTAATAAAGAATTAAGCAAAGACTTGGATGTTAGCGATGAAGCAGTTTATTCGTATATGAATGATATTAATGAATTTTATGAAAATGATGTTGCTAGAGCATATAAAAGATGGCAGGAAGAATTGAAGAGAACTGCTGATAAAAATATGTGGATGAAACAATTCTTAGATAGTTTAGAGAATATCTAATTAGATAATGAGGTGAGAAATGGATACACAGCTATGTAAAGCAAAGAGCATTAGTAGTGGTCAATGGGTTTGTGGATATTATGTAAAAGGTTTAGATATGTATGACAAAGAAATCCATATGATATTTGAATCAGAAACAATATTCTATTCTAATGGCGAAACTGATGGTTTTGAAGAAATAGATCCAAAGACATTGTGTAGATGTACAGGCAGCCATGATAAAAATGGCAAATTAATCTTTGAAAACGACATTCTAAACGGAGAATTATATAATGTAGTCTCTTATGGAAATGGTGAGAATGATTTTCTCGGAATGAATGTTGGTTGGTATGTTCAGAGAGATAACTTTGAATCATGGTGTGAATTAAATGATTTAGAAATGTATGAAGTAACAGGAAATATCTTAGATAATATCTAATCAGTCTTGAACGATTCAGTTCAAAAATTCCAAACAAAAACATAATGAATATTATATTCGTTGGAAATAAGAGAATATATAAGCGAGGTGAGAAAGTGAAGTGCCCTAATTGTGACAAAGAAATGGATAATAAAAGCTATTGTAAAATGGAAGAGTTTTATCATTGTGGAGATAAAGAGATTTATTATCAGAAAGTTGAACATAAAAAATTTGTTTGTAAGTCCTGTAAAATTATATATTTAGATGATGAATGGAAGATTCCTGAGAAATATAATCCAACGGAAAAACAGAAAAAGACAATATTATTCATCAACAATCACTTAGGTATGGATATTCAACCTCTTACGAAACATCAATGTTGGTTAGATATTGGCAAGTATTTTGAAAGAGCTAAGAAAACTCCATTATATGATGACCAATGTTGTATTGAGATACAAGAATATTATGGCATGGATGCAAGTGATTTTTGCTAAATCATCTTGTTCTTAGAGATTATCTAATCAGTCTCGAACAAATCAGTTCAAAAAATTCCAAAAACAAAATGTCACGAATAAATAAAATCCGTGACAAAAAAGAGAATAAATAAATGCGGATGGCATTTGTATGGGTGGGAGAACAGCATACCCTTGGGTTTTTATACTCAAAAATCACTGATTATACATAGATGTTTACATAAATTAACTTCTGTGTTCCGTCCATTTTGGGCGTTTAGATAGATTGTTTTATTAACAATATTTACATAAATTTTTAATTTTAAGGAGGAAAAGTAATTTGGCAAAGACAAAAGAAAGAAAAGCATTAAAAAAAGGTAAGGCAGCATTCAATCTTATTGGTCGTGTAAAAGTAACAGACAAGACATTCAATCTTGATAATAGTTATGATTCTGGTTGGACAGATAACAGTATGTATGTAGGTGTTGATTGTGGAAACGGTAACACAGTATATGCAGAGATGAGAAGTGGTTTCTTCCCTGATAAGGATAATGTAATTCGTGCTTACAGTAAGGATGAGAAAGACGATGCAGGAAAGAGTAAGTCAGTAGAGATTGCGTGGGAGGATCGTCTTGATGAGTCTCTGTATGATAGCATTTCAGATTCTTCATTCTTAACAGTTGGTGTTGAGAAAGATGTAAAGGATAAGACTGTATATAAGAAGTTCCTCACAGCTTATGATGCAGTAGAGTATCTGAATGAGCATCTTGAGGACGGAATGATTGTAAATGTAAAGGGTACAATCGGTTACAGTGAGTATGAGGGTAATGTTTCTACAAAGAAAGAGATTACATCTATTGTACTTTCAAAAATTGACGATGAGGCAGATTTCAAGGCTACATTCTCACAGACAATTCTTGTTGATTCAAAGAGCATCGGAAAGAAAAATGATAATAAGGGTACTATGGAACTGGCAGCATATGTTGTTGACTATGTTGGAAAGCCTAAGATTGACGGAGAGAAGATTGAAGTTAAGAAGAATGTTACATACCCTAAGACATTTGAAGTCGCTATCAATGAGAATCCAGAGATTACAGCTAAGATGCTTCAGAGATTTTTCAAGCCTAAGAAGGGTAAAATTACTGAGATTACAGTTACAGGTAATTTAGTAGAGGGCGGATCTACTGTAAATATTACAGAAGATGATATTCCTGATGATATTAAAGAACTTATTGAAATGGGACTGTATTCAGAAGAGGAAGCAGAGAAAAAGATTGCAGTAGGTAATGGTAATCGTGAGAGAAGAATGATTATTGTAAAGCCTGACATTATATATGTGGGAACTGGTGACGATAGAAAGCCTACTGTAGCATTTGAAGATGGCAAATATGATGAAGACGACCTTTATTTCTACGAGCAAGCATTACTTGATGCTGGTGCAGAACCAAGTTCAGATGATGATACAGATTCAGAGAATGAGGAAACTTCGTCAGAAGATGATGACCTTCTTGCAATGCTTGAAGGCATGAACTAAAAAAAATACGCTTGCCCTGTTTAATACAGGGTGAGCATTTTATCAAAAGAATATATACATTTTAGGAGGACAAAAAATTGGCATTTAGAAAAGCAAGAGAAGCAAAGATTGGTGGAAAATTTTTAGCATATGGTTATGAGGGTTCTGGTAAGTCATGGTTTGCTCTTACATTCCCAAAGGTTGCATGTATCGACTCAGAGACAGGTATTGCTCACTATGAGGGCAAGGATATTACATTAGCAAATGGCAAGACTTACAACAATCTTATTTTAGTAGACGACACATCAGACCTTGATGATTTAGAGGATGATATTGACGAAGCAGTAGATTCGGATGAGATTCAGACACTTGACATCGACTCGGAGACTAAGTTTTATGCAACAATGCAGGTTGGAGCTACAGAAGTTGAAGAGAAGAAAGCTCGTAGAAAGGGTGGAGATGTTGATGATACAGTAGTTTCTCAGAGACAGTGGGGACGTATCAAAATTATCAACATGAAGCTTCAGCAGGCTAAGATTGATCTCTCTGCAAAGGGTAAGCATGTTGTGTCAGTTGCACAGGCAACAGAAGTATATGAAGGAACAGGCGATAACCGTAAGTTAGTTGGCATTAAGCCTGATATGCATAAGTCAGTTAAATTTGATTATGACACAATCCTTGAGTTCTATAAGGAAGAGAATGGTGAGGATGTTCGTTATTTTGCAAAGGTTAAGAAGGATAGAACAAATGTAACTAAGGTTGGACAGATTATTGAGAATCCATCTTATGATATTTGGAAGGATTATTTTGAATCAATGCATGATCTTGAGACAAATGAGACATCATACAAGAATGACTTAAAGACTTCTACAGATTCTATGGTTGACAAAGCTGAGAAAGCAGAAGAGTTGGCTGCTGAATTTAAAGATGTATTAAAGTCACTCAAGGATAATAAAGATGCTTTGCTCAAAGTAAACAAGCAGATGAAGGATAAGGACGTTTCATTAAAGAATCTTGAAATGCAGTCACCAGATACTCTTACAGAGTTAATTGATTTTGCCAAATTACAGTTAGCCTAATTAAAATTATGCTCCGACAGGTTAATTGCCTGTTGGAGTTTTTAAGAAAGGATGATTTGGTAAATGAGAAATATAAAAAAGAAAGATAACGAGCAGTGGATTGAACTATGTGAGTATGTAAAGAAAGAAATTCTTGAATACGATGATAATATGAAATTTCCACAGTATCTCGCATTAAAGCTACAAGGTATTAAACGTGGCGAACATATAGCGAATAATAATCATGAAGCAAAAGCTAATTATGATGATTACACAATTTTATGTACTTTTAAGTTATGTAAGAGAAAAATTGTTACATATTTACATGAAAATGAAAAGAAAATCAAAGATGAAAAACATAAAATCAATCTTATTATGAAAATGATTGAACCTGAAATCAACGATGTATATTTGAGATTGCAGAATGTTAAAAAGACTGAGGAGAGAGTTGAATCTAAAGACTTTAATAATCAGAGTAATGAGAATGCTGGATATGTAAAAAAGACTAAAGAGACAAGTGACAGAATGAAGAAACTGTTTTGAGGAGGTACTAATTGGCTGAAAAAAAAGAGAATAAAAAATTAACTCCTTATCAGGAAGAAGTATTAAAATGTGCAAAACAGATTCGAGAATACAAGATAATAGCAGAAGCTAATATAGTTGCTATTTTATATAAACAACCGGAATTAATTTTTGATTATACATTGCAGCTTGAAGATTTTAGTGAAAATACATGGCGAGTCTATTGGCAGATTGCAAATGACATTATTGTAGTAGAAAAGAAATCAGTATTGGATGATATGACTGTTGGTTTATATCTTGAAAAACATCAAAAACTCAAAAAGGAATATGAGGATTATGGTGGATATGAAACGATTGATAAAGCCAAAGAGTATGTAAACATCAACAATATGGATGGGTATGTCAAAGAGCTATACAAGTGGAAAACAGTTTTGGAGATGTTAAAAAATGGATTCCCTGTAAATAATCGTATCAATGAATTCTGTGATATGTCTTTAGATGAAATATATGAAGAATATGAAGCAATGTTAAATCATATTTTCATCAATGCAGATGATGATGTACAGTCATATTCATTAGCTGATGGCATTTATGATTTAATTGATGAATTAGATGCTGGTGCAGCAGTTGGACTTCCATACAATAATATGGATATTCTTAATAAAGAAACTGGTGGTCAGTTACCTGGTAATATTACATTGATTGGTGGATTATCTAATATGGGCAAAACTACACTAACAAGATCAATGTTGATTCCAAGCACAATAAAATATGAAGAAAGACTTGTTATTTGTGTCAATGAAGAGGGGAAAAAGAAATGGCAGAGAGAATTGTTGGTGTGGACTGCGAATAATATTTACAAACAAGATTTGCAAAAATTCGTTGTTAGAGATGGTAAATATTCTAGCGAAGTTAAAGATTTGTTAAGAAAGTGTGCAGATTGGATTACTGAAAAGGCTGAGAATAACATGCTTATAATAGTTCCATTCAAAAGATACAAAACTCAGAAATTCATAAAAGTTCTAAAGAAATATGCAAACCTTGGTGTTAAGTATTTCATTCTTGATACATATAAAGCCGATTCAGGTAGTCGTTCCGACAAGATGTGGTTAGATATGCAACAGAATATGGTTGATATTTACGATACTGTGAAGTGTAAAGAAGAGGGTGGCTTGGAAGTTCATGTAACTATTACATTCCAGTTGGCAAAATCTTCAGCACGTCAGAGATTTTATAGTCAAGATAATATTGGTATGGCAAAAAGTATTGTCGATCCTGCAAGTACATGTTTAATGCTGAGAGATGTATTTGAAGATGAGTACACAGGTGAGAAAAATGCTTTAAAGGTATATAGATTTGATGGGAAAAACAATAAATCAAAAATACCTGTCAAACTGGACAAAGACAAACATTATCAGCTTATATTTATTTGTAAAAACCGTGAGGGTGCTGCAAGTAGTATACAGATTGTATGTGAGCATGATATGAGTAGAAACATACTGAAAGAAGTTGGTTTTACTTCTGTCCCAGTTGATTTTTAAATTTGTGATGGAGGCGGTGAGCGTGTATTAATGCAGATGAACTAAAGGAATACATTATAGAGAATAATTGTATAGAACAGATTTTATTATCGTTGGAGTGTCATGGACTACACGAATATCTTCATGAATGGAGAGCCGCCTTACCACAAGGCAATAATAAGACTGCTATATGTGTAAAGAAAGATACATTATCAGTAGCGATTAGAAGTTCGGAAGAAAATAAACGTGGAGATATTTTTACATTGGTTATGGCAATAAAGGGTATATCTTTTGGGAAGGCTAATAAATATCTCCACAATATTTTAGGTTTGAAATATTCATATAGTAAGAGTGACAACAAAGATAATAAGAAAGATCCATTAGCAATCTTCAAAAAGGTGAAACGCCAAAGATACACAATTGATAAAGATGTTCCAGTATATGATGATTCATGTATGAAAGAATATACTGATTTACCATATATTGATTGGGTTCGTGAAGGCGTTATGCCTTTTGCATGTAAAAGATTTAACATTGGATATTCATATGATAGAAAACGAATTGTCATTCCTGAACGAAAGTGGGATGGAGATGAAAATGAATATATAGGTATTAGTGGGAGAACTACTGTACCAAACTATGAGATGTTTGATATTCCAAAGTTTTTCAAGTTATCCAAAACATATCCAAAAGGAATAAATGTATATGGATTAAATGAGAATTATCAAACAATTCAAGAGGCTGGTTATGCAGTCGTTTTGGAAGCGCAGAAATCGGTGCTTAAAAGGTATTCACGAAAAGATGGTACGGCTGTTGCAATAGGAAATTGTGAGCTTACAGAAGAACAAGTTAGGATACTGATTAGTTTAAATGTAGAAATTGTAGTAGCTTTAGATGAAGGAATTGATATAAACCATATTAGACAGGAATGTGATAAATTTTATCCTATTAGAAAAGTAAGTTACATATATGATCGTTGGGATTTGATTAAGAAGGGTAGTAAAGACAGTCCTGCCGATATGCCAAATAAAGTATACAACTTCCTTCTCAAGCATCGTGTTTTATATGATGAGTCAGAAAGGAGAAAGCTAAGAGATTGGCAAGAAAGACAAGTAAAGAATTAACAGAAATTTGTAACAAATTTGGTGTTGATACATTATGGTCATGGTCAAGATATCATTGTTACAAACAAGATAGATGGGAATATTTTTTGAAATACATCCTACACAAGAAAGAAGATAGAACAAATAGTATTTATTGTGTATCTGGTGGTAATGTACATGATATTATTGAGCAGCTATATACTGGCAAAATTAAATATGAGGATATGCCAGATTTATATGAAGATAGCTTATTTACAATGAATTGTGCAGAACTCAAATACAATCGAAGTGATTCTGATAAAAATGATGCAATAGCAAATAAATATGAAAATTGCATTAGACATTTCTTTAAAAATCATAATCTGATTACTTTCCCACATAAAGTTGAACATTTTATTACAATTAAAATTTCTGATGATATTTATATGCAAGGATATATTGACATGCTTTATATCGAGTCATACAAAGATGAAAATGGCAATGAGAAAAAACGTGTACATATTGTAGATTGGAAGACATCTACACGTTATCAAGGCGCAAAAATTGACGCTGAATGTGGTCAGTTGGTTATTTATGCTGAAGGTATTAGACAAGCATTAAATATTCCATTGGAAGATATTGTATGTGAATGGAATTTCTTAAAATATGTCACAGTTACCATTGAACAGAAAAATGGTAAGAAAAAAGATAGATATATAGAAAGAAATTCTATAGGCGAAAGTCTTATCAATACGGCAAAAATGTGGCTGAAAAATTTCGGATATGAAGATGATATTGATAAATATGTTGATGAAATGGTGTTAAACAACAATATTGATTGCTTACCAGATGAGGTTAGAGAAAAATTCGAAATTCATGATTGTTATGTACAAGTACCTCTAACAGAAGAAAAGATTAACGATTTAAAAGAAGACATTATCAATACAGTCGAAGAAATTAACTCTAAAGAGAGAGAATATAAGAATAGTGAAGATGAAAATATCTTTTGGCAAGAAGTGACAGATGCCGATGAATTTAGATTGGCAACCCTCTCAGGATATTCTAGGTCGTTGCATAAACCATATGACCAGTATCTGAAAGAGAAGGAATTGTTCAAAGAAGAAACTGAATCTGATTCTGATGCAGACGAAGATGATTTATTGGCATTTGTGAATAGTTTATAGATATAGGTAGGTGAGAAGTTGAGCAATTTAACAGTATTACATTTACATAGTATGGATTCTAACCCATATAGCGGTCTTGAAGTTGACTCAATCACCCCTTTTCAAGCTTATATTGACAAAGCAAAATCAGAAGGAATGAAAGCCATTGCTTTTACAGAGCATGGCGCAGTCCTTCATAATGTTGCAAAAAGACAGGCATGTGAAAAGGCTGGGTTGAAATATATTAATGCAGAAGAATTCTATGTAACAGAAAAAATTGATATGGATAATCTGCAAAGAGACAATTATCATTGTTGCTTATACGCAAAGAATTATGATGGGGTATTAGAACTTAACAAACTTTCTTCTGATTCATTTAATCGTAATGATGGTCATTTTTATTATAATCCACGAATTACCTTAGAGGAACTTGAGAATACATCAGATAACATTTTAGTATTAACAGCTTGTGTTGCAGGTATGTTATGCAAAGGAACAAAAGAAGTACAAGAAAGATTTTTGAAGTTTCTTATCAAAAATAAACATAGATGTTGGTTGGAAATACAGCCACACAATTTTGACGTTCAGATTTATTACAATCAGTATTTGTATAGAATTGCTCAGAAATATGGAATGAAGCTTATTGCTACAAGCGATGTACATGCTATTGATAAGGATCATATGATGGGTAGAGCAGTAATGCAGAAATCAAAAAATGTTAATTTCCATGATGAGGATGCGTGTGATTTATCATGGAAATCTTATGATGATATGGTTACTGCCTTTGAATTACAGAATGCATTACCAAAATCAATTTATCTTGATGCAATCGAAGAAACAAATAGATTCGCAGATAATATTGAATCATATGAATTAGACTATAGTAATAAATATCCAAGATTATATTCTGATGCTGAGAAAGAATTTAAGGCACGAATAGTTCAAGGCGTAAAAGAACGTGGAATAAGCAAACTACCAAATTATAAAACAGAGTATATTCCAAGAATACAGGAGGAGTTAGAGACATATAAACATAATGATGCTATTGATTTTATGTTACTCGATTCAGATTACAAGAATTGGTTGCTGAAAAATAATATGCACTATGGATGTTCAAGAGGTTCTGTATCTGGTAGTGAGATTGCATATTTGATTAAATGTACTGATGTTGATTCAGTTAAATATAAGCTTAACTTCTCACGATTTATGAATCCTGAAAGAATGTCATTGGCTGATGTAGATACTGATATTTACGCAGAAGATAGATATAAAGTGCGTGAGTATCTATTTAATAAGGAAGGTTTGTATTGTTGCAACATTATTACTTTTAATACAATTCAGTTAAAAGCAGCGATAAAAGATGTCGGTAGAGCATATGGGATGACTCCTGATCAAACTCAGGAATTATCAAATATGGTAGAAACTGATGATAAAGGCAAAGATTATATGCCAGAAGAAATCAGAGAACAATATCCAGAAATGTTTAAATATATTGATATGGTAATTGGAACAATTACATCACTTGGAAGACATGCAGCAGGAATTGTTTGTAGTCCTACAGATATAAGATATGATTTTGGAACATTGTCTATTACATCAGATCCACGTCCTGTAAGCCAAATAGACATGCACGAAATTGATTCTTTAAATTATGTAAAGTTAGACTTATTAGGATTAAATGCTGTTGGACTAATTGATGGTGCTTGTAAACTTGCAGGTATAGATTATTTAACACCTGATAAGGTTAATTTCTCAGATGAAAATGTTATTAACTCAATAGCAAAAGATACTACATTGATATTCCAATTTGAAAGTGGTTTTGCAAGTGATTCATTAAAAAGAACACTTAGTAAAGAAACCTTGGAGAATATTAAATCACAGAATGATAACATCTCATATCTTGATGTCATGGCTATGGTCAGTGGTGCTATTAGACCAGCAGGTGAATCTTATAGAGAACAGTTATTCAATGGTATTTACAAAGATAATGGCAATGAAGCACTTAATAATTTCTTGAAACCTACGCTTGGTTATTTAGTATATCAGGAACAGATTATTGATTTCTTACATGACTTCTGTGGATTTACTATGGGACAAGCAGATATTGTCCGTAGACATTTTGCTAAAAAAACAGGTACTGAAGCAGATATACCTATCATTGAAAATGGTGGATATATGGTAGATATTCACGGTAATAAAGATGATAGATATATTCCAGGATTTATTGCAATTGCACAAGAGAAGTATGAAATGACCGAAGCCGAAGCAAGAGAGGCTATAAAGTCATTCTTGGTAGTAATCGAAGATGCATCTAATTATTTGTTTTCACGAAATCATTCCGTTCCATATAGTATGATAGGTCTATTTATTGGATGGTTAAGATATTACCATAAGATTGAGCTATTAACATCAGCGTTGAATGTTTATGTAGACAATAATGAAAAAATGTCAAACATCAAAGAATATATCAAATCGCAGGGAATAGAAATCAAAGGAATAAAATTTGGCAAATCTAAAGCACAGTATTTCATGGATAAAGACGAAAATGCAATTTATCAAGGAATCTCTTCTATAAAATATTGTAATGATCAGATTGCAGATGAATTATATGAATTGTCTAAAAATCATTATGATAATTTTGTCGATTTACTTTCTGATATTATTTCAAAAACATCTGTGGATGATAGACAATTACATATTCTTACGACACTAAATTTCTTTTCTGAGTTTGGCAAGAATAAATATTTGTTGTCAATTATTGATATGTACAATTTGTTAGGAAAATGTAAGACATTGAAAAAAGATAAAATTGCATCACTGAACATTAGAGAAGAAGATGTAAGAAAATGCGCAGAGAAAGAGACACCTAAACAGTATAGCAATGTTGACAAGGACAAACTTGTTAAACTTATGATAAGCGGTTTAGAGAATAAATCATTATCAATAAAAGAACAGATTGTATATGAGCAAGAGTATCTTGGAAATATAATGTACAAAAATCCGAAAGCACCAAAAGATATGTATTATGTTCTTGAGTGTAAGTTCTATAAGGATAAAACAAAACCATACCTTATGCTTTATAACATGAGAGATGGTGAGTATCTTAAAACAAAAATTACTTCTGGAAAGTCATTCATTGAATCCCCATTTATAGCAGGTAATGTCATCAATGTAAAAGAATTTGGTGAGAGAAATAAAATGAAGAAGGTTGGCGGCGATTGGATTAAAACGGATGAAAAAGAGAGAATAGTAAAGAAGTGGGATGTATATTAGAAGGAGATGTAAAGTTGGATAAAATAATTGAATTTAAATGTGTACCAGAAAGACTTGTATATAATTCTACTGACTTCAAAATATATGGTGTTTCTGTCAATTCATTTGAATATCCCGATGTACAGATTGGAAAATATGGCACAGCAACTATTAAAGGTAATATTTCAGAACTCAATCTTGGAGTAGATTACATTGTAAAAGCAAAGGAGGTATCCGATTCTCATGGAGTCGGATACGATGTAATTAATATTAAAAGAGAGAAACCTACTACATTAGCTGCAACACGGAATTTCTTATATGAAATTCTTACACCAAATCAGACAGATGTGTTATTAGAAGCATATCCCGACATCGTAGATAGAATAATGAATAACAGATTAGATGACATTGATTTATCAAAAACGAAAGGTATTAAAGATTATACATTCAATGTTATTAAGAATAAAGTCATAGAGAATTTCAAATTAGCTGAAATTGTAGAAGAATTCAGAGGATTATTTAATCTTTCAACAGTAAAAAAACTGTATGACAAATATACTTCTGTTGACAAAATCAAGGAAGTTATTAGAGAAGAACCATATCAGTGTCTTTGTAGGTTAGGAGGGATTGGTTTTAAAACTGCTGATTCTCTATTATTGACATTGGATAAGGATAGTAAAGAATGTCAGAAGAATGGGGGAAAACCAGTTTTGTTCTTTGGATTTGATCTTATAACATCATATCAGAGAGCGAAAGCTTGTGTAGATTATCTACTTGATGAGAATGAAAATAATGGTAATACATATATGCATGTTGGTGATTTGAAGAAACAGTTTGATGTATTAGTCCCAGAAGCAAAAAGCAACTTGCCGCTTATTCTTAAAGGTGATAATGATGTAATATTCGATAGAGAATTATTAAGTGTATGTAAGAAAGAAACATATGAAACAGAGAAATATATAGCAGAGAGAATAAAAGAAGGATTGCAGATACATACAAAATGGGAGTGTGATTGTTCAAAATTTCAGGAACTTGATGGTTTTAAACTAACTGATAATCAGTGTAAAACATCACAATATATGTGTGAAAATAACATTGTTCTTCTTGTTGGGTATGGTGGTAGTGGTAAATCTTCAAGCACACAGGCATTTGTAAATATGTTAAATGCTTATAACAAAAGGCATTTACTTTTAGCACCAACTGGTAGAGCTGCAAAGGTACTGTCAGGTTTTACAAATGAAACTGCTATGACAATTCATAGAGGTCTTATGTATATGCCACCTGCTGATTGGGGATTTAATGAAGAGAATAAATTGCCGTACGATGTAGTAATTGTGGATGAGTTTTCAATGGTAGATATTTTCTTATTTAGAAAATTGCTTGAAGCTATAGATTTTGAGAAAACAAAATTACTCCTTATTGGTGATGATGCACAGATTCCTTCTGTTGGTGCTGGTAATGTACTTTATGATTTGTTGAAATGCGAGAATATTCCTACTATCACACTTGATAAGGTATTCCGTTATGGTAAAGGTGGTTTATCTACGGTTGCGACAGATACACGAACTGGTACTGAATATTTAGATAAGACCAAAACAGGTATGCAAGTGTTTGGCGAAGATCAGTCATATATATTTATGCCGATTCTTCAAGATAAACTTGTTGAATATACTGTAAAACTTTATCAGACATTATTATCAAAAGGATATTCTGTTGATGATATTGCAGTATTGTCTTGCTATAACGTAGGTGATTATGGAACAGTAGCATTAAATAAGAAGATACAAAATGCAGTTAATTCTAATCCAAAGGCGAAAATCACATTTGGAGATACAGAATTCAGATTGAATGACATTGTAATGAACTATGCTAATGATTACAAAGCAATTATTTACAATGAGGAATACATTGATGATAAAAATACAACATTCATTGCCAATGGTGAATCTGGTAGAGTTATAAAAATTTTAAAAGATGCAATGGTTGTTGATTATGATGGAACACTTATCTATATCCCAAAAAGTTCTATGAAAAATATTCGATTGGCTTATGCCATCAGTACACACAAATCTCAGGGTGGTCAGTTCAAGGTGGTTGTTTTAATTACACCTAAAGCACACACATTCATGTTGAATTCCAATTTGTTATATGTAGGAGAGAGTAGAGCAAAAGAAAAATGTTATCACCTTGGAGAAATTCGTACAGTAAATAATGCACTTAAAAAGAAGGAAAATTTCGATAGGAAAACAATGCTTCAGATATTTATGAAAGCAGAATAGGAGAATATATGAATAGTAAGTCAAGCATTTTTGATTCGATTTTAAACACAATTGAGTCAGAAGATATTAGAAAATTTGCAGAAAGATGTATTAAAACAATTCCAGATTATTTTTGGAATGTTGGAGCGTCAAGTACAGGAAAATACCATCCTCAATATGCTCTTGGTGATTTAGGATTGGCAAGACATACATGTGCTTTGGTAAGATTCTTAAATCATATTTTTGCTGTTGATTGCTTTGGTAAAAATTTTACTCAAAGAGAGAAAGATTTAATGAGAGTTGCAGGAATGATGCATGATTCACGAAAAAGCGGAAATGATGATGACTTCACAAAAAATAAATATACAAAGTTCGATCATCCTCTTTTGGCAGCTAATGTTATTCGTGAGTTAAAAGGCAATGAACTTTCTGATGAAGAAATCGAAATGATTGCAACTACAATTGAGAGCCATATGGGTGCATGGAATACTGATAAAAGAAGTTCAACGGTATTGCCATTGCCTAAAAACAAATATCAGACAATTTTACACTTAGCAGACTACCTTGCAAGTCGTAAAGATATTGAAGTTCTGTTTGATGGATTTGAAGTACCAAAAAAGGAAGTTGTTAAATTAGAGGATTATGTTTTGAACTTTGGAAAGCACAGTGGTGAGAAGCTTGTTGATGTTGCTCAGTCAGATCCAAGTTACATATCATGGGCTAAAGAAAATATGAATAGAGAGCCAATTAAGAGTTTATTAGCTCAACTGTAGAGAATAATACAGTAGAAGAGTAATTTGAATTTCTGGAATGCCCATAAATAGGGCGTTTCAGAGACTCAAAAAGCCAAGGAAAGACGGATTTCCTGTTAGTCATTCATTAAAAATAAAGGAGAGAATAAGTAAATGAAAATGCTTGTGTTTTATCGGTCAAGAGAATATACAAATGCAATTATATCTTCAACAAGGCATAAATTGCAAAATATGGATATAGCAAAAGGTCTTGACGTTGATTTTATTAATTTAGATAAAAGAAACTACATTAAGGTATTGGCTCAAATGGAAGAATTGCCACGCTTTGTATATATTTGGTATGACGAAGAAAAGGTTACAGATTATATCAATGAAACATATCCATCAATAGAAGTCTTACATTTTGATGTGGAAAATTCAGTTGAAAAACATAATAGTGGTTTTTATGGATATACAACAAAAGAATATAAGTTAGCAGATTTAATGCTTCAGAAATTTAAGGATAATCTTGTAAAGAAAACAATGTATCAGGTTGATTCTTTATATAAAATTTCAAAAATGGACATGGATGATATGGATATAGCTTGTTCAAAATATCATTCATTTGAGACAAGGGAGGAAGCAAAGCAATATTGTATTGACTGTCTTAAAAAGGAAATTGATACATTAGAAAATAGAATTGATATGTACCAAAGCAATATTAAGTCTTGCAAAGCTGATTTAAAAAAGAAAATCACACTATTAAAGAAATACGATATTAAAGCAGAGTAATCGATGGATTTGGTAAGGAGGTAAAATACATGAAATATAAAATTAGCAATGCATACATAAATGTAAATGGTGAAGATATTGCGGTTGGTGTTGCTCTTGGAGAAGAGGATAAACCACAGTCTCCATTTAGAACGGAATATGTTACAAATTCAGAGTATGAAAGGGGGTTAAAAGAATTTCGATACGGTAAACAACAAATTGGAGATTGTGTTTATCATTGTATAACACAGTTTAAAAACTTTACTGCTACATGCCCAATAAAACAGAAGTGGATTGATGAATTAGAAAAAATGGGATACGACATATCAAAATTGAAATATGAAATTGCAGAGTAATCGACATTTCTTTGGAAATTAAGGAGGTACAAATGAACAGAATAACTATTAATGGTAAAACAATCACATGCTCAGGAACTAATGTAGTCATCAACAATGGAAAGGTTATTGTAGATGGTAAAACAATTCAAGAGTGTAACAGTGGTGATATTAAAGTCGTCATTGAAGGAGATGTAAACAAAATTGATTGTGGTGGATCAGTAGAAGTTCACGGCAATTCAGGAAGTATTGATTGCGGTGGTAGTTGTGAAGTCAGTGGGGATGTCAAAGGAGATATAGACGCAGGTGGTTCTGTAACTTGTAGTAACGTATCAGGTGATATAGATGCTGGTGGAAGTGTGAGATGTAGAAGATAAGGAGAATAATATAATATGAAAATTTTAGCTTTAACAATTTTATTTATTTTGCTGTTTTTCAGAATTAAAGGTACGCCAAGTGCATTAAGTAAAACACTATGGCGAAAGAGAATGATTAAGCAGCTTGCAAAAAGTAAAGAGAATAATAATGGAAAACCATTAAGCGATGCAATGCAAGGTGGTGCAATATTGATTGTATTTTTCATGGAGCTATTCTTAATCATCTTTTATATAGTATTAGGAAACAAAATTGGAACAACAGAGTTTATTGTAATGTCTGCCTTACAGGTATTTACTTGCTTATGGTCATTAGGCGTAAATTTATCTGAAATCAAGACAGCTTTTAGTTACAACATTGAAGATTTTAAGTTCCACAGATTCCAATTGCTATTTAATGTGGTGTTAGATTATATCTATTATCCGTGGGCGATTTACATGTTATTAAAGTAACAGGAAACAATTATTTCATGTGGAGATTAGGAGCAAAATATGACATTAGATAAAGAAACGATGAAAGTAAGCACAGCATTAAGAATTGCAAAACAGTATTATCCACAGGATAAATTAGAACACGCACTTAGAGTTGCTACATATGTATCAGAAAATATCTTTATTCCATACGATTTAAGAGATGAGTGTGTGGCTTTGGCAATTATGCATGATCTTGTAGAAGATACAAATTTTAAATCATCTGGTTTGCCAGATAATTTCAAAAACGCATTATTACTCTTAACTAAACCAGACGATCTTTCGTATGATGAATATTGTCAGAGGTTTAAGAAGTATAACACAAATGATTATTTGTGTGCATATTGGGTTAAATTAGCCGATATGAAAGATCATTTGTCACTAACAGATACACTAACAGATAGGTTAAAAGAAAAGTATCTAAGTGGATTGAGATATTTATTATAGAAAGGGGTAAATATGAAAGTAATTTTACAGTATACAGATTGTATGTCTGATGATAAGAATATTTTTGGAGTATTAGCTAGAAACAATGTAGAAGTAATTGAAACGAAACAAGGACAGTTTTCAGTTTATCCACTTGTTACAATTAGAGTCAAAGATACAGATACACTCAACAAAATTTTAGAGCAACTAAATGAGAAATCGGTTTATGGAGTTAGAATTGTAAAAGTAAAATCAGATAAATCATTTGTTGAAAGATTAAAGATGATGTTTGAGTAATTTTGAAAAATAAAAAAGGAGAATACATTAATGAAAAATATCGCAACGACAATTGCTTATGCATCTGCATGGATTGCAACATCAATAGCAGTAATTTTTGCAATTAAATATACAGAATCTGCTTGGTGTCTCTGGGCGTTATTGTTTCCTGCTTGTATTAAAGCTAGTGTTGATATTAGTACGAGCAATGACGGTGATGATAACGAAGAAGATTAGACTATTATTTCATGTGAAAGGAAGAGATAGATATATGGGAATAAGATATATGTGTAAAGAAAGAGAAGATAATTTAATTGACATCAATGTATATGGTCATGGATGTATGGAAGGATTATATAACTGTGAAGGTAGATTCAATACAAAACATGTTTTTAGTGATGGATTCAACCCTGATAGTGGTTGGTATCGTATAGCTGATTATAGAGTAAATGACTTGAAAGTTTTTAGGAAGAAAGGAATTAATATTACATACGATGATAGTTGTAAATACGTTAAAGAATTAGTAGAAAATAATAAATAAAAATTCACAGGAATCTAAACTTTCATTTGCCATGATTTCTATAAATATTCATTACATATCTTAGAGCAATTCGCTCATTATTTCACAAGTAAAAAAGAGAATAAATTATCAGGAGGTGAACATATGGTTGATATGGTTGCAGAACCAGTTTGTTTAAAATTTATTATCAATACAAAGAAAAATAAAACATTTCAGATGGAATGGTATGTTTATTATCATGATTCCAATACACAAAAAATTATTAAATGGAATGTATTTAATCATGGTACTTTTGCAGAAAAAGTTAATAAGTTATTACAAGAAAATTTGTCAAGAGATGAATTTGCAGATGGTTTAAAAAAATATCTTATGTATTATTTTTGGTCTAAATGTGAATATGAAATAATTTTATCACCTTGGACTGGACAAGCAGATGATATTAAGATTGATGTTTATGACCAAATAATGATGAATTTTGATAGGTTTGTTGATTATGTTTGGCAGTTTACAAAATAAAAAAATAAATGTTTATTGTGGTTAGTATAGAAATACAGTTGTTAAACAACGACCTGTAATAAAAAAAGATTTTGTGTTTCAAATAAAATGTTTGGAATGTAATGGCAGTGGAATTTTCGATTGTGGAATTAAAGAAGAAAACGAAACTTGTGTTTCTTGTAATGGAACAGGGAAACAATATATTGGAACAATATAACATAATAAATGATTTTTTCATATGAAAATACATTAGGAGGACTAAAATGAAACAGGCGAGTATTCCATTATATATAAGGTTTGGTGAAATACCAACTGACGAAATAAGTGAAGTGCATAGAGGAGATTCAGTAATCAGAGAGGAAGGAGGAGTGTCTGTATGGAGAGCAGTTGAGTCTAATGGATTGTATTATCCTATACTCCCAGAAAACCCCAATAAAAATGCAATAGCGGATTATTTTGTTTTATTATTGGAAAGTGATAAAAGCGTTTATTTAGTAACGGGAGATGAATTGTTCATTGAAGGTGCCGACAGAGAACCTTTATTAAATAATGTAAAAATTATTAAAGAAATCACAAAATATTATAGAAAATAATTTGAATAAAAATATAGGAGGACAAAATGGGGACAATCACAATTTTACCAGAAACAACAAAGAATCCAATAACGCTAATGGGACGAAGGGCAGGATGTTGTTGGAATGCAAATATTACAGATGATGAAAAAAATTATAAGCGTGGTCTTGATTGTATCAAATCAGGTCATGGAAGAGTAATGGAATATCCAAATGTTGAAATGATTATAGATGGATATTCGGCAAAAACAATCCGAGAATATTACACTCATATTGTTGGAGCAAGCAGATTGCAGGCAAGTACAAGGTATATTGATTATTCTAAAGGAAACGGATTTGATTATGTAACACCACAATCAATTAGTAACGATGAAGATGTTGCTGCAACATGGCATAGTGTTATGAGCTATATCAATACTAATATTCAGCATCTCATTAATAACGGAGTACCAGTCGAAGATGCAACAATGTTACTCCCATTAGCTTATTGTACAAAAATGGTAGATAAACGTAATCTCAGAAGTCTTATTGAAATGAGTAGAGTTAGAATGTGCAGTCGTGCTTATTGGGAGTATAGAGAGTTATTCAAAGACATTTGCAATGCATTAAGAGAATATTCAGATGAATGGAAATGGATTGTAGATAATCTTTTCCATGCAAAATGTGATGAAGTTGGATATTGTACAGAAAGCAAGTCGTGTGGTAGAAAACCAAAAAGAAAGTAAATGTAATTATTACATGAGAAAGGACTAAATTATGCAGTTTTTATTATCAGAAGAAGAAATGAAACAAGGCTTTCCTCTGCTTTATAGTTATTCGACAGAGCTTCCGATAGAAGAGGGTTTTGATGAAGAAAAGAATTTGAATAACCAAGGATTCTTTACGTATATGGAAGATATAGGACGAGGACAGTGTAAAATTACAGTATTTATTAAAGATAATTAGGAGGGATTGAATGGATAAATTTGATATTGCAGCAAGAGTAAAGCTACTCAATAAAGCTTCAGAAGCTTATTATAATACAGGACAGCCTATTATGAGCGATACTGAGTTTGATAGTAAACTTGAAGAATTGAAACAATTTGAAGAGGAGACTGGAATTGTATTAGCAAATAGTCCAACACATAATGTCGGGGCAAAAGTATTAAACAACATAAAAGAAGTAGCACATAAAACACCAATGTTGTCACTTGAAAAGTGTCATAGTGTAGAAGAAATTATTAAATTTACAAATGGTCACAATTTAGTAGCATCTGTAAAACTTGATGGTCTTACTGTAAGACTTACTTATAAAGATGGAAATTTGATTTTAGCAGAGTCTAGGGGAAATGGTATTGTCGGATCTGATGTAACTGAACATATTAAGCAGTTTACAAATGTGCCATTACATATTAATAAAGAAGGAACTTATGTAATTGATGGCGAAGCATTGATTAAGTTAGATGATTTTGCGGAAATTAATAAAAATGGAGAATATAAGAATAGTCGTAACCTCGCAGCAGGTACATTGTCAAGTCTTGATACATCAGTGGTAAAAGATAGAAAATTATCTTGGTACGCTTGGGAAGTTGTTGAAGGTTATAGAAATAATTCTTTTTCTGAAACACTAATCAATGCACAGGATCTTGGATTTGATGTAGTTCCATTTGCTAATTTGTCATTGGCTTTAATGTCTGTTAATGAAGCTATTGATTGTTTTTTAGACATAGCGAAGGAGAAATTTCTTCCTCAAGATGGCGTGGTATTTAAGTTTGATGACATTGAATATGGTAAATCTCTTGGTAATACTTCTCATCATTTCAGAAATGGTATTGCTTATAAAGTGTTTAACGATTCAGTAGAGACAACATTAAGAAACGTAGAATGGAGTTGTGGTAAGACAGGTGTTTTAACACCAGTTGCAATTTTTGATACAGTAGATATTGATGGTAGCGAAGTTAGTAGAGCATCACTACATAATATTAGTGTAATGGAAGAAATTATGGATAGTCCTTGGGTTGGGCAAAAGATTGGTGTTTATAAGGCAAATTTAATTATACCAGCAATAAGATGGGCAGAACAATTAAACTATGATAATCAGAATAGTTCTAATAAACAATTTTTTGATATACCATCTGTTTGTCCAATATGTGGAGCTTCTACAAAAATTATTAGAGACAATGAATCATCGGTTCTTTATTGTACCAATGATAATTGTAAGGGCAAGCTTCTTGGCAAACTTACACATGCGGCTAGTAAGAACGCACTTAACATTGATGGTCTTTCAGAATCTACAATTGAAAAATTTATCAATCTTGGTTGGTTAACTTCCATTAAGGATATTTATTACTTATCAGACCACAAAAATGAGATGAAAACCTTGGATGGGTTTGGTAAGAAGTCTGTTGAAAAACTTCTTTCATCTATTGAAAAATCTCGTAACACAAATCTTGAGCATTTTCTTTATAGCTTATCAATTCTGTTGTTGGGAAAATCGGCAAGCAAAATAATAGCTGAAGCGGTTAATTATGAATTTTGCGAATTCATTAGAGTAATGACATTAACAGGTGCTAAATATTTTGAATATATTCCTGGGGTTGGTGATGTTCTTATCAATTCAATGGACGATTATTTTAACAAACATTGTTCAGAAATTTGGGAACTTTCAAAAGAATTTACATTCGATACACCAAAATCGACCATGTCTGAATTAATAAAAAGTTTAGACAATAAAACATTTGTTATAACGGGAAGTGTAAATCACTATGCAAATCGTGATGAACTCAAAGCAGATATCATCGCTCATGGTGGAAAGGTGGCTGGATCTGTTTCATCTAAAACAGATTATCTTATTAATAACGATATCAACTCAACATCATCTAAAAATACAATGGCAAAATCTTTGAACGTTCCCATTATCTCAGAAGATCAATTCTTAGAAATGATTCATTAATCTTTGTTTTCAAACAGAGAATATCTATATGTAACAAATCAAACCAAAATCCATTATACAACATAATAAGGAGAAATAATGAAAAAACGTATAGCAATTTTAGTATGTTTATTTGCTGTATCATTCCCTGTCGTCCCCATTTGGGGACAGAATAACAGCATTTTAAAAGACAACTTAGTATCAGGCGTAACAGAAGATATGACTTTGGTTATAGAAGAATCTATTTCTAAAGCACAAGTCGATGTTATATCAAAACGACAACTAGATAAAATTCAAGAAGCTGTAACAAAAATAAATGCTTTAGACACTTCTGATACAAAAGAATGGTTTAAGAATTATAAAGAAATTGAACAAGAATACTCTGCATGGGTTGATCCTGATGAGTCTATTTATGATTATTTTAATTCATATGAGTTAGAATTGTTATTCAGAATAGTAGAAACTGAAGTGCGTGGAGATATATATTTTGACGAAAAGGTAAATGTTGCAAACGTGATTCTAAACAGAATGGAACATGACGATTTCCCAAAGTCAATGCATGATGTTATTACACAATATCCACAATTCTCAAGTTATACAAGTGGTGCTTACAAAAATGTAATTGTAACAGAAACAACAATATTAGCTTGTGAATATGCATTTCAGTTTGGGGATACAACGAATGGAGCATTATATTTTGATTCAACTAATGGTAATTCATGGGCTGATAAAAATAGAGAATTTTTATTTAAAGATAGTGTCGGTCATAGTTTTTATAGATAAGGAGAAGAAGGATGCTGAATAAAGAGAAATATGCAAAAGAGATTATTGAAATCGCATGCAATGGGGGGAACATTGCCGTCGTTAATGGAAAACTGGAAAATTGCAGAAAAACACAGTGCAACGAGTGTAATTTTAATGGCGGCACAATAAGAGATTGTGAAATAAAGACGAGAAAATGGGCGAACAGCGAATATGTCGAACCGATTGAACCGCCGGTTGATTGGAGTAGAGTTCCAGTTGATACACCGATTTTGGTTAAGGTAACTGAAAAATGTACTTGGATTCATAGATATTTTGCAAAATATGAAAATGGATTAGTGTATGCATGGGAACAGGGTGCAACATCTTGGAGTGCTGAAGATTCTGATGATGTATGTGACTGGAAATATGCAAAATTAGCGACAAATCAGATAAAGAAGGAGAATAAAACAATGAAAACAGAATTTACTTTAAATTTAGACAGTCCTACAGACTTAAATAATTTTGTAATGGAAATCTGGACACAAATTCCATGTGATGTAGATGGAAAACATGGGAGACGTATTGTTGATGCAAAGTCGTATTTAGGAATGATTGGAATTTCGATGAATCCTGTAACGGTAGTAATTAATACCGATAATGAGGATTATATCAAAAGATTCAACGAAATTTGCAGCAAATATAAGATTGTGGAGGAATAAACATGAATTATTCGCAGGTTATTGACTTAGACAGCATTAGAATTAGTGACTTCTTAAACGGAGATTTTACGGAAAGTAAAACGGCTGTCATTGAAGATGGACACATTGTACAGATTTTAGATGAAAGGTGGAATTTATAATGCTTATTTTAATGGGAAGAACTGCATCTGGGAAAACATTGGTGAGAGATAAGCTAGTAAAAAACCATGGATTTAATAGTGTCGTAACTTATACTACAAGACCAATGCGTAAAGATGAAATTCCTGATGTTACATATCATTATATTTCAGAAGAAGATTTTTTGCAGAAAATCGAAAGTGGATTTTTTGCAGAATGGAAGAAATACATTACCACTGAAGGTATTTGGTATTATGGATCAGCAAAAGAAGATTATGAAAAAGCAGACGAAAACTCTGTAATTATTCTTACACCTAATGGTATCAGAGATATTCAAAAATTAGGATATGATGTAACTGTTATTTATTTATATTCAAATATTTCAACTATCAACAAAAGATTAGATGTTCGTGGAGATAAAAAGGAAGAGGCTGAAAGACGTATCAAAACTGATATATCAGATTTTAAAGATGCAGAAAGTCTTGCTAACAGGATTGTTTATAACAACTTTGATGAGAATATTGATGACGTGGTAAATAGCGTATTGTTTCATTATAGAAAGGCGTACAAATGAAAAATGATGGCTTAACAATTTATTTAGCTGGTAAAATGGCAGGATTAAGTATAGAAGAACAAACAACATGGAGAAAATTTGTAGCAGCAGAATTGGACAAATATTCAGATATGGCAAATTATAAAACTAATGTTATTTCTCCATGTGATTATTTCAATTTTGAAGAACCAAGATACCAAAACGAACAGGAGGTTATGAAATTTGATCTAAACTTAGTTCGTGGCAGTGACATTGTTATTGTAAATACAAATGGATTAAATACAAGTATTGGATCAGTGATTGAAGTATACGAAGCGTGGAAAAATAATATTCCTGTGATTGCTTATGATGAACGAGGGGATTATAATTTAATCCACACATGGTTAAAATGTTGTTTTACAAGAGTTGAATCGTGCGCAATGGATATGTGCGAATACATAAAGGATTTTTACATGAGATAGGAAGAGGGTGAGTGAAATATTTCTTAATGGATTAAATACAAGCCATATGGTTGCAAGAGAATTGTTATCTAAACCAGATGAATTTATAACAGTAACCGTTGGAAATAGAGAATATAGTATTAGTCATACGAAAATGATAAAAACACATGCAAATGTTGACGATGGTGTGATGCACAAAACATTGGTGTGTGAAGAATTAGAAGGAAACATTGTGAGGTAAAAATATGGATAATTATAAGATGTCAGATGTTAAAATTGATTTTTTGACAAAACATAATAGGAAATTACTTATTGAATTAATTTGTAATGAACAGACTCATATGATAGTAAAAGATCATACTAAATATGAATCTGATAGGTACAAAGAATTAGAAGCCTTAAAGGTAAAAATTAAAGATATGTGAGGTAATCATATGCCAGATATTACAATGTGTAGTAGCGAAAATTGCCCAATGAGAGGTAGTTGTTATCGAAGTAGAGCCAAACCTGATAAGTTACAGAGTTGGACAAATTTTGAATATTTTTGTAATGAAAATAGTGGATTCGATGAATATATAAAATACAATAAGGAGCGTAAAAATAATTGAGTACATATGAAATCACATGTGTGACAATTTTAATATTTCTATTTGTTGGTTGGATTCCAATTAGAATGCTGTGTGATGGTATTAAAGATATAATTCGGGAAATTAACAAAGGGAAACAAAATTATAACAAAAGTAAAGAGGATGATACGAAAGGTTGATTTCTTATGGAATTGAGAAAGGAGATAAAATGAAATTCAATATTATAGATTGTATAGAATTTGAGATTGATTGGAAAGCTGTAGCAGCGATTGCGACATGTGTACTTGGTTATGCAATCATAACAGTAATTTAGATAGGAGGATATACATATTGACAAAAGTAATTAAGAGAGACTGTTCAGAAGTTAATTTTGACAAATCAAAAATCTCAACTGCAATTCTTAAAGCTATGAAAAATGGTTCAGGCATTGTAAAACCAAAAATTGCTGAAGACATTGCAGATGAAATTGAAAATGAGTGTAAGGATAAAGAAGAAGTAAGTATCTCTGATATTGAATCAATGGTTTATGATAAATTGATTACAAAAAAGCAGAGACTTACTGCAAAAGCCTATGAAGGATATAGAAGTATTCGTGAGTTTCAGAGAGAAAACGAGAATACAACAGATTCCGAGATTGATGAACTGTTAGATGGTGAAAGCGAATATTGGAATACTGAGAACTCCAATAAAAACTCAAAAGTATTAAATACTCAGCGTGATTATATGGCAGGAATTGTTAGCAAAGATATTTCTCGTAGATTTTTACTTCCACCAGAAGTTGTACAAGCACACGATGAAGGAATTATTCATTTCCATGATATTGATTATTTTGGCATGAATGCGATGAGTAACTGCTCACTTATTAATCTCGAAGATATGTTACAGAATGGTACTTGTATTAACAAGGTAATGATTGAAAAACCACATAGATTTATTACTGCTTGTACAATCGCCACTCAGATTATTCTTGGTGTTACGTCACTTCAGTATGGAGGAGCTACAATTACTCTTACACATTTAGCACCATTTGTAAGAGATAGTTACAACAAATACTATGAGAAATATAAGTCATGGGGATTTTCTGATGAAGATTGTAAGAGATATGCAGAATCTGATACCAAAAAAGAAGTAGCAGATGGTGTTCAGACTTTTAACTATCAGTGCAATTCTATGTCTAACTCAAATGGACAGTCTCCTTTTTTGAGTGTATTTATGTATCTTGGAGAGACTACAGAGTATAAGAAAGAGCTTGCAATGATTATTGAAGAGTTTCTTAATCAGAGATTACTTGGTCTTAAAAATGAAGTTGGCGTATATGTCACACAGGCATTTCCAAAGCTTCTCTATGTCTTAGAAGAAGATAATATTCATGAAAATTCCCCTTATTGGTATTTAACAAAACTTGCAGCTAAGTGTACTGCAAAGAGAATGAACCCTGATTATATTTCAGAGAAGATTATGAAGAAATATAAAGAGGGTAACTGTTTCCCGTGCATAAACAAAACCTGTGCCTAATATTTGTGAAAATATTAGCAAACCTATCTAAAAGGAGGAACTCATAATTTTATTTATGACAACTTACCTTACTAAATTAAAACTATTAAAATATATTCTTTAATATAAAGGAGATGTCACATTATCTGGAAAGATATTAAAGGATGGGAAGAATTATATGAAATTAGTGATTCTGGTGATATTAGGAATAAAGTTACAAATAAATTATTAATTGGCGATATAAATTCTGCTGGTTATTATAGGGTATGTTTATATAATAAAAAACACAATCCAATCAAACAAAGATTTTTTAGACATAGATTAGTAGCAGAACATTTTATTCCAAATCCAAATAAATTACCAGAAGTCAATCATAAAGATTGTGATAAAAGTCATAACTATAAAACTAACTTAGAATGGGTTACAAGAAAAGAAAATGAATTATATTCAAGAATTAGTGGCGATAAGATATACAAACCATATAAAGTAATATTTTCTAATGGTGATATTCAAGTATATAATTCAAAAGAAGAATTAGCATCTATTCTTAAAATAAGTAAAGTCACAGTAAAATATTGGCTACATAATAAAAATAAAGGATATAAAAAATATAATATAGAAAATATAGAATATGTTTAATAGTTTTATAAAAGTCTAACGACTATCGAAAACGCAAATATTCGAGAAAGACGATATTTGGAAGTGAGTAGAGTAGAGCCATAAGTTTACGATGGTACGGCAATGGGAAGATAAGACCGTTTAAATCGAAATGATAGGATACTCAAAATTGGTAATAGATTTTGAGTATATGATATAGTCTAATATCCTATAGCAATATAGGGAAGTTCATAAGAGAACTGTATGATTTTGCGAATCATATGAATAATTGGGGCTGTCGCAGTTTTCTTTCACCTTATAAAGATGAAAGTGATAATTATAAATTTTATGGAAGACTAAACCAAGGCGTTGTCACATTAAATCTTGTGGATGTAGCATTGTCATCTGAAGGAGACTATGAAAAGTTTTGGGATTTAATGGAACAGAGAACAGAATTATGCCATAAAGCATTACTTTGCAGACATAAACGATTAGAGGGAACGTTATCTGATGTCGCACCTTTATTGTGGCAGTATGGAGCATTTGCGAGACTTGAAAAGGGTGAGAAGATTGATAAATTACTTCATAATGGATATGCAAGTATTTCACTTGGATATGCAGGTTTATATGAGTGTGTAAAATATATGACTGGTAAATCACATATTGATTCACAGGAAGGTCATGATTTTGGTATTAAAGTGATGCAGTTTATGAACGATAAGTGTGACCAGTGGGATAAAGAGCATTATATTGGATTTTCAATTTACGGATCTCCAATAGAAAACACAACGTATAAATTTGCGAAGTGTCTACAGAAACGTTTTGGAATTATTAAAGGTATTACAGATAGAAACTATATCACAAACAGTTATCATACATTTGTAAAAGAACCAATTAATGCATTTGATAAACTTGCTAAAGAATCAGAATTTCAAGCGTTATCACTTGGAGGTGCGATATCTTATGTTGAGACAGATGGATTAGTAAATAATGTAGATGCTATTTTAGAAATGAATAAATTCATATACGACCATATCATGTATGCAGAAGAAAATACAAAGTCTGATTACTGTCAGATTTGTGGTTATGACGGTGAAATTAAAATTATTGATGAAGGTGGCGAACTTATTTGGGAATGCCCAAATTGCAACAATAGAAACAAAGACAAGATGAACGTAGCAAGAAGAACCTGCGGTTATATCGGCACTAATTACTGGGGAAAAGGACGTACTCAGGAAATTAAGGAGAGATATGTTCATATGACAGATATTGCGGAGGATTTATAATGAGATATGCACAGATTCGTTCTATGGACATTTCTAATGGAGAGGGAGTTGGAGTCTCCCTCTTCGTCCAAGGTTGTCCATTTCAATGTAAAAATTGTTTTAATTCTGATACATGGGATTTTAATGGTGGTAAAGAATGGACAGAAGAAATAAAAGATAAATTTATGAAATTAATTGATAGACCATATATTAAACGAGTATCATTCCTTGGTGGTGAGTGTTTAGCTGAACAGAACCTCGATGAAGTCCTTAAATTAATTCAAGAAATCCGTATTTCTTTTCCTGAGAAAACAATATGGTTGTATACGGGGTATACATGGGAACAACTTGTATATAGTAGAATGCCATCAGGGGTAGGAAAAGAAAAAGAGTTTTTAAATTGGAATCGAAGAAATGAAATTATTTCTAATATAGATATCTGTATTGATGGAGAGTATGTAGACAATTTAAAAGACCTTACATTGAAGTGGAGGGGTTCAAAAAATCAACGAGTAATTGATGTGAAACAATCTCTCGCTCAGAACAAAGTAGTTTTATATTGCGATTAAGGAAGAATAGTATGGAGAGATTAACAAGAAGAGATTGGAGTAAATATGGATTCTACGACAAAGAGACTCCAATATTAGGAGCAAGACGTGAATATGAATTATATCAAAGACTTGGGCGTTATGAGGATATCGGTACGCTGGAAGAATGCCGGGCGGCGATGGAGAAGCAGACAGCAAAGAAGCTAACGCCTATTGACTACGAAAAATATGCAAATTTGGTGGATAATGCAATATATCTTAGAGGTGCATATGGGTGTCCTAACTGCAAGCATGTTGTAAAGAGTGGTACTTTTTGCAATAAATGCAGTCAAAAATTAGATTGGAGCGATGAAGAATGAGTGCTGTATGGTTCATAATTTTATTCCTTGCATTTGGGAACGGAATAAAGATTGACGATATGTCATATATGATGATTGCAATTTTTTATGTCGGAGATTGCATTTTAATGCAGAACAGGAGGTTGAACGATGGGGGAAATTATAACTCTTGAGGAAGTAGACAGAATCCCGACTGCCTACGACCCGGACAAGGTTGTAGAGCAGTTAGAAGAACTTAGAAAAGAATGTGAAGACCCATTGCAGGATTATGACCCAAATTATTTTATCGATAAGGCAATCGAGATTGTGAAAGGCGGTGAGGTGAACGAGTTACTTGATTGATAAATTCAAAGGTACATACAGAATCAAAGTTCCATATAATCAATGGACAAATGATTTTACACGAAAACTAAATGGAAATCTTGAAGATGTAGATTGTTATATTGATTGCCAGTATGGAAACAAGGTGTTTCATTATGGTAAAGATATTTTACAAGCGTATATTCCTTCTCTTGGTCGTGGACATAATATTATTAAAGTAATCAATAATATAGATTCTTCTCTTATCTGTGATATAGAAGAAACTGATTCAGAAATTCTATTTAGATTCAAATATGTCAATTCTGACAAAATTATCCCATTGTTAAAACCTAAAACTAGCGGTTCAAATATTAGTCCGTTTAGTTCAAAGAATTTGCCTAAAAATAAGGACTTTAAAATACCAGATGAGGAATTGAACCTTTATAAAGAAATAGTGGCTAAAATTCCATCAGAACGCATTTTAACACTAACACATAGCACGAATAGTTTTATTAAATCTTTGGCAACGAAAAATAATCCAATAGAGAATATTAAAGCAGACATGAAACTGAAAGGTTTAAAAGGTAAGGAGTATATTTACTCAATTGATAAATGGGATGAATACATTAAATTTTTAAAGGAGAATTTATAATATGGAAACAATTAAAATTAAATATTTTGACAATGAAATTGATAAAATCGAAAAAATCAGCAAAGGAGACTGGGTAGATCTTCGTTCGGCTGAAACAGTGCATCTAAAGAAAGGTGAGTTTCATTTGGTTAATTTAGGTGTTGGAATGGAATTGCCAGAAGGTTATGAAGCACATATTGTACCGAGAAGTAGTACATATAAGAATTTTAAAGTGATTCAGACAAACCATATGGGTGTTGTTGACCATAGTTATTGTGGGGATAATGATGTTTGGATGATGCCTGTAATTGCTATGGAAGATACTACAATCAACAAGAATGATAGAATCTGTCAGTTCAGAATTGAGAAAATTCAGCCAGAGATCCAGTTTGTGGAAACAGAGCATTTAGGCAATATTGATCGTGGCGGTATTGGAAGCACAGGAGTAAACTAATATGAAAGAAAAAATAGAAGTTCCTATTTGGCAGAAACTCCTTCTAACGATAGAGGAAACATCTGCATATTCAAATATTGGCAGAGATAAAATTACAGAAATGACAAATTTTGATACATGTGATTTTGTAATATACAAAGGAACACACAAACTAATAAACAGAAAGAAATTTGAAGATTATATAAACAATATAAAAGTATTGTAATCATTGAATTTATACCCTTTATATGATATAAAAGAAGTGTCATATAAAGGGTTTTCTGTCATAAAAACAGAAAGCGAGATGAAGATTATATGTCGAACAGAAAAGATAACAAAGGTAGAGTGCTTAAGAAAGGAGAAAGCCAAAGAAAAGATGGCACATATATGTATAGATGGACTGATATAGGAAAGAAAAGACAGTGCATCTATGCTAAATCATTAAATGATTTAAGAAAACAGGAACAACAATTACTCTCAGAGATATCAAATGGTGTATTAAGAACAGACATAACATTAAATCAACAAATTGAATTATATTTGCAAACAAAAGCAAATATATCAAAATCAACTTATTCAAATTATACTTATTATTATAACCACAGTATCAAAAACAGCTTTCTTGGTAGAATGGAGCTAAAAGAAATTAAGAAAGCTCACATTATTAAATTTTACAAAGAATGTCATGACAACAATATGGCTAATAGCACTATTGCTATTTTACAAAAAATTATAAGACCTTCACTACAATTGGCGGTTGACTCAGACTGTATAATGAAAAACCCGGCAAATGGATGTCTCAAAGACTACACTGTTGAAAAGGAAGTAAAATATGCAATGAGCTATGAAGAAGAGAATGAGTTTTTGGCAAGATTTGATATTTGTACAGAAGCAAAGTTTTACAAACCTCTCGCATGTTTAATGCTTTATAGTGGTATAAGAATAAGTGAAGCTCTTGGTTTAACATGGGATGATATTAATATGGAAGAAAAAACCATCAATATTAATCATCAAATGTTGTGTAGAAATCTTAATGGAAAACTTGTGCAATATTGCGAGGACAATACAAAAACATCAAACGGATCAAGAATTATCCCTATGAATGATTTTGCTTATAAAGCCATTATCGAACAAAAAAAGAATTGGCTATCATGTAAAAAAATCCCTGACTTTAGTTTGGATGGATACAGCAACTTTGTTTTTCTTTCTTATAGAACCGGGAAAGTAGTCAGACATGCTGTTATAAGACGAGTGTTTAGAAAACTTATTAGAGAATATAATGATAAGAGAGACATTCAATTACCTGCAATTAGTCCTCATATATTAAGACACACATATTGTACAAGATTAGCAGAGGCAGGAACAGATTTAAAAACAATGCAGTATCTAATGGGACATTCTGATATTAACACAACTATGGAAGTGTATAATCATGTTGATCGAAATAGGCTTGAAAAGGAAACACAAAAAATTAATGATTTACACCAAATTTACACCAAAACATCATAAAGATATAGAAAAATATAGGATATTGTAGTTATAAGATATGATAATAGCATACACAAATAACGATGAAAAAATGGCAGAAACATGGATTTTCCTTGACTTCACCACTGTATCATGTTATTATCACAAACAGAGTGAACAAAGCGTTCATGAAGGGGTACACCACCGCGGGTGTATTCTTTCGTGAACGCTTTTTTATTACACCGTAAAATTAAAAGGAGAAAAATCCTCCCCTCGTCCAAAGGGACTTGGATTTTACTCCGTAAAATTAAAGGAGGATGT